GGAACGTAGTTCCCTTCGCCGAAGGCTAAGGAGGGTTTAAAAGGGAACGTAGTTCCCTTCGCCGAAGGCTTCAAGGGGGTTAGGGGGGACAGAATGTCCCCCAATTGAAATTTTTTTTGAATTAAAGTTAAGAATAACATATAATATAATTTAAAAACTTTAAATGAAAATCACCGACACAGATTTCCGACCTGTATTAGATGCATTTTTTGCTCAACCAAATATTTTTGTGAAACATCAATTGGATTCATATAATAATTTTGTTGATAAAGACATTGAATTAATTACTAAACAATATAGTCCTTATGAATTTCTTGTGGAGAAAAAAGGCGAAGTTTTTAATGAAACTTTAAAAAATGTTAAATATTTTAAAGTGAGGATTGAAGTTCATGATGTTGAATTAATTAAGCCTTGTTTAGGTGATATTAGTAATGAACAAAATAAACTATTTCCAAATGATGCAAGGAATAAGAACAAAACTTATAGTAGTTCTATTTATATGATAATTAGTTTTAATGTTGCTTTATTAGCAGCAGATAAATCTGTAATTAAAGTATTTAAACAAGAACCAACTAAGGAGTTTATGGGAAATATTCCAGTAATGGTTGGAAGTAAATTATGTAATACATATGGATTAAGTCATCAAGATTTAATTAATATAAAAGAAGATCCACTGGAACAAGTGGGATATTTTATTATTGAGGGAAATGAGAAATTAGTAAATTCACAAGAAAAACTTATTGAGAATTATATCTTTATGAGAACAAATAATGGCCCAAATGATAAATATTCACCTGTTGCGGAAATTAAATCAATTAGAAATAATACTGAATATCATAATGCTTCAATTAAGGTTAAATATAAGATTAATGATAATTGTATTTATGTTACAATTAATCCTGGATTTAAAGCCGAGGATATTCCTTTAAGTATTGTATTTAGAGCATTAGGTGTTGAAACAGATAGTGAAATTACAACTTCTGTTACAAATGGTGAGACGAAGAACAGAAGAATGTTAGATTTATTAAAACCATCAATTGACGCGACTGTTAAAGATGTTAAAACTGGTAATAATGTAAAAATATTAACAAGAGAAGATGCATTAATTTGGATGGCACATAACACACTTCATGTGATTAAAATATTTGAAAGCGAAGAAAAGAAAATCCAATATATTAAGGGATTATTAGATATCTATTTTGTTCCTCATGTAATTGATAATAATCCGAGTATTAAAATGGATAAAGCAAAATATTTAAGTATAATTGTTAAAAAGGTTCTTTTAAGAAAAATGAATTTAATCTTTGATGATGATCGAGATGATTTTGCAAATAAACGTATTGATTTAACTGGCGATTTATATGGTCAATTATATAGAACAGCTTACACAAGTAGTTTAGAAACATTAAAGAAAACAATTACTAAAGAATTAATTAGTAAACCCCCAGCATCTAATGATGCAATTAAGGGATTAATTAGTAGAAATAAAGCACCAAGTCAGATTAATGTGCCATTCCGGCGTTCTATGCTTACTGGTACTTGGAGTACTAATACTAAATCGGCATCTGCGCGTGTGGGTGTTGCACAACATCTTCCGAAGAAGAGCCGTTTAGATCCAATGAGAAATCTTGCAAGAATTGTTACACCTAAAACATCTGGAGCAAGTACCCAGTTAAAGAATAGTGATATTCGTAGATTACACTCTTCTCAAATTGGTTATATTGCTCCAGTAGAAACACCAGATGGTGGTAATGCAGGTTTAATTAAGCACTTTGCCAGTACGGCAACTGCAACTGTTAATACTGATCCATTACCTATTATTAATATATTGGAGAATTTAGATGAAAAATATATTATTCTGAAAGGGGATTTAGATACTATTGAGTCTTGGAGATTAACAAAAATCTTTGTTAATGGAAATCCAATTGGAAGTACATCGGAACCAAATTACATTGTTTCCAATTTGCGTAGTATGAGAAGAAAATTACAGATTGATATTTATACGGGCATTGTTTGGGATTTTGATAATAACGAAATTAAGATTAATACAGATGGTGGTCGTTTAATTAGACCCCTCTATATTGTTGAAAACAATAAACTTAAAATCACAAAAGAAATGTTAAATAAATTACAAGATAATAAGGGTATTACAGAATGGAACTGGAATGATTTAATTGTAAATGGTATTGTGGAATACATCGATATTAGCGAATGTGAAATGAATGTTTTATTGGCACAGAAACCATCGGATTTAGATAAATATCCAAAAGAAATCAGACCATACACTCATTGTGAATTGCATCCTTGTGTTTTATTGGGTTCATTAATTGGATTAATTCCATTTAGTGAGCATAATCAGGCGCCCAGGAATTTATTCCAGGGGCAAATGGGAAAACAGAGTATTGATGTTAATAGTCCAATGTTTCCGGTTCGTATGGAAACTTCGGGTGTTAATATCCTCTTTAACTTGGAAAGACCATTGGTTGGTACTTTATTCCAGAAATATATTGGATTTGATAAATTACCGGGTGGTAATAATGTTATGGTGGCAATTATGTGTTATACTGGATTTAATCAAGAGGATAGTATTATTGCAAATAAGAGTTCTATTGATAGAGGATTATTTAGAAATATTAAATTCCATACGTTTAAAGAACAAACAAAGAATGATGAACAATTTACTAAACCAGATGCAAATAGAACAGTAGGAATTAATAATAAAGAAGTTAATTATGATAAGTTAAATAATTGTGGATTTATTCCAGAGGGCGAAACCGTTAATCCAAATGATATTATCATTGGAAAGGTTACAACATTGGATAGGAACTCAAGAACAGATACAAAAGATCAACAAGATATTTCAGTTATTTATAAAGAAAAACACTCAGGTGTTATTGATAGAATTGTAGCCGATAATAATAATGAAGAAGGATATGATATTCTTAAAATCCGAGTTAAAGAACTTAGAATTCCTCAAATTGGGGATAAATTAAGTTCGAGACACGGACAAAAAGGTATTATTGGTATGGTTTATACTCAAGAAGATATGCCCTTTACTGAAAAAGGCATGACACCAGATGTAATTATTAATCCTCAAGCTATTCCTAGTCGTATGACAATTGGACAACTACTTGAATTAGTTGGGGCTAAATCATCTGCTATTAGGGGCGTTTATACAGACGCTACACCTTTCACAGATGTTAGACCAGAGGAATTAGTTAAGTCATTAGAAAAAGAAGGATATAATGGATTTGGATTTGAAAAAATGAGAAATGGTAAAACTGGTGAAGTAATGGAAGCATTAATATTTTACGGGCCGACTTATTATCAGCGTCTTAAACACGTTGTGGATGATAAAATCCACGCGAGGGCGACTGGCCCCGTAACAACTTTAACTCAACAACCACCTGAGGGCAGAGCTCGTAATGGTGGTCTTAAATTTGGTGACCATTTCGCCAAAGTCGGCACAAAATGTCGGCTAGTCTACGTGTGGTAGGCAACATTCCCAAATTGCGGGAACAACCTGACCCCCTTTTGAATGCTTTAAAATTGAAATAAAAAAATAAAAATAATTAAATTACCAAAGTAATTCAAGTTATGGACACGATACCCACCGAAGAATTGTTTGAATTTAATTCAGATATATTCCCAGAACTTGGAAATTATAAAATAACTAAAACTGGTAAAATTTGGAGTAAATATTATAATAAATTATTAGATCCAAATGAAAATAATATTTCAAATGGTTATTTACAATCAAGATTAAATAATAAATACTATCTTATTCATAGAATAGTTGCTTTAAATTTTATACCAATTTCTAATAATAAAAAACCAAATGATTTAGTTGTAAATCATATTAATGAAAATAAATTAGATAATAGAATTGAAAATCTTGAATGGTGTACTCAAAAAGAAAATTGTAATTCTCATAATAAAAAAACAAGTCATTCTAAAATAGTAATTAAAATGGATTTGGATGGTAATGAGTTAGAAATATTTGATTCTATAACTGAGGCAGGAGAAAGTGTTAATTTAACAAGACATGCAATTAGTAGAGTATGTAATGGTAAAAATCAAACAGCAGGTGGATTTAAATGGAAATATTCTGAAATTAAAGAAAAAATAAAAAATTTTAATGGTGCTAAAGTAATTAAAGGTTATAATAATTATTTAGTATTTCCAAATGGTATTATTTGTGATATTGCTGGTAATATAATTAAACCTTGGGGAGGTAATCAAATAAATGATAATGGTTATTCAATTACTTTATGTAAAAAAGAAGATGATGAAGGATATATTGAACCACCAATTGAAAATGGAAAAAAGAAATATAAAGTAAATCATAATAATCTTTATATTCATAGAATTGTAGCGGAACATTTTCTTAATAAACCAGAAAATGTGAAGGCTTCTGTTATTCATATTAATGGAGATAAATTAGATAATAGAGTTGAAAATTTACAATATAAAATGGATATGCCAACTATTAATAATAGTTTTGGTATTAAAGATGTTAAACTTAAAGAAGTAATTAAACCTGAAGAACCTAAAAAAGAACCAAAAAGAATAGCAGTAAGTGTTGATTTATCTTTAGGTAAAAAAATTAAAGATTTTGAAAACTATTATGTATTTCCTGATGGAAGAGTTTATAGCTACGATAAAAAAATATTTATGAAACCATTAGATGATAAAAGAAATAATACTTTATACGTATCTTTATCTAAAAATAAAAAATATACACGTAAATCTATTCATAATTTAGTAGCAGAATATTATTTGCCTAATGAAGATAAAACATTAAAATTTGTTTATCATAAAAATAATGATCCAAAAGATAATAGAGTTGAAAATCTTTATTGGGATAAAAAAGTTGTTGGGAAAAAGAAATATAATTAATTTTAAAATTGATTTAAATATTTAATTAATTCTTATTAAAAAAAAATAAAAAAATCAAAAGAGAAAATACTTGGAATGGGTATCTCCAAGACCATAAAAATAATTAAGCATTCAAAAGTAAGTTCTTAATACCAAGCCTACTTGGAAACATTTAGGTGGTCTATGTTAACTGCATAGAACAGTGGAATTTATTCCACCTTTGAGTTTGTATTAATACAAATTCTTTGAGGTAAAAAGTTAAGAAATAAGGTTAATCCGCAGCCAAGCTCCTAAGTTCGTTAAGGTTGTTTAAATCAACTTAATTGTTAGATTTAAACCCTTTATGTCAGAATATGGAGAAGGTTCAACGACTGGATGAGAATGGGCTTGAAGGAATTGACAATTCCTGTTGATGGCTTAAGGTACAGTCTATCCCCACCTGAGAGGGTGCTTTTGCCAAGTCTTGTATTCCCCACATTGTTCTTAATTGAATAGGAATACATTGCGAAGTAAAAGATTTTTGGTTATCTATTATGTGAGCGATATTCATTGCTCATATTTAAAACCAAAAATGGAACACGAAGAAATGGAACGTGATTCTAACATTTCACATGGAACATCTAGATTTATGAAAGAAAAGATGATGGAATCCAGTGACAAATATGAAGTATATGTATGTAATGATTGTGGTTCATTTGCCTATGGCAATGAAGCAAATGGTTTATATGAATGTGTTAAATGTAGAAATAACAATAAGAAAGTAAGTAATATTGTAAAGATGGAAATGCCATATGCAATGAAACTATTGTATCAAGAAGTTAGAGCATTAGGACTTGGATTTAATGTTCGGTCTATTGAATCTACTGAAGAAAAAAAATAAGAAATATTTATTCTGAATAATTTAATTTTTTTTTTTGAGTAAATAGAATAAATAAATTCAACAAAGTTGAATTTATTTATTTATTTTATATTTTAATACAATATAAATGGGAAAATACTGTGAAAAAACATTATTTTCATCAATGACATCTGTTAGATTGCTTCATGTAGTTATAATGGCATTCTTATTAGCTATCCCTTTTACAAGTCCATCATTTGAATATTCAATTAATGGAGGTAATGAAAAAATACATCACACTATGTATTGGATTTTAATTGTTATTGCTGGAGCAGGACTTGCATATCATTGTAGTAAATTATTTGATTGTTTATTTAATTAATTTTGTTAAAAAAAATAATTTTTGTTAAAAAAAAAAAATTTTTTTTTGATTAAAATATAAATGTTTTCTCGTGATGCAAAAAGTCCAATGAATACAAGAAAACCACAGAGTTCTCGTAATCCAAAAGATATTGGTAAAGAAAGACAAAAAAGAATACGTGAAGAGATAAGTAGAATAGCAAAACAAATAGCAGTAGGTGAAAGATTAAGAAAAGAGAGAATAAATAAAAGAGGTAATATTGGTTTAAAATCATTAAAACCAAAAGTTTCAACCAAATCAAGAACTACAGCAGTTCGTAAAGGAGAACAACCTAAAAAAAGAGAAGATAGTTTATCAATATTATGTAAAAAATTATTAAGTGAAGCAAATTCAGATGAAGAATTAATAAATCTAATTATGAATGAGAAATTAAATAATAAATTTTTATCAACTTTAAAACAAAATATTGAAGAATTAAATATATTATTTGAGAAAATAGAATGGGATGATATTTTATATAATTATTTAGAAATTATAATTAATGATTTTTATTTAAATGGAAATAAATTTGTCGAAGAAGATTTAAATTGGAATTATAATAAAGTATCATTTGATAAAGTTAAAGAAGAATATATAAATAAATTTAATTATAATATTATAAAACAAACTAAATTAAATGATCCTAGATTATTTATGAAAATAAATTATATTTATCTATTAGCTTATAGATTTATTGATAATCAAATAGATAATGGATTTTTAATGAATTCATTATCTAATATAAGATATAATTATAGAGATAATTATTATAATTATATCTTTTCTGAATTAAAAAAAATAAAATTTAATGATCGTGCAATTTATGTTGAAGGAAAATATGAAAATATAAGTGGAGAAATAAATTTTAAATATTTCTTAAATAGTATTTTGTATAAAACAAAACAAGATAATAAAGATGAATTATCTGATAATATTAATAATAATTATTATGAATATTTAAAATTAGGAATTAGTGATATTATTAAATTAGATTTACAAAATATAGAATTTTATGAAAATTTAATAAATAATAAAGATATTTTAATTGAAAAAATATTAGCAATTACAGAAACAATATATTACATTATAATAAATAAAATTAAAGATGAATTAAAAAATAAAAATATTTGTAAAAATTATAAACAAATATATATAATATTAAATTTAATATTTGATACTAATACAAAAGATTTGGTTTGTACAGATGAATATGTTTCAAATAAAATAAGAGATAATAATGAATTTATAAAATTATCTCAAAAAATAGAAATATATAAAAACACAACTTCAAGAGATAAAAGAGATGATTATTATCAAACTGATTTTGATTTTATTATTGAAAATAATAAAAAATTTAATAAAAAAATAATTTCTAATTTAAAAGAAGTTATAATATTTTTAGTTAAGCTTTTATATATTCGTACATATATATTAAATGACGATGATTTTGAAAAAAATTTATATGAAGAACCAATTATTTAATTTTAGTTAAAACAACAATATATGATGTTTCATAATCATGGAAATATTGTGAATGTGTTTTAACTGATTGGATAGAAAATCCTTTAATCTTTGCGATTGGGTCATATAATTCAATTGGTACTTCTTGAAGACAGATAATATCACTATATCCTGTCATTTCAAGAATAATTTCCATAACTTTTAATTTTCTTTTTTCTTCATTAGATTTATTATATCTTGCAGAAGCACTTTCCCATTTCTTGCACCAAAAGAATGGATTACTAACATTCCAAGTAGTGATAATGAATTCATCATTAATTTTGCAAACAATTGGGCAATGGTCAGAAACAGAAATAATTTTTTCTTTTTCTTTTTTATCAAACAAAGTAGAATAATATTTAATTTTTTTAACTAACTTTTGTTTAACAAAAATATTGTCCAATGTTGTATAATCGGATTTTTCCAATGATTTAGTTTCTTTATTAAAGAAATCGGGCGGATTATATGTATTGCTCTCTGTATAATTCCAATCATTTCCAATGTATCTTGACAAACGTCTAGGAGTAGCATTGAAATCCCCTACAACAATGGGGAATTTTTCAAAGATTGGAATAATTTGAGGAAGCGCCCCCTTTTCCTTGTGAATTGGGTCAAAATGACCGGCAAAACCAAGTCCATAGGGTGTTTGAAAGAATTGTCCTGAAAAGTGTTTCATTTTTTAGATAATTAAATAAAAAAATTCAATTTTTCTTAGGAAAATAAATTTTTATTATAGTTTAATGGTATATTTTCGTTTAGATTTGGAGCGGCTCTTTTTGGATTTGGAGCGGCTCTTGGAGGAGCGGCTCTTTTTGGATTTAGCCCGGCGTTTAGTTGCCTTTTTCTTGCCCCTTGTTTTTGGTTTGGGATTAGCTCTTGTTCTGACCATATTTTTAATTTCATTCATTTCTGTGTAATCATATGCCCTTCGGCCTTCAACGTCGGTATCTCCTTTATTGGCACCCTCTTCTAATAAAAATTTAACAACGTTGGGCATATTAGCGTAAGATGCAATCATTAGAGGGGTTATACCATCAAAGTTCTTTGAATTAACGGAAACACCTTGACTTATTAAGAAAGCAATCATACGTGGTCGTTTATATATAATAGCCATCATTAGAGCACTATTGCCATTTTCATCTCTAACGTTGAGGGATTTACCTTCTCTAATATATTGTTTAACGTCGGCTAAACTATCTTTAACAACTGCTGTGAATAATTTGTTTTCAGAAAGGTTAGAGGGAATAAATGGGGATTGTGTTTCATAACTTTGGGGTATTTTATGTGTGAAAAGAACTGAACGGGGTCTTCTTAATCGATTACTACGACTTGCGGATTGTGTTAAAGGAATACCAGAAAATGGATTTCCCATTAATGATGAACCGTTAAAGGGGGATCCAACAAAAGGATTAGAGGATTGCATATTAAATATATTGGGTTGTTGCATTGGAGATAATGAAGGCGCCGGCACTATATTAAGACGATTACGCAATTCATTCTTTGCTTGAGCAGTTAATTCACCAGATTTATATGGGTCAGTATCTTTTAAGGTATTATCTGACATCATTCTACGAATTGTTGATTCATTATAACAAAAAGTATTAACTTTTTGCTTACCAGTGGGACCACATTCAAATATAACTGGATTACCACTTAATGTTTCACCAGTTATAGCATCATTATTTCCACCATATGGGCCAGTATTACAAGTACCTAATTGTTGTAATTGTTTAGATTCAGATAACGGAACAACATCGCACATATGTTCTTTTCCACTTGACATTATTAATTTATTTATATAAAAAAATAAAATATTGAATGAAGTGAAATATTTTATTTTTTTGTATAAAATCCCAATTTTTTGTATATATTAATTCTTACATTATTTGTTTCTTCTGTTAATTTTTTCTTATTTTCATCTTTACATTTAGAATAATCTGTTTTATAAAATTTAATTCTTTTCTTTTTTAGTTTGCTGAGTTTAGGACACCACAATTCTTGTGTTTCAAATTTATAAGCAATATGATTAATACTACAATTATATTTATTTTTAATAAATTCAATAGGATCATTTTCAACAATAATCCAATTAATTATTTTTTCATTAATAGTTCTTGTTTTAAATGTTTTTAAATAACCACCATGTACTGCGCATTTAAATGCAAAACACATAGATAAATTAATTTCAATATCAAAGGGAAATCCTAATCTTTCATCAAATTTATTGCCCTTTTTATAGATAAATGTAATACTATCTGAAAAATCAGTTTTTAATATTTTATTCATTAACCAATCTCCAGAAATAATAACTTTATTTTTTATCAAAAAATTGATAAACAGATGATAATAACATTTTTTATTTTCTTTTTTCTTTATAATTTTATTATAAATGCATTTACAATATCCATATAGTTCAATTAATTTCCTCTTTAATTCTGAACCCAAATTGTTCATTTTAATTTAAATAAAAAAAATATCATTTTTTTAAGAAATTAAAAAATATCATTTTTTTAAGAAATTAAAAAAAAACTTTTTTAAGAAATATCATTTTTCATCAGCTTCAGCATCGGCTTCAGCGTCATCATAAATACCATAAGGTTCTAACAATTTATTTTTATTATAATACATTCTAATATGATCAATACCTCTTTTTAATTTATAAACTTCGCCAGTGAAATACCAAACCCCATTTATTTTTGCACTTGAATATTCTTTCATATCCGAATCAAATATTTTTCCTATTTTTACTTTATCTACAATAAATCCATCTTTATAATAAGTTATATTATTAATATCAAAATCTATTTTACTATCGGGTAAAGATATAATATGTATATCAACTGGTTGGTTCTGATATGAATATCCAATTATATATCCTTTAAATGACTTACCATAATAGAGGATATTATTTACATAATCGGATATATCCCTATTACCATATTTGATATACTCATATTTGCCATTTTTAAATATTCCAGTTAATGTTCTCCATCTAAAATATTTAGAATGAACTAAATCCATATTTGGACTATATTCCTCTATACAATTAACAAAATTTAGATAATGTTCATTTTTATAAATTCTTTTTATTTTTATTAATTCTTTATTATCAAAAGAATAATAATATAATAATTCTTTATATTTATTTTCATTTTTTTTTATTATTTGATAATTATCTTCATAAAAAACTTTTTTATCAAAACATTTGAATAAAAACTCAAACATTATTTTACAATGATAAATTTTTTTAACATAAAAAAACAAAAAAAAAGGATTTATATCTCGTCCTACACAAGATATTATCCTCTTTTTTACATGAGATGGGATTCGAACCCACGTGGGCATTCTGCCAACAGATCTTGAGTCTGTCCCCTTCGACCGCTCGGGCACTCATGTAATATGTATTATATTATTCTCTTTAAATCAAAAAATAAATTCTTTTTATTTTATTATATTATAATAAATATGGGTGTAAATCAATCAAAAGCGAATATTAGTAAGCCAATAACATTAAATCGTATTCGTACTGAATGTCAAATTGATCCTAGTGTTCCTCATGATTTAAAACAATACTATGCTGATTTACTTGCAAATGATTTAAATGCATTAGGTTTTGATATTGCAATTGAGAACAACGGTCGTAAGCGTAGTCCAACAGATATTTGTCGTGATATTCGGCATGCTACTCTACCGGATGTTGAAGCAATTTGTATGTCTGGTTCAGATAGAAAAGGAAAAGAAACAGAACACGTAATTAAATTAGTAAATCATTTTAATAAATACTATGGAGCTCGTATTCCTATATTAAGTAATCCGGCTAATCCAAAGAGTTCTAAACGTAGTGTTTATGATATGTGTGAGGATTTATATCTTGTTGCTGATAAAATGCAAACCAAACTTACTGATCATCCTAAGGTTGTTAAAGATAAATTACAAGCAATGATTGAAGAATTAGAATATAAGAAAAATCAAATTCAGGGACAATTTGGTTCATTAATGACTTCTTTACAGCGTGCCAAGAATGACGATAAAATGGAAGACAAACTTAAGGTTGCTCGTTCAATGCAAAATGCTATGAATGCTGCTCTTGATAATCAGGTTTCAACAGCTACTAATGGTTTTAGTACTTTAATTTCTGAACTTAAACAAACTGTTGAATCAAATAAAGATGGTCCAACTTCATTAGGTAGTGGATTACAAGGATTATCAGGAACAAGCCCTGGAATGGGAGGTAATCAAGCTCTTAATCAGTTAAGTCTTCTTCGTGATGGAAATACTGAAAAGAATAAAGAACGTATTAGTCTTCTTATGCAGGCAATGCGAGAAATTGATTCAAAAGCATCTGGTTGTACCAATTGTCTTAATAAATATGGTATGTCTCTTGCTGAATATAATAATATTAAAGGCGATACAGCTAAATTAAGTGATAGATTACAAAAAGAATTTAAGAAACAATTTATTAATGTTGATCCTAAAAACAAAGCCGCTGTTAATAGCATTTTAAGTTGTTATAATTCTCTATTAAATGATCAAGCTATGTGTTCAAATGAACGTGGATTTAACTTAACAACTGATAGTGTTCCGTTTAAAGGCAATGATTTGGCAATGGCTTTTAGCACTCCTGAAAATGTTGCTGCTTTAGTAACCGAAGGATTAAGAAGTAGAAAACAAACTGGACAACCAACTGCAATAGCAATGGCATCTGGAAATGTATAATAATTTAATTTTCTTACATAATTTTTTTTTTTAATTAATAGAATATAATAATGTCTGACTTATATAAATTAATTTCATCTGGATACTTTTGGGGAGAATTAGGTTTAATCACACTAATTACATTTGTTTCTGTTATTGCTTTAGCAGCATTTGTTAAAATGGGAAATGTTAAAATGGCTTCATTTGGTAAAATAGACTTCTGGAAAGAAGTAATAGTTATTGGAGTAATGGGTGCTGTATTAACTGCAGCTATTGGTTTTGTTGTTAGCGATAGAATGACACCAGTATTTGATAAATTAAATTTAACTTATGAGAATAATAGAGGATTAATTATGTCCTCTGTTCTATTAATAACTGGGTTCTTAGTTGGGGCTGTTTTTCATATTGGATTTGAAGTTTCATTATTACATGATTATTATTGTGAATATGGGTTTGCGTGCAACAATTTAAAAAAGAAATAAAATTTGCGTAAGAAAATTAAATTATTTTTTTTTTAATTATAACAGATGAAAATTATATATAAAGATTTTGATGTTGAAAATATAACAATTGAAAAGAGTAAAACAATGGATTATACCTATAATATTCTTTATAATAATCAACCATTGGAGTTAAGATGTCCAAAACTAACTAACTATGAAGAAGTAGATAATAGAATGATTTATTTTAATATTACTCGTAATAAATCAATTATTAATATTCTTTCTGAGTTAAATAAAAAAATAATAGAATTTATAATAAATAATAATTTACTTGGTAAAGAAAAAGATTTATTTTACATTGAAGATATATTTAAGAATAATATGAATGTTATATCTGATGGTCGGATTATTTGGAAATGTAATATTCCTAAAGGACTTAAAATGTATGATAGGGATGCTCGATTAGTTTCATCTATAACTTTAGATGAAACTATTGAAAACGATGATGAAGTGGCACCTTTACTTTGTTTGAGCTATTTAAGAATAACAAAGGGAACAGTAAAAGCAAATTGGGATATGACAGAAGTTAGATTTACAAAACAAATAACAGATTGTCAGATTAGTGATGTTGAAAGTGATAGTGAAGCAGATTATGATGAATACTGAGCTTAGCGAAGACCCTGAGCTTAGCGAAGACCCTGAGCTTAGCGAAGACCCTGAGCTTAGCGAAGACCCTGAGCTTAGCGAAGACCCTGAGCTTAGCGAAGACCCTGAGCTTAGCGAAGACTCCCCCAGTTATTCCAGAAAAAATGATTTTTTATTTTTTATAAATAAAAATGGCGAAATATATCTTAATTGAAGAAAATGATATTTTTCATGATTTGGCTATTATATTTTTAGATCAATATTATTATAAAAAAAAATATATTAGATATAATTCATTTATGAAAGCAATGAAAGATAAATTTAATAATAAAAAATGCCAATATATAACATATAAATTTAGAATAGATAGTTTTCTAATGGGATATAAATATAAAACAGAAGTTAAAGATATAACTCTATACATTCCAGATAAATGGATTAAAAATAGCCGACAAAGTTATATTATTAAACTTAGAGAAGAAGAACCACCAGTTTATAATTTATAATTCTTCTGAAAAATCGTGTGCTTCTTTAACTAATTTTTTTATTTGATCATCTAAATTATCAATTAAATTATGGCTATTATAAAATTTAATCATTTCAGGTATTGTCATTGAGTGTTCATCTCTTTTTTCTTCAATTTTAATAATACCATCACTATCAGTAATTTTTATATTTTGTTTTGTTTTAACATGATATTTATAATTTAAATCGGCTCCTGCTTTATATAAACAATTAATTAATTCTGCTTTATTTTTTCCTCTTTTAATTTCTTCTTTATCTTTTATAATTCTATGCATAAGATATCCTCCTGCATTCTTAAGTTCAGTTGTATTCAATTTAATATCTTTTTCTTTAATCACTTTACATATTTCTTTAATTGTTTTAATATTATTATAATAATATTTTCTTCTTTTATCTAAATTATCAATTTTAATAAATTCATAAAAGATATTATCCATCTTATATTTTTAAAATTGAAAAAAAAAATTGAAATATTTATTTAAAATGGAATTTAAAGAATATTGTTATTTATCTATTTATGTGCCCAAATTTTTAGAGTGGGCAGAAGATAAAAAACATTCTATTAAAACATATAGAGTTATTAAACAATTTGATTGGTCATATGATGAATATAAGATTATTGCTAATACAGGTTTTTTTACAGATAAAGATATTATTGATGAAGTTAATGATAAATATTTAGATTATAAATTTAAAGTTAAAGATAAATTGAAATTATTAATACAGATAAGTTAATTAAATATTGTTTTGAAGAGTATTATTTTGAATATTTAGATCTAAAATATAATAATAATAAATATATAAAATCATTTTTTGATAATAAAAAAAATATAGATAAAAATATTAAATGGAATAAAGTTTTTTAATCATTTTGGATTTAAATTACCTAAATTAAATAAACTTTTTTAAATATTTTTTATTCGGAATAAAAATTAAATCTATTTTTGTTGATTTTAATTTTTTATTATAATATAATAATATAAATGGCTGAAATGAGTAATCAAATGTTAGGTCTTGGTGTATTAGCATTATTAGTGATTGTTGCTCTATGCATCTTTAAACCAAAACCAACAACAATAATGAACTGTGTCCCAGTTGTTGGAAATCGTCTTCGTAAGGGAGTATCAGATGGAAATGAAGGATTAGCCAATGTCGATTATGAACCAGAATATGGACCCGGTAATTGGGATTATCGCAGCTACTTTGACGATCCTTATTTCGAGAGTAATAAATTAAAACCCCAACAAGCAGATGAGGATAGTCCTGATTGGGTAAAGAACTTTACAGAGGGTAATGATAAGCTACTTCAACAGAATTTCATTGATACAAGCAATATTGAGAAATTCCAAGTAACCAAATCTGTTTGTGGTCGTCGATTTATGAGCAGAGATTTACGTCGAACTCCTACTGTAACTACTGATCCAACAACTGTTAATTCATTCCAATTACCAACTATTGATCCTGTTTGTGCTAAAGAATATAATGAAATTCGTCCTCCTCTTGATTGTTTCTAATTTTAATTTAAAAAAAATAAAAATAAAATATTTTATTTTTATTTTTTTTAAATTAAAATTAAAGTAAATTAAATAGAATATATATGAATAAAATAGAAGAATTGTATAGAATTATATTAGAATATAAACATAAGAATTTTTTGAATTACATTACTTATTCGGACTTCGAGGCATTTTACAATGAATTCACTTATTGAGGCACATCGTAGTAAATATATAAATCAGATATGGGATTTATATAATGAGATACAAGAATGGCGGAATAATTGTCCTGACAATTTAAAATCATTAAGTAAGATGACTTTTAATGATTTTTGTGATTTTTGTTTATTGAACAGTAAGATGGAAATTAAACAAAAAAAGGAAAAAGAGGAAAATATTTTAAATGAGGATGAAACTTATATAATCAATGACAATAATTTTGAGATTGATGAAGAAAGTTCATCAGATGAGGAAGATTTAGATAACATTAATTTAACAGATGTTATATTAAATCCTGTTATTTTGGAATCTTATTTGAAAAAAAATATTATAGTTCCAAAAATAAAAAATAAAAGAAATGGTGGATATGTTAGATTAAAAAATAATTATGACTGGGTTATTGAATGAAAAAAAAATTAGATTAAAAGTGATTTGAAATCTAATACATTTTCTGATTTAATATTTTCTGGTTCATTTTTTTTTTCTAATTCTTTAATTTTATCCTTTAAATCTTTAATTTCTTTTGCCAAATCAGTAACAACTTCGAGCAAATTAGTAATTAACTCTTCATTATTATTATTTTTTCTATTTTTTATTTTATTAAGATCACTGGTTAAATTAGAGATTAGATCAACCAATTGAGCAACTGCTTGATTATTGTTATCTGTTTTCCCATTTAATTTGGCAAAATTTTTGTTGCTTGTTTCGACATGCTTTTCAAATGCTTCAATAATTGGGATTTTCTTGCTTTCCATTTGTTTTGAACTTGATTTAGAATTAATTAAAAAAAAAATCAATTTCTGGGGGAAACCCAAGGGTTTAGGGGATCAACGAAGTTGATCCCCGATAGACGTTAATTTGACTTTGTCAAATTAACTCCCCCTTAACCCCCATCCCTATTTGTTTGCTTCGCAAACAAATGCCTTCAGCAAAATATATTATTATTTATTTTCTGAATTTTGTTGAACAAATTCTTTGGTTAGTTGAACCATAAATCCTCCAATATTGCGGGCAACATATTCATTCATCGTTGGGGGAAATTTATTTGCTAATTCTTCATTAAATTCAATATTGAATAGAATTTTTCCGTTATCTTGAAGTCCGTTAAGTTTAACAGAAAAATAAGTTTGGAAATCCTCGGGATTGGTTTTATCAACTTCCTCTTTAATTTTATCAGCCATTTATTATAATTATTATTTTCTGTTTAAATTAAAAGATTTTTATTCCAAATAAATAAATTCAACTTCATTGAATTTATTTATTCTATTAAAATAATGATACATTGGGTAGTTTTAATTTTAGGTTTCTTTATGTTATTCTGTTTATTTTCAACATTTGAAACATTTTTGGTGCCATCAAACTTTAGAGGGAATTATAATAAAGCCCCATCATTTTTAGTTGATTGGACAAAAGCAAGTGATGTTGGGGTTAATTATAATCATATAAGAAGAAGAGCATTTTACATCCTCTAGGAAGGGAACCAAAGGTTCAGGGGATACGCAAAGCGTATCCCCGTAGACGTAAATATGGGCAAAGCCCGTATTTACTCCTTTTAAACCCTCCTTGGGCTTCGCCATAATTGAAAGAATAAATTGCTTAGCTCGCACATCGGAAAAATATTAATTTGGGCTTCGCCCAAATTAATTTTCCCTCAATAAACGGCCTTCGGCTTTTCAACCAGCAAACTTTTATAGATAATTATATCTATAATTTTTTAACTAAGGAATAGATATAATTATCTATAACCGGGCTTAATTAAGTATAGATATAATTATCTATAACAAGTGCGGCGAATTTTAATAGATATATTTATTTATAAATTCCTTTAAATTGATATAAATATAATTATCTATAACGGGCTTAAACTAAGTATAGATGCAATTATCTATAACAAGTGCGGCGATTTTTAATAGATATATTTATCTATAAATTCCTTTAAATTGATATAGATATAATTATCTATAACGGGCTTAAACTAAGTATAGATGCAATTATCTATAACAAGTGCGGCGAATTTTAATAGATATATTTATTTATAAATTCCTTTAAATTGATATAAATATAATTATCTATAACGGGCTTAAACTAAGTATAGATGCAATTATCTATAACAAGTGCGGCGATTTTTAATAGATATATTTATCTATAAATTCCTTTAAATTGATATAGATATAATTATCTATAACGGGCTTAAACTAAGTATAGATATAATTATCTATAACAATTGTGGCGATTTTATTATAGATAAAATTAATTAAAATAAAAAATCTTCTTTGCTTGAACTTTTGATTTTTTTTTTATTTTTATAAAAATTATTTATTAAAATAAAAAAAAATAAAAATAAAAATAAAAATAAAAATAAAAATAAAAAAATTTTAAATTTAAGTATTCAAGATAAATTATGCCGAAGGCTCAGGGGTTCAAAAGGGGCAGAATGCCCCTTCCAAATTGAAATTAAAATTTAATTTTTTTAATAGATAAATAAAATGCTTCGTTCAAAATATGTATCTTCGCCTATTAAACAAGAGAAAAATATAAAATTTCAAATTCTTAATATTAAGTATGGCGATAGTTCTGAATTGAATACTATTGAAGAAGGGGAATATGCAGAACATTATGTTATTCAATTGTTTGGTGTATTATCTAATGGTTCTAATATTCGTGTTGATATTGAAGATTTCAATCCATATTTTTATATTGAGATGCCAGATAATATGTCAGATGCAATGGTTAGAGTAATTGCTGGGAATATTAAAGATAAATTAAGTAAAAAACATCAAATGGCGATGATATTAAATGAATGTTGTTTAGAAGAGGCAGAAAGATTATATGGATTTACTAATAATAGAAAATTTAAATTTTTGAAACTGGTATTTAAAACAGTTGGTGCTCTTCGTCATTGTAGTTATTTATTAAGTAATGTAATTAAAGAGAATAATATATTATCTCCTCTGGGAATTAGAAGAACACAATTAAAATTATATGAGGCGAATATTGAACCGGCTTTAAGATTTTTCCATATTAATAAGATTAAACCTGCCGATTGGGTAGAAGTAAAAAATATTGAATATGATAATCCTAATGGGGTTACCACTTGTAATCTATTTGGTTATTCGAGATGGCATAATGTTATTCCTTATGAAACTAAAGAAATATCGCCGTTTATTTGTATGGCTTTTGATATTGAATGTACGAGTAAGGATGGGGGATTTCCTAATCCCCGTCGTCCAGAAGACGAAGTTATTATGATCTGTTCTACTTTTAGAAGATATGGAGACACTGAAAGTTTTTTAAGAGTTATCCATACTTTGAAACCCAGTTTGCCTTTTGGTGATTGTGAAATTATTTATTGTAAAACAGAGAAGGAATTATTAATGGAATGGCGGAATATGCTTCATAATATTGATCCGGATATTATTTACGGATACAATAGTAATGGTTTTGATTTTGAATATCTTGTTAAACGGGCGAAACATAAAAAGAATAATTGTTTAAGAGAATTTCTTCAGATGTCCCGAACTGGGGATTATGAAGAATCAGAATATGTTGAAAAGGAATTGGCGAGTAGTGCATTAGGTGATAATAAACTTAAATATATTGATATGAAAGGCCGAGTTATTATGGATATTATGAAAGAAGTTCAGAAGGAACATAAGTTAGATCAATATAAATTGGATTTTGTTGCCGAACACTTCACTGGACAAAAGAAAGTAGATCTGCCCCCTAAAGAATTATTTGCTAAATATAAAACGGGAAGTAAAGCAGATATTAAAGAAATTGGAATTTATTGTTTGCAAGATACTGAGCTGTGTCATTACATTGGATTTAAATTGGCTATGGTTGTTAAGGCAATGAAGATGGCTAATGTTTGTATTGTGCCATTGGATTTCATCTTTACAAGAGGTCAAGGTGTTAAGATTTTCAGTTTGATTTCAAATGAATGTCGTAATGTGGGAATTAAAATCCCGGTTATTAGAAAAGAAAATGTTTCAAAGAATACAGATGAAATTAATAAAAGAGTAATGGCTAAAAAAGCAGCGGTCTATGAAAATGAAGAAGAGTTAATGGATACTACTGAATTAGAAAAAACCGTTATTGAAGAATTAGAAGAAGAACAAAAACAAAAAGCACGTTATGAAGGCGCATTGGTTATTGAAACTGATGGGGGTTTATATCATAAACCCGTTACAATTTTGGACTTTAATTCCCTCTATCCTAGTTGCCAAAGAGGTTGGAATATTTCTCATAATACACTTGTTATGGAGGATCAATATGATAATATAGAAGGAATTAAATATGAAACTATTGAATATACTGACTATGACGGAAAATTAATTAGTTGTAGATATGCTCAAACTGAACCACAGGGTATTATTCCAACTGTAATTAGAATGCTTTTAAGTACTCGTAAAGCAATTAAGAAGAAATTAAAAACAGTTAAAGATGAAACAGAAAGTATGATTCTTGACTGCGAGCAATTGGCTTATAAGGTTGTTGCTAATAGTGTATATGGTCAATGTGGGGCATCAGTTAGTCCAATTTATTTAAAACATATTGCGGCTTGTACAACTGCTAAAGGTAGAGAAATGTTGGCCATTGCACAAAAGGTAGGTGATACTGGTGTTGATACTATTAGTTCTTTAACTATTGATACTATTCCGGAAGAATTGCCCATATTGTGTAGAAATGATAAGGGTGAGTTAGAATATTGTTCTGTATTGGATGTAGAAGAAAATCAGATGATATTAACTAATAATGGTTGGGCTAAAATAGAAGGATTATATAAAAGCAAATTTAAAAAACTTAAAAAAAATGATTTATCTAATTTGATATTAGAAAAAGATACAATTAAAAAATATTTCTATGAATATTATCCAAGTAATAATGAAAAAAATATATTGGAATCATCGGCTAAAACTAAATTGGCTTTTCTGGAAAAGAAACCTAAGAAAGTAAAATTGGAAAAAGCAATGATGTATATGTTCTTATATGTTAGCTCTGGCAAAGATGTAGTAATTAAACAAACTGGCGATTTGTATGAAGTGAGTGAAACGAACGGTCAAGTTAACGAAGTTAACGATAAGTTGAGTGAAACGAACCAAATAGATAAAATTAATTTTGATTCAATTAAAGAACTGTATAAAGTTAAATTGACAGTATATAGTCATAGTCATAATGTGAAAACAGTGTATGGCGATACAGATAGTAATTTCTATGAATGTTATTTCGATGAAAAGGAATTTGAAGGATTAAGTAAAGAGAAATATAGACATAAGAATGTGGTAATGGCGATGAAAGTAGGAGAAGAGTTATCAGAAAAGATTAATAAGGTTATTAATAAACCGGGTATTATTAATTTTGCATATGAAAAGGTATTTTATCCATTCTTAATTATTACAAAGAAACGATATGGAGGTCGTAAATATGAAGAAGATCCAGATAAATATAAAGATACATTTATGGGGATCGCCCTGAAACGTCGTAATTATTGTTCATTTATGAAATATTTAATGAGAACACTATTTGATAAGATATTTGAAAGTGTTGTATTGGATAAAGAGGAAATTATCAAATTCTTAAATGGGGAATTAATGAGATTGATTAATATTGAAGTACCATATAAAGAGTTATTAATTACAAATACATTAAGAGCAGTTTATAAAAATCCCGATAGTATCCCCCATCGAAGGGTTGCTAATGCTATGGAACGTAATAGGGAAATTGTTTGTTCTAATGACAGAATTCCGTATATCTTATGTATGAAGAAACCATTATATAATACAAAGGGGGCTCAAAAGAAACCTAAGGTGGCTGATATTGCAATGCATCCCCGACATGCTAAAGAGGGATTAATTGAATTATATGAAGGATTTGAAGAAACTAAACCATTAGAAGACGGAAGTATTCCTTATGATCCCCAATTATATATTGAGGGGCAAATTGAGAAACCTATTTATCAAATTTTATATTATATTCTGGATAATCCAGAAGAATTCTTCCCTAAATATATTGAAATTTGTAAGAATCAAAAAATAAAAATGTTTGGGGATCCAATTATTCCCCAAAGAAAGAAACCAGTTAGAAAAAAAATAGTTAATGCCGTTTTAGATGGTATTGTTGATTAAATTTTTAATTAATTTTTTTTATTTTAAAAAGAAATAATTAATAATAATAAATGAGTATCCCTATTTTTGGATTACAAAATGATGCATCTGTTTGTTATTTCAATAGTTTATTGCAGTGTATTCTTTCATTGTCAGATTTATCAGAAGAGATATTGCAATATGATAAAGAAAAATTATTAAAAAGAAAAAAATTATATTCTTATTATTATTTTAGATTTATAGAGGAAATACTTAAAAACCATTCATTAATTAAAAAAAATAAATATGTATTTAATCCAGTGGAATTAAAACGCCATTTTTTACAAATGTCCCCATTTAGTACCTCTGGAATTGGGCATCAACAAGACGCTGATGAGTTTTTAATTAGTTTCTTTGATAATATACACGAAGAGTTAAAGAGTAAAATGAAATTACATCCCCGATTAATTGGGGTTGGAAAAGAACATAAAAATTTTAATGAATATCTATCTATTTATAAAAATGAATATTCGCCCATTATGAGATTATTTAATATACAAGAAACAATTAAAATGCTTTGTGATTCATGCAAGTCCGTTAAAACAAGGTATGAATTACAATTAAGAATTAGTGTAGATATTCCCTCTATTCGATGTTCATTAAATGATTGTTTAAGTTCAGTATATAGACGTCCCGAATTATTAGAGGGATATAAATGTGATAGTTGTTCCGAAGTTTCAACAACGTATAAGATGACAACATTAAGCATTATCCCCAAATATTTGATTATAACATTAAAAAGATTTAGTAGTATGAGGGGATTAAGAAGTACAATTGAAGTACCCGAAAAATTAAATTTAGATAAATATATCTATGAAGTACATCACAATATTTTAAAAATGTTAGATGAAAATAAATATCAAAGTTTAGATTATAAATTAATAGGAGGTGTTTTTCATATTGGAAATATGAATGGGGGACATTATATTTCTGTAGTTAAAAGAGGAAATAATTGGATAAAATGTAATGACGAAGATGTCGATGCCATGGAAAGAAAACCCGATTTTAGCAAAGCATATATTTTATTCTATAAAAGAAAAAAATATAATAAAGAAATAGAAGTTATTATTTAAAAAAAATAATTTTTTTTATTCGTTAGAATAAATAATATTATTTTCATCATCTGATGAAACAATTTTAGTAATTTCTTTAACTTCTTCATCTTTATTAATTTCTTCTAATAAATCATTTAATAATAATTCTTTATAATTATCTAAAATTAAATCTTTATATTTTTTCATTAATATTTAATTTATTTTCTATAAATTTAATTAAAATATAATTATTTTTATCTTTATAAAAAACTTTTATAAAAATATTTAAATCATCTTTAAATTTTAATTGAAATGAATCATAAAAATATGTTTTATAATAATTATAATCTAAATTTGTATCATTTTCTAATTTTTCTTTTAATTCTTGTGGATTTTTTGTATAGATATAATATTCATATAAATTATTTTTAACTTTTAGATCATTATATTTAGAAATATATAATTTATTTGGTTCATTTGATTTTATTGTAAATTCTGTTTTTATTATTTGTTTTTTACTAAATGCATATTCTATCATTAAAATAATTGTTAAACCCACAAAATAACCAATAAAAAAATTTAAACAACTCATTTTAAATAAAAAAAAAGTTAAATTTAATTTACTCTTTTGAGTAAATTATTTTACCATTAACAACAATTTTAATAATTTCTTTAACTTCATTACTTTTAGAAATATTGCATTTAATATTATCCAAATAATATTCTTCATAGTTATCAATCATTAATTCTTTATATTTCTCATAAATTTGATTATCAGTGAAAAGCTCATCAACAGAAGCTATTTCAAAGATTGTATAACCATCATTATCTTTATAATAAATTTCAACTCTTACTTTATTTAAGTACAAACGAAGATAAGTATTATTTCCGTTAATTTCTTTTTTATAAACCAAATCCTTATCATTTTCTAATTTTTCTTTTAATTCATCTGGATTTTTAGTATAAATAATATATTCTTTGTTAGTATCATATATTAAAGTTTTTTTATGATAAATACCTAAAATATTAGGAAATTCGGGATTAATAATATACTCTGGTTTAAATGTTTTTGGTTCTTCTTTAATTGATTTAGGGTCTGGATAAACAATTTTATAATCTATTTTAATTTTAATAATTTCTTTAACATTTTTATTTTTTTCATATGTATTTTTAATTTCATTGACAATTAATTTATAATAATCATCTACCATAAGATTTTTATATTTCTTATAAATTTCACTTCTAGAAGATAGATATAAAATATTTGTATTATCAATCGAAAGAGATGATAAATATTCTTCTCTTTTAAAATCATTTGTATCTTTATACGAATATCTAATATTACATGTATCTAAAACAATTTGATTGTAAGTAGTTTTAGCAAATTTAATCCGTTTATAAACTAAATCCTTATCATTTTGAAGTTTTTCTTTTAACTCCTCTGGATTTTTAGTAAAAATTATAATTTCTTTTTTGTTATATTTTTCAGAATAATCAGAAAGATATAATTTATTTGGTTCATCTGGTTTAATTGTAAATTTTTGATTAATTATATTATCTTTACCTGAATTAATAATAGCAAACATTTCAATTTCTTTATTGATATCCTTTCTTACTTCTTCACCAATTAATTCATAATGAAATTGATAACCTTCATTTTGATTATAATAAAACAGATAATAATGCTTATTATAATTTTCACCAATAAAAAGACCATTACTATTTTTACAAATATAAGAAACAGTGAATGCGCCAAGTTTTTCACCTAAATTAACTTGATTATATGTCTTATTTCTTCTTTTAACTTGGTCATAATTTAAATCTGTATCATTTTTAATTTTTTCTTTTAATTCTTCTGGATTTTCTGTAAAGATAATATATTTATACTTATTTTCACCATCAGAAAGATATAATTTATTTGGTTCATCTGGTTTAATTGTAAATTCCTGATCAATTATTTTATCTTGTTTAATTCCTTTGAGTCCATTAGATGGAATACGATTATAATCAGGCTTGTTATCTTTCTTCTTGAAAATAGAGGAGAACATTGTGTTTTTTATTTATTAAATAAAAGTTCAATTTTTTAGAATAAAAAATTATAAACTTTATAGAATAAAAAATTATAAACTTTTTAGAATAAAAAAATAAATTAAATTTATTTTTTAGAATCAGGATATATTTCCTTAAATGTATAATATCTATAATGGTGTTTATAATAGAAATGAATATCTAAAATTTCAGGTTCATATTCATATTCGTCTAACATATATCTATTAAAATGTTGAAAATATTCTTTTGTCCAATTAATTTCATAATTTTCTTTAACTAAATCAGGATATAATAGAGTAATAATATTAATCATTCCTCCATAATATATTGTTTCTCCATGTGTTTTTATATTATTATTATTATCTTTATAAGTTATTTCAATAGATGAAAATTCATCATCAACATATACATAATCGTATTCATACCTGCTACTATATGATTCTATTTTTCTTTTTATTATTTTCTTCTAATTTATATGTTAATAAATAAGGAAAATCTGTTAAAATAATCGTATCATTTATATTAATATAATTATCAAATTTTTCTATATTATAGGTTATTCTTTCTTTTTTAGTATCTAGAAAATATGATATAACCTTATATCCAATAAAACCACTAATTACGTATTTAAACATTTTAATATTATTAAAAAAAAAATCAATTCTTATTCAGAATACAAAAAAAGAAAATATAATCTATTACTATATTTATATAAAATTAACTTTAATACGTCTTTTATTCGGAATAAATATTTTAATCTGTCTTCAACAAATTCAACTTCGTTGAATTTATTTATTCTATTAAAATATAAAATTAAGTTTAACTTCGTTAAACTTAATTTTTATTCGGAATAAATATTTTAATCTGTCTTCGACAAATTCAACTTCGTTGAATTTATTTATTCTATTAAAATATAAAATTAAGTTTAACTTCGTTAAACTTAATTTTTATTCGGAATAAATATTTTAATCTGTCTTCGACAAATTCAACTTCGTTGAATTTATTTATTCTATTAAAATATAAATATGACAAAAGGTGTAAGAATAAATATGGGAGGTTCTTCACCTTCCCCAAATAGAGAACAATATCAAGATATTGATCAGTTATTAGATAATGAAAAAATAACGATATTTGACAATCCCAATTATGCTGTAAATCGCCAGAATATGAAAGAAATGCGTGAAGCATTCCATTTAATGCAAGGCCAATGTGATAAACACTCCGAAACAATTAAATTCCAACAAAACTTACTTATTTTAATTGCTATTGCTTTAGTTGCCAAGATTGTTATAGATGGAATAGATAAAATAGTTAATGGCCGGCGGAGTTAAATAATTCCAATAGCAATACATTTGCCATAATATTTTTTTTTAACTTGTTTAATTAATTCATTTGCAAACTGACAATAATATCCACAATAAAATATTTTTGTTAATTTTGGCATATCTTTTAATAATTTTTCTATTTCTTCTTTTTTATTATCTGAATAAAGAATTCCATCATGTCCAAAATTAAAATGTTTTAATTTCTTTTTAATTTTTTTATCTAATCTAGAATTAATATCTTCTATTTTAATTTCATTTAAATGAAAGTCAAAACCTAAATGTGTTGTATTTTCAGGTATTTTATTAATTTCTTCTATATTTTCGATTACATAATATTCGGAGAATATATCATTATCATCATTATCATTTTTATAATAAAATATATCATTTTCTAATTCATTTAAAACTTTTTCCATTTTAATTTTATGTTCATATTCAGCATTTTTATTAAAATAATAATAATAAAAATATTCTTTCATTTTATTTTTTTTATTTTTTTTTTTCAATTTAGTTGAATTTATTTTTATTCAAAATAGAATATTTTTATCTGTTTTCCACAGATAAAAATATTCTATTATATTAATGATTAAATTGGCTTTATTAATAGTAGTTATTGCTCTATTAATGCATACATATGATTTATTAGTAAATCGTAGAAATCAAGTGGTAATTAAAGGTGATAAACCAACAATTATGTTATTCTATGTGGATTGGTGTGGATATTGTAAGAAATTTATGCCGGATTGGGAAAGATTAAGTGGTTCAATGTCTGATAATGCCAATTTTGTTAAGTTAAATGGGGATAAAGAAACTTCAATGGCCGAGAAATACAATGTTAAACAATATCCAACAATAATTAAAGTATATAAGAATGGTAAAATGGTTGTATATGAAGACGAAAGAGAGATGGATAAATTAGTTAAATTCTGTAAAAAGTAAGTAATAAAAAATTAATTAAACTATAAAAAATGGATAGATTGAATTTTATTACCGACATTTCTTTGGAATCACTCCAAATGCGCCAATATAGCACATCGCAAATTCATTGCGATTATGAAGATTGCGAAATTGGCGCTGAAAATTATGAAATGTGTCCAGAACACAAAGATACAAATAGTGCACTTCATTCGATTTTCGGATTTTACGTTAATAAAGATGAATTTTTTCGCAAAAAAATTTATAGAAATTCCGCGTTCTTTCTTAAGGTTTATGAACTTGAAATGAATATTCCACAAACATATAATGGATGTGGAAGATTATACAAAACTTGGTTGAAAGAAATTTTCAGATATTGTTTTCTGATGAATATTAGTCAAAAACGTACTGATGAAGCATTGTTTATGTTAAGAAACAATGAAATATATTATAATTTGGATCTTTATAATATTTGGTGTGTTTCCCAATATAATGGACTTGTTGATAAAAAGACACATAACCAACATTTTAAGGAATACTTTGAATGGCAATCAAAAAATTATAATAAAAGTTATACTAATTATAAATTATATTAATTAATTTTTTTTTTTAGTTTTAATCTTCTTTAATCAATTTAATATTATTATTTTTTTCTTTTGTTCTTTTATCTTCTTCTAATAAGAATTTAATATCCGATATTTGTCTATTCTTTTTCATTTTATTTTCCCAAGATATAAACAATATATTTGGTCTAATATAATTAACATCAAATCCAGATGCCCTTATCTCTTTAATTAGAAAAACAATACAAGCAACAAAATCATAATCTCCAATTAAATTTGTATTTGTTGTAGGAACATTAAAATACATTGAAGTTTTTCTTAAATATCTATTTGTATTATTAATTTCTGTATAACATGAATCAAGTACATTTAAATAAATTTCTTGATTTTTCATTGCATTATGAACATCATCATTATATAAGTCTTCTATTGTTAAACCCATTAACTCATAATATCTTAATTTTTTTTTTTAAAGTTTGAAAAAACAAATATTTTAAATACATATAATAATATAATGACCGATCCTGACCAACAGCTTCAAAAATTAAAAGATGATTTTGGAGGAATTATTGATAAATGTAATTCTCTTGAATTAACTCCTGATAATTTTGGAAAAATCTCTTGTTGTGTTTATAAATTTTATGATCAATTAAATAATAACATTTTAGATGCAGTTAATATCGATAGTCAAAATGGAGAATCAAAACAATTTGGAGAAATTGGTAGTTGTAATGTTTCTGATTCAGAAATAGATAAATATAGGTTTGAAGTTGTTAAACTACATAATATAGAAGCATTAGAGGAATTAAAACATAAAGACAATGCTTATTTATTAACCTCTCTAACTCTTTTAGGGGCTTTAAGCAAACCCAATGGTCAAGATAAAGCAGCATATGAAGCACTTAAAAAACTTGTTGATACTATCTTAACAGATGAATCAAGAATATTAAACAAGAAAATAGATGCTTCATTGGCTTTACTTGCTTTAAATTCAATTGTTGGGGCACATAAAGAGGAATTAATGGCCAAATTATTCCGAAAACGTGCAGATGAAATTGAAACACGTAATGAAAAATTAACTTCATTAATTCCACAAATGGTTGATAATGTTAAAAAAATACCCCAGAATGTACAGTCAGGTGGAGGTCTTCCTGTTTATGATAAAGCATCTGGTCTTCCGGTTACAATGGAGGGTGGATCAGTATTTATTGGAGGTGCTGAATATAAACCACGAAAGAAAAAGAGCAGATCCCGATCTAAATCCAAATCCAAATCCAAATCCAAATCCAAAAAACGCCGTGCATCAAAACCCAAAAAAAAACGTCGTTCTTCTAAATCAAGAAGAAATATGGTTTAATTTGTTTTCAATAGATTTAATTTTTTTTTTATTTAAGATCAGCTAATAATTCTTCTGTTTCAAGATCTTCATCAGGTGGTGTCATATTTCTATACGTTGTTTTTTTAATATTTGTTTTATTATTTATAAAATCAGACATCATTTCTGCACCCTGATTCATAATATAGAAATTTAGAGCACTAAATAAGAATGCTTGTATTAATCGAAGAATAGGTGATTTCTTTGATCCAGATGAGAAATGCACTTCATATAAATCGGCAAATATATCTTCAAAATCATCCATATTATGTTTTAATGAACTACTCCATCCAGTAATATTAACATTAATTAATTTAATCTTTCTTGAAATTGCTTCAAAACTCTTTGCCATTATAAGAACAATAATTGTCATATATCTTGTTGCCTTCTCTCTTGATTTTCTTGCTCTTATTTTTTTAATTTCAAATTTAATTTCATCTGGATCAGAATGAATATCAAATTCTTTTAATGTCATATTTTTATTTTTCTTTGCTAAATCTTCCCATTCTCCTAGTAAATCAGCAATATTAATAATATCATCTTTTGATTTTACTTCTATTTTATCAGATACTTTATCTATATATTCTTCTTCATTTGTTTCTTGAATAATTGGATTTAAAATATTAATATCTGGTTCAATGTTATTTCCCATACTCGGAGTTTTTATTTTTTCAAATAAGAAATCGTCTTTACCAATAGATTTATTTGATAACTCATCCATATTTACTTTGGGAGCAGTCCAAACTGGTTCAGATGTTTCATTAATAAAAGGTGAAGACATTGGTATATGCTCTTTTATTGATGGTATTTTTGGACTTTCCTTTTTTTCTGATTTATTTGAAAGCATATCCTCAATTGATGTGTTTTTTGTTTTCATTTTATTAACAAGATTGTCCATTCCGAATAGAATTTTATCGTCTATCATTGTTGAAAGAGCATCATTGTTTTCTGACATTTATAACTTATTTTAAATGAAGAGTACATATTTAATTAAAGCAACGCGGTATTATATTAGATTAAAATAGTTTATTTTAACATATATGAAAATATTAAGTATTGATTGTGGTATTAAGAATTTGGCTTTTTGTTTGATTGATTTTAAAAAATATAATAAAATAGAAATAAATAATTTTAACAATGAAATAAATAATTTAGAAAAAGAATTTAATAAAATAAAAAAAACTTTTGAAAATCAAATTATTTACGAAGATTTTGAAAAAAAATTAAAAGATGTTAAAGATAAAATAATTAAAAATTTAGATTTTGAAATAATTAAATGGGATAATATAAATCTTATAGATAATAAAAAAGTTAAAAGTGTTTCAGTATTTAACTTATCTAAAATATTAGTAAAAAGATTAGATAGTATTGATGGGCTACGTGATGTTGATTATGTTTTAATTGAACAACAACCTTCTAAAAATAGTAAGATGAAAACATTACAAACGGCTTTATATTCTTATTTTATGATTAGAGGAATTATTGATTCAAATAAACCAATTAAAAATATTATTTATGTTAGTCCAAAAAATAAATTAAAAGGAACAACGGCACAAGAAAGAAGAGTAATATATGAATATTATAATGAACGTTCTGAAAAAAAGGATAAAGGAACAAGATATAGAAATACAAAAGCAGTTGGGGTTAAATTTTGTTCATATTTACTTTCTATTTATGATAAAGACGAAGATTCCACTTTCTTTGAATCTAAAAGGGGCAAAAAAGATGATTATGCTGATGCATTTATACAAGCATATTGTTATTATCCAAGAATTTAAATTATTTTATTTTTTTTTTATAATTTATCTTGGTAATGAAATTTAAAAAAATTATAAAACTTTTTAAATATTTTAAATGGATCGTTAAATTAACTCAAAAAAGACTTTGATTTACAGTTATTAATTCACTGTATAATTATGTTTAAATCACAAGTTCAAGCGGAGGGCATTCTGCCCTTTCGGGATTTCGTTTTACGAAATCCCTGCCCGCCCCTTTAAATTGAAAATGGGTATAGATTATAATTATGAGTTTTAATTTAAAAAAATATTTATATTATTAAAAAGATAATGAAATTCAAAGATTATTGTTATTATATTTTATTTATGAATGAAACTAATTATGATTATAATAAATTAATTAGTGAAATTAATAATCCTCAATTAATTTCAAAAGTATTATTATCTGAATTTGAAATAAAAGATATTGTTTCTTTCTTGGATAGTTATTTAGAATTAAATAAGGATAATATAAAAGAAATATTATTAGAAATAAAAAAATATAATAATTCAGAGGAAATTAAAAAATTATTAGAAGAAAATAGTAATATTAAAGATAATTTACAATTTTTATATAATTTAGAAAATATAATTTCAAGTAAATTACCAAATTTATTAATAAAAAAATTTAAAAAAATGTTAGTACCATTTGAAATATATATAATAGTACTAAATAAAGAAGCTAATTGTTTTAGTTTATTTAAATTGTTAGATATTTTAGATAATTATATAATTAAATATTATTTTGATAAAGAAGATGAATATTTAATTAAGAGTATAAGAGAATTAAAGAATATTGCCGCATTTATACAAGTATCTACAAGTATTTCTTATACGTCTTAAACTCCATGTATTCGTTTAACCAGATTTAGTAAAATACATAAATATTCCGGTAGAAACCATAAGAGCAATAACCCCATAAACTTGTTGTTTATTACAATTCTCATATTCATTTTTAATTTTCTGGAATTTATATTTGGGATTTAGATAAAAATATTTATCTTTTTTAACTATTTGATTTAATAAATTATATTTAGTATTATTATCTAAAGATGAATAAAGAATTCTATAATATAATATTTCTAAAATAGGAAATATATTTTTTTTATTATTCCCAATATTATTATCTAAAATAAGATCAAGAATATTAAATTCTTCATTTGTTAAATTAGAGTTAGAAACAATATTTTTCAATATCCAATAATTTACATTCTTTGCTTCTTGTAATTTATTTAATAATCTGAAGTAATGTAATATTCTATTATATACATTAATATCAATTAACATATCATCCATCATATATTGTGTAATTAATGATATAATTCTATAAGATTTAGGGGATACATTTTTAACAATAACTTCAATACAATCTTTTAATGCCCCATATTTTTCTAATATTTCTCGAATAACAAAATAATTATTTCTTTTTGTGTAAAATTGAAGTGCGGGGAATAATTTATGTGGACATTCCTCAATTAGATTTAATACTTCTTTTGCGTGTGAATGAAAATCAAAAATATGTGATATATATACAAATTCTTCTTCCATATTAATTAATTTTATTTTGTATAGATAAAAAAAATTAATTTTTTTTAAATTCCAAAAAAAATTAATTTAAAATATTTATTTCTTTAATAAAAGTTTAGGTTTAATAACAACTGAATCATAATTTGAATTAATAACTCCAGTAATAAAGTTATAAACAACATCAATCTTATCTTGAGTATTAGATCCTTTAATTGAAATAGATCCCGATTGATGAATAATAAGGGTAACACTTTTTCTGTTAGGATCATTAGGGAATGGATATTTAATAATAGCACCCTGATATTTCTCTTGATTAAATTCAGTTGAAATACCAGTAATATTCATTTCATCAATTTTTTTAATTAAATTCTTTCTATTTAAATTCTGTTCAATTGAAAATCCAACCGCATACATTGATTTATCTGTATTAATATCAATACCAAATTCTTTATTATTAAAAGCAAATGCAATTTTTTTACTAACAACTTCTGAAATTTCTTTACTCTCTTCTGGATATTTCATTCCTGGTGTATGTAATGAACCAGTTGCAAATACCTTAACAAATATAATTCTCTCATTATGGTTCATTGTAATAGTCGCCTGATGTTTAAACTCTTTTTTATGTTTTTTACTGGCTTTGCTTACTCTAACAACTCCTTTTGTTTTACCCAAATATTTAATCCCCGTAATAATTTCATCATTCAGAGGAAATTCCTCAAATAATTTATCTAAATTAATTCCTGTTCCTAATTTACTATACATATTAATCATATCAATTGATAATGGTTTTTTAATTGTAATACGATTTTTAGGGATCGTTAAACTTGATTCAGTTGTTTCCTCCATTCCTTTAATTTGAAATTTATTAAATTAAAAAATCAATTTTCTTTAATTCAAAAAAAATAAAGAAAATTATTAAACTTTCTTTAATTCAAAAAAAATAAAGAAAATTATTAAACTTTCTTTAATTCAAAAAAAATAAAGAAAATTATTAAACTTTCTTTAATTCAAAAAAAATAAAGAAAATTATTAAACTTTCTTTAATTCAAAAAAAATAAAAAGTTAACTTTTAAATTATTCAGATTTATTAGTTGTAGAACTACCAAAAGCCCCATCTCCTCTTTCAGTTTCATCTAATTCATCAACAATAACCAATTCAATAGGTTCAGTATCAGGGGCAACTAACTGAAGAATTGAATCTCCCTTTTTAAAATGTTTATAACGAATACTTAAATTATAGTTCTTTTTGTAAATACCGATTAGAATAAAATTAATAATCGCTCCAATTGTATTCCATCCAATTAACCAGAAAAACCATTGAATAAGCATAACAATACCAAATGTATTATAGATTTCATTAATTTCGTGTAATTTATTACTCTGGATTGGATAATGAAGTTTAGCAGAAACTGGACCACGATAATTATTATCAATTAAACCAACACTGTTTGTTAAAATTAAAGGTACATTTCCAATACTGGAACGAGGACGCAAATCAAGACCTTTATTAGTGTCTTGGGGGCTAACTTTAATCCCGAGATTAACTTTTGTAGTTTGACCTTCCACAAAAATATAGTCTTGAGGAAAGGGAATATCAATCCCATTATCACCTTTATACTGATGATTTCCTCCATTTTCAACAATATTCGTGTAATACTCTTTTAATTCAGAAGGAACAACAATATGAACTTTCATAATGTTTTGTGAATTAAATTAAAAATGATTTCAATTTTAATTTAAAATGGCTGATTATATTCTACATTTACCAATTTCAACAAAAGATATTAAAAATTTAAATAATTATTTATATCCAGTTAAAGAAAAAAATGAGAATAACAAAGTAATATTAAGAGAAGGTAAATATGTAGAAGTTAAGAAAAATATTATTCATTTTAATAATGAACCAAAAGAAAAAATTAATATTTCATCATATAAAAATCAAACAATTGGTAAAAAAGTAAGAAAAAGAAATAATTGGGCAAGAACAACAGATATTGCTTGTTGGCATTGTACTTATAATTTTGAAAACACTCCTTGTAGTATTCCATTTGAAAAGAAAAAAAAGGAATACACAGTTTATGGATGTTTTTGTAGTTTTAATTGTGCAAAGGCATATTTGGTTATGTTTGATAGTAATAATAAATGGGAGAAAATGCAATATTTAAACCAATTATATTATGATATTCATGGAGAATATATTAATATTCAACAAGCACATCCTAAAGAAGTATTAGAGAAATATGGGGGAACGTTAACAATCTATGACTTTAGAAAATATAATAACGAAATTAGTTGTGAAATATTAATTCCTCCTTTAGTTTCAATCCAACCAGAAATAGATATCAAAATAATTAAAAAATCATTGAATACTAAAACTTCGGATATTAATTTTGTTAGAAGTAAGAGTAAATCACCATTAAGAGTTAAAAAACCAACAAAGAAAGAAAATACAACGTCTGCTCAAGCAGATTTTATGAAATATTTTAATAACTAAATTATTTTTTTTTTAGATAAAATCTAAATATTTTTAGATAAAATCTAAATATTTTTAGATAAAATCTAAATATTTTTAGATAAAATCTAAATAACACAATAATTTAATTAATATAATTCCAGTAATAAACAATCCAGATAGAATTAAAGTGCCTTTAAATGATATATTTTTTGTTATTATTTCTTTTTCTTCATAATTAATACTTGATGTGGTATTAATTCCATTTAATTTTTCTAATAAGTTAAAGATAAATTTATTATTCAATAAAACAAAAAGAATAATAAGGAATACTATTTCTTTTAATGATGATTTAAAAGAAGATAATTGTTCTTGTGCTTCTTTTGTTTCATTTATTTGAGGTAATGAAAACCCATCAGGAAGAGTTTCTGTATTATTTATTTCTACTGCCAGATCTTCTAAAGGTGTAAACATATCATCCATTTTATTATTTATCTATTTTTAATTTTTTTTTGTTAAAACGATAAAGTTAATTTTATTGGAATAAAATAAATATGAATGACAATGAAAAACTGAATGACAATGAAAAACTGAATGACAATGAAAAACTGAATGACAATGAAAAACTGAATGACAATGAAAAACTGAATGACAATGAAAAACTGAATAAAAATAAAATAACATATAAAAATTTTGAAGAACCAGAAATTAAAAAAGTTATTAATTTAACATTCGTTGAAGATAATCCAGTTATTTATAGAATTAATATTTTTGTTGGTTCCAGATCTAATAAGATAAAGAAGTATTTAAAGGAAATAGAAAATATTAATCCAAATGAAAAGATAAAAATATCAAATGAAACAAATTCCCAATTAATAAAAGAATTTGGAAAAAACTGGAAAGAGTTATTTGGCTTAGATTTAACTCAATTTGATCTAAATAAAGTTAGATCGGCCAAGAGAATAGAAGATAAATTTGATTTTACTAAAGTAGAATCAAATAGACAATTAGGTGGTAAAAAAATAGAATATAATGAAAGCGAAGAAGATTTAATTAATTTAATTAATGCTTCAAGCGCCGAGGATGAAGAGATATATGAAAAAGTAGGAGAAGCCATTTCAGAAGAAATTATGAATATGGGAACTTCAGAAGAAAAAACATCTGGATTATATAATTTTGTTTATGATTATTTATTTGATAATGAAAAAATAAATGAGATTAAAAAAAAGATTTTTGCTTATCTTGATATTCCCATCTATAACCAAAATCTTTATTATGTTAAAAAGAATGAAATAGATAATGAATTAGAAGGTATAACACTTGGATATAAATTATTAACAAATAAGGGCAATTTATATGCCAATAATTCTTTAATCATTAATATGTTTAAAAATATAAATAAAAATAATACAATTAGTAATATACCAATTGATCCATATTTTATTGAATTATTCGAAGATTTACAATCTGTTTCAATAAAGGATTATGGAAATATTTTATTAGAACAGCAAGATAAAAATATTAATACAATCTATTGTTTTGATTTAAATGATCTTGTTAATGCTATTTCGAATTTAACTGTTTTAATTGATAATTTAATTAGCAATAATGGAATGTTTAAAGATTTTTATACTGGGTTTATTTTAAAATATTTTCCTCTAATTGAGGAAAGCAATTTAATTGATAGTTTAAAAAAAAATATTCCAACAATTAATAAAAGAAATATTATAAATGACGCAAATTATTATGAAAAAATTATGAATTTATTTAAAAAAGTAGATAATAAGAAAATAGACGATACATTAACCTCTATTAATATTACATTAATTGATTTAATATTTTATAATAAATTTGTTGAAAATAGATTAATAGATACAAGAATAGTAAATAATTATAACTTATTTAATTATTTGGAATTAGATAATAATATTGTATTTTCTGCTTATAATAATAAAAAAAAAGTAAATATAAAAGTTTATAATAATTTTTATGAAAAAAGTTGGGATCATATTCAAAAGAAATTTTTAAAACATATAAAGAGTTTAAATGATAAAGAGGTTATGATAAAATTAAGAAAAGGTTTAACACCTCAAAGTAAAGATTGGGGTTCATTTATTACATTAATTATAAATGAAAATGGGGATATACATGCAAATATAGGTTGGAAACAATATGATAAAGCCAATAAAGAAACAGTAGAGAATGTGATTAAAAGAATTAAGATAGAAATAGATAAAATAAATAGTATAAATCGTTTAAATATTTTTAGATTTGATCGTAATAAGTTCTTTATAAATGAACATAATACAAAAATAGAAAAATTAAATATTTCTACTTATTTAAATTTTTCTTTAACTCCAAATGATTATATATTTTTCAAATTATTTTTAAATTATTTTTCATTATTTATTTCTATTAATGCTGAAAAACCAAGTAAATATGCAACTGTTTTGTATATGGAATATAAGAGAAGTGGATATAAAATGGCAAAGGGTCCCAAAATTAAATTAATGGGGAAAAATGAATCATTGATTAAAGAAGAAGATATTAAAGGAGTAGCATTAGAATTATCGGGAACTGATAATCCCCAATTTAAAATAGAGGGAATTATAAATTACGAAGAAATGAATAATATATTTAATATCTTTACTCGTATTTTATATTTATATAAGAATTATAAATCATATCCAGATTTAGATGAATATTTTACTCCAATATTTAATAATATAAAGGCCGAGTCAAATAAAAAGATATATAAGGGAGAAAAATCTATTAAAATTTTACAAAAAATGGACGAAAAATTGTTTAATTATTCAACAAAGAATGGCAAATATGACTTTTATTCCAGATTATGTCAATCGAAGAAACAACCACTCGGTATATCAGATGAAGAAATTGCCGGATATAAAAAAAAATATCCAAAAAGAGAAGTTCTTACAATAGAAAATAAAACAAGAGAAGGTCAATTTACTGGTTATGTTTGTGAAAATCCTGTTTATAAATTCCCTGGGTTTATTGCAAAAGAAAAACACCCTGATAATTTCTGTTTACCCTGTTGTTTCAGTAAAGACCCTAAGAATCCAAAAAATTCAACATATAGCGTATTTCAACAATGCACAAATGAAACAAGTTTTTCAGAAGAAGATGGGGGCAAATATACTAAAGATCGCCGATATTTACTTCAATGGAAATCAGAAGAAATTCCACAAGGCCGTCTTTCTTATTTGCCCAGCGATTTAATGAAAATATTAAATAATGAAAAGAAATGCAAAATATCATCAAATAAATTAGATAGAGGATCTAATTGTTATCTAATTGCCGGAATGATACAAGATAATAAATCTTTACCAAGGGCTATTGCTACATGTATAATTGCTAATTATAATTCAAAAGATTTAAGAATTGCCGATGATAAAATAATAAAAATTAATAATTTTTGGGATGATACTATTAATAATTTGAAAAAACACCAAAATATTTTTAATATCTTGGAAAATGGAAAAGTTAAACAAAAATTCGGGGACTTGGATGCTTATATTGATTATCTTAAAAAAGATTACATTGATATTAAATGGACTAAAGATTTATTAAGCAATTATAATTCACTTGGCATAAATCTAAATATTGTTATGTTTAACGAAAATAATAGAATAATTAATTATGAATGTAATATGAATACATATAAATTATTACAAAATATAGAAAATAATAAAAGAAAAACAATTATATTAATAAAAAGTTCAAAAAGATATTATTATATTTCAGATATTAAAATTAGTGATGTGAAAATACCTAAAATACCAAAAATAGAAATTAAAAGATTATTTGAACCTAATGATAATCTAACAGTTAAAATTAAAAATTTAATTTCAAATTTCTGTGATATTAATAAAGATAATAAAAATAATATATATAAAAATCAGTTTGGGTTTGAATATATGCCCGATATTAATGAATTGAATGATCTAAATGATTATAAAATTACTGGTCAAATATTATCAAATAATGATATTAATGTTAAAGAAGTTATAATTAATAATAAATTTTCTTTCCCTGTTAATTATAATTCCATTAAATTAAAAGATAAAAAAGATATAACAAAGAATAATATAATTGGAAATTATAATACAATAAATGATTTTATAAATTTTATAAATAAAAAATTTAAAATAAATTTATCTGTTAATAAAAAAGTTATTTATAATAAAAAAGTTATTGGATGTTTATTAAATAATAATTATTTTATTCCTCTATCCGGTGATGACAAAAGATTAAATAATTTAGATGTATATAATATTAAATATGATCTTAATAAAGTTAATAATTATATAATGAATGATATTATTATACCTGATGGACGAATTAAAGAAGTATCAAAAATTAAACAAGATAAAGAATTATTTAATATATTTGAATATCAAGTAAGCCAATATATATTTAAAGAAATTAATAGAATAATGAGAAATGATTTTAATTCTATATTTAAAGCAGAAAAAACATATAATCGTATATTAAAAAGAATAGAAAATAAAAATAATAAAATAACAAAAAGAGATTATAATAAAATAAAAGAATTATTAAAAATAAGTTATAAAAATAAAATACCAATTGAAAAATTAATGGAAAGAGAATTATTCGATTTTGATCAGCAATTAAAGAAAAAAATAGAAAAAGCTAATGAACCCGAATTAAAGAAAATAATAGAAGAAATAAGTAAAAAATTTGTTATAATTAAATCCTCTATTAATAGTGGAGAATGTTATTGGAAAAATTCTAAATGTTTTATAATTTTAACAGATAAATTATATAAAGAATTTATTAAACGTTTAAATAGTCAAATATACATAAATGACATATATAAGTTTGATATATTAGAAAATAATATGGATTATGGAAATAAATTTATTAATAGACCCAGCGAAAAAAAAATGGTTATTCATTTATAGATTAAATCCTGTTTGCTTAATAGCATCAGTGAATTTTTTTACTTCTTCTTTGATACTCCATTCTTTCAAACGATCTAATTCTTTTTGAATTGTATTTCTGAGCATTTCACATGCATAATTCTTAAACAAATGATATTTTTTTGTTGCGGAAACCATTCCAAATTTCTTCATCGCAATACTTCCAAGTTTATTATAAATCATTGCCTGATCAGATGTCCAGTTAAGATCATTATATCTGGTATCAAATGGAATTTTTGATTTGGCATAGAAAAGAAGTTCCACAAAATTAGTATTCTCATTAAAGTTTTTCCCTATGAAAAAGGAAACATTTTGGTTATCAATTTCTTTTTTAATTGACATAATTAGATTTTTTAATATTATTTAAAAAATAAATCAATTTATATCAATTTGTTTTTCGATAATATACTCAATATTATCAACAATTAATTTATTGTACAAATGACAATTTAAATAGAATATATAATTAAAATCCCAATAATTAATAATCATATTATCAATTGAATAAGTATTATTTTTCATTTCAAAACTGGCCAATTTAGCCAATCTATCTGCTTTATCATTCATAATTGTTCCATAATTTGTTTTAGATTGATGGCTTTTAATACATCTAAATTTAACTTGAATATTATTATGAAATATAATATTTTTAATTTTTTTAACAATGAAATTATGGAATATAATATTTTGAAAATGAATTATTCTATAAGCTTCATCACTATCTGTAATAATCTCAATGTTATTATAATTATTATAAACAGCAAAATATAGAGCATATAAAATAGCCAATAATTCATAATAAGTCGATGAATTACTATAAGCATAAACATATTTATAAAATTCAAACTCATCTGTACAGAATGAAATACCGGCTTTTTTACTTAAATAATTCAAACTACCATCAGTAAATATTTGGATAGTTTTATTCTTTTCAATTTTATATTCTTTTTTAATTGATCTATGAAATTTCTTTTTAATTTTTAAATTTCTTTGAATACCCAATATAGTTGAATCAATTTTATCTTTATATTCTTTTGATCTGGTTTTTACTTTCTTATATCTGTGTTTTTTAATATATTGATTAATATTAACAAGAATTCCTATTTGAATATCATTTTGAAATTTTTTAATTTTATTTATTATATAATTATAAACTTCAGTATAACTCTGAGATCTATATTCAAGATGAATTAATTTCTTTGAAAAATGATAGATAATTAAATTAATACCCCAAATCTCATTATTTTCAATATTATATTTCTTTACTCTTTTTTTACTTACAATTAATCTATCTAATGGAATTGGAATATATTTTTTAATTTCTTTATTAATAAATTTATCGATGTTATTAATAAATTCCTCTTGTGTATCGTTAGATAAATTTTTAATTTTGTCTAATGCATATTTATAAACTTTATATTTCTGATTGGATTTATACTCCAAATTTGTTTTTCCAATACAATGGTTAATTGACCACATTTTTCCTATTTAATTAAAAAAAAATCATTTTTTTTACAAATTCTTATATAGTTTAAAATAATTATTTATATGTCTAATATTATGAAGATAATATATATAAGAAACATCTGCTTTTTTATTCTTATAAGTGATTGACATTGTATTTGCTGTATAATACCAATCATATATTTTATTTTCAAATAATAAGTTAAATAATTCTATATATTTATTACAATCAAATTTATAATATTCTGGAAGGAATACTTTTAATGTTGAATTTTTAATATCAGGATTATTTTCAAATATTGTATCAAATATTTTTATTATTTTAATACTTATTTCATTTAATTCTAAAACTATATCTTTTATAATTTTGGTATAATTTTTAGAAGGAAATATTCCTTCATCTTTTCCATATAATTCATGAGTCGAACTAAATGTTTTTGAATAACCATCTTCTTTAATTATTTTAGAAGATAAATAATTAATATTTGTAAATTCTTTATATAAATCTATTAATTTTATATTTCTTAATTTATCTAATGATTGTTTATATAATTTTTGGGCTTTTTTTTTATTTGAAACAGATAAATGACCTTGGGCTATATCAAAATTTAATTTATAACCAAGTTTTTGATACCAACTTATTCCATTTTCTATTAATTTTAAAAACTTTAAACTAATCATTCTTTTATTATTTGGATCATCCGGATCTTTACATTCAATAGTAGATGCATCCCAAAGATATATGCGCTTAATTCCAATAATTGTACATATTTTTTCTATTAGTTTTATATTTGTTGTTCCGGAATATTTATTTTTTTTTAATAAATCTAAATAAGCATAATATTTATTATATTTATTTGTTATGGGATCAATATAACCTACACTAAATTCAGTTGAATCAATTTCTTCAACATCAGATTTAAATATAAAATATTTAAATTCATTAATTTTTTTACCATAAACAGTAAATTCAAATTTATTTTTTTTATATTCTATTTTTATTTTACTTATTAAAAAATAATCTGGGATGTTATGTTTTATTGATTTTCCATATTTTTTTAATATTTTTTCTATATTTGTTTGAGGCAATCCTTTTAATTTAGTTAATTTATCTATTTTCCATATAGACATTACTAATCTAACTTAAAAAAAAAGAAAAAAATAAAAATGCTGACTGCGGGGCTCGAACCCGCGACCTACGGTTTGCTTCTGCCTTTCCTTTAGGGAAACATAAGACCGTTGCTCTAACCGACTGAGCTAAGCCAGCAATATATTAATGAAATTTTTTTCAATTTTTTAGGACTTTGATAAAATCAACGAAGTTGATTTGATAAAAAATAAAATCAACGAAGTTGATTTTATCCCTCTGGTCGGATTACAGGAAAATCTAAATAGGGATTTCCTTGCCAACGTAATTTAGCATATTCAGGATTAACATAGAAAGAGTTAAAACCAAATAACCAACTACCAAAATTCCAAACAACTCTAAGTATCCAAGTAGCAAAAAGAGTTATAACCCAAGCAACGAAAACAGTTAGAAGAAAATAACCAATTTTTCCAAACACTCCTGCTTCATCATATTTTTCATCTAAATCACATATAATGCTAAATAAACCCATTTTTATATATAATATTAAATGAAAAAAAGAATTTTGGGATATTATGTAAATAAGAGTAAATATTATATCCCAGGTGATGATTTAACACATTTAAACTATTGTTTTCTTGAAGTATCAGATGATGGATCATTAATATTAAATGACAATCCATTTGAGATAAATAAATTAAAATATGAATGTCCCCATTTAAAAGTGGGTTTTAGTATATCATCTTCTAACTTGCCAAGTATTTGTTCAAATAAAGTAAAGAGGAATAAATTAGTATTAGATTGTATATCTATTGCAAAAAAACATAATTTCTTTGATTATATTGATATATTTTGGTATAATAGTTTTACAAGTGATAATGGAATATTATTGACATTCTTTATAATTGAGTTAAAAAAGGCATTAAGAATGTATCCCCATTGTAAGATAACATTATCGGCGCCTATAGATATTGGATCAATTGATTCAATGAAATTAGATATAATTGCTAAACATATATCGAGTTTCAATTTAATTTCATTTGATTATATGGATGAAGAAGAAATAGTTAAATATAATTCATCTATATGGGGAAGAAGGGGAATAGATAGAATTGTTAAATACTATATTGAATGTGGCGTGCCATCTGATAAGATAATAATATGTTGTTCTTTAATTGGGAAAGAATATTATGGAATTAAGGGATTTAACAAAGAATATAGAAATAAAAAAGATATAGAATATAAATATATAGAAAAAAAAAATATGAAATGGGATTATGAAGTGGGGGCGAATTTTACATTTGATAAAGAAAATAATATATTTATAACATTTGATAATTTAAGAAGTTTAAAAGAAAAAATAAAATATATTGAATCAATGAAACTTGGGGGCATTTCCTTCTGGGGAATAGAAGGAGATACAAAAGAAAATTCAATGATACATTCGGCAAATCAATTAATAGATGATGCAGACGTATCATTGGCTTTTAAAACCAATTAGAAGAATAGATGGAAACTACGTTTCCTTATTAATATAAAATACTCGAATTAATCATTATTTACCATAATAATAAATCCAAGTATTTTATTAAATAAAGAACTATTCCGCTACGCTTCATAGTTCTTTTTTTTTAATATAAAATACTTGAATTAATCATTATTCCACAGAATTCCTTTGGTCTTCTTCTATAATCTTCAGGTTGATAAATTCCAATATCAACGGCGTGTTGTAAAAGCCATTTGAAATTAGCCTGGAATTCAGCCCCATGTCCATCATATAATTTGCCACATATATGAGACAATTCGTGAATAACGGTATAGAGTACAACATTCTTTTCGTGTATCTTTCTATTGTCCCTGCCACTTCGGATACAATATACAACCTTCTTTCCCTTATTAAGAGTATATGAAGTATCACCTAATCCCCCAGGACTTGGCCGGCCTTCATATACATTTTCTATTTTATATCTATTAAATAATCTATGTGATCTGGGATCATTGGGGACAACTTTCTTAAGATGGGCAAATAATTTATTAACGTCTTTATGAATATTGGCAAGTAAATCAGAAGCACAAGTGGGGCAATTTAAATCACCTTGAACATTATATTTTTCGCCATCAATAGATGATTTAACTTGATCAATATTCATCTGGTTAAAAAACTCAGGTACAGCAATACGGCCTATTAAAAATGTTAAGAGGGCAACAGTAATCCCAATTGCTAAACAATTCAATAAAACTGTCATTTAATCTAATTTGATAAAAAAAATTATTCAGAATAAGAAAATTTATTGAAATGTTTAATTATTTTTTCTATATCAAAATATTTAATAAATGTATTCATATATTTTTTATAATCATCACAAATATCCATTAAAATGTCATTAACAATATAATAATCATTTTCTTCTTTTAATAAAGATAAATTTAAAAATTTATTTTTATTAAAATAGTAAAAATTAAATACTTTTTCAATATTCATTTCTTTTTCAATATACTCATAACTTTCTTTTTCATATAAAAGATGATCTAAATTAGATAAATTTGAATTAGAATAAAATGTTAGTAGTTCTTCAGTAAGTTCATCATAAATATCTTTTTCATTTACACAATCATTTTCATCTAACATAAATTCATTACATTCTTTTGTATATTTTAAACAAATAACCGCATATTTAACTTTAATTTTTTTATTCTTTATTTTTTCAAAAAAATTTTTAATAATATAATTATTATAACAATATGATTTGAAATCCATTTTAATTAAATTAAAAAAAAATTCAATTTGCGTATTTAAATTAAATTTCCTTTTTCATTCTTAATATAAATATGTATGTTTTATACTATCATTATCCTTCTTTAACAGATTATAAACCAATATCAAAAACATTAATTCTCGGGGTTTTTGATAAGGAAGATGATGCGAATAGTCATTACGAAACAGTCGCCAATGTTTTAGATAAATTAGAAACAATAAAACAAGTAGAAAATGGCAAGTTAGTATTAGAGAATATAGTAAAGAACAAACTCCATTCTAATAAATTGGGAGATGACGCCCAACATTTAATCGGGCCAGTTTTAACTCAGGAACAGATCGATCGAATATTAGAAAATGAAGACCTTTCATTAATTACCTCTGATCTTGATAAAGATAGTGTTGATTATTTATTATCTAATGGGCTTAAACAAGGTAAAGAATATATAGTAAATCAACTAATTGAAACAAATGAAAATAAAATAAATTATGATTGGATTATAAATTCAAATAATATAAAATTAATAAAGAATAAATTAAAAAATAAATCAAAAGATAAATTATTAAATTTATTCTTTAAAATTATTAAAATAGAATTTAATAATGAAATATTAGATTTATTCTTTAATAAATTAAAAATAGAGTTAAATATTGAGGATTTTGCAGAGGAATTAGTTAATTGTATGTTGATTAAGGAACTCGATATCTTGGTTGAATGGAATAAGAAACCAATTAATAAAACATTTGATTATGCTTATAGATGTGTTAATGGTAAAAGATTAATTGATGATAATGATATTGATTATACAATTGTTAGCAAAATTGTGGCTATTAAAGGAGTTAGTCATAGAAAAACATTGGTTCAACAAAAGAAGGTTAGAGATGTTTTGGGTTGGAGAGAGATTGGGAATTATGCAGCTGCTGGAGGAAATTTAAATATAATTAATAAATTAATAAAATCAGAAGAATTATCTGATAATGCTATTAGACATTATCTATCTCATTGTCCGAACATTAATAAAGAGGGAATTGATTTAATGTTTAACTCTGGAACTAAACTTGGGGATTACTTATTAAATTCTAATATTGATTGTGAAGTTATACAATATCTAATGGATAAAGGATGTGAATTGGGGAGCAGAAAATATTTAGAATATTTGGTTAGAACTTGTGATGGAAGAGAAGAATTAGTTTTAGATGTTATTAATATGTTCCTTGAAGAAGAAATTGATATGACAAAACTTAAAGCCTGGCATTATGATTGTTTGTTTGATTAAAAAAATAATTTTAAATAGTATTATCTAATTGAGGAATAATCTTTTCTAATTTCTTAATTATTTTTTCTTTTTCTTTTAATTCTATTTCAGATAAATTATCTTTATTTTCATATTTTTTTAATTTCTCCATTAATTCTTTATATGTTTTTAACATTTGTTCCATTTTTTTAAATTCTTTATTTAATTTATATTTCTTTTTCTTTTCTCCTAATTTTATTTTTTGTTTTTCTATATATTTTTGTCTATTATTATATTCTATATCTGTTTTTCCACATTTTATTTCTTTTATTGTATTAATAATTCCCAATTCAATACACCAATCTATAAAATCTTCTTTTAATACTTCATCTTTAAATATCCAATATGTATTGTTTAAAGGACTTGGTTCGAAAAAGAAATCAAAATGATCGGCCATTGATTGACCATCTAATTCATCTAATACTTGTTTATAAGTTTCATAAAATATTGTTTTATCTGTCATAGATGACATTATTGGATCTTCTATTGATTCAATAGAAGGTAATATACTAACCTTATTCCAAGTTAAATAGTATTCCATTTGTTAAGAATATAAATAGAAAAAAAAATCAATTTATTTCCTATTGTAAAATATTATTTTAATTAAATTAAAATCCCAAAAAATTCTTCAACTGAATAGATATTATTATCTATTTTAATTTTATTTAAATGTTTAACAAATTTATTTGAATCTTCAAAATCAAATCTACTTAATTCTTTTGTAATTCCAGAATAAGCTTTTGTTAATTTTTCAAGATATTCAATATCATTATCATATCTCAAAATAGAATAATAATAAATTATTTTTTGTTGATACAATAAACTATAAAAAATTTGGATTTCTTTTATATCTTTATATTTGGTTGTTATTTCAATAATAGTATGAATATCATTTTTGTTATACAATTTAAAGATAATTCCGATCATTTTAGATTAAATAATAAAAAATAAAATCAATTTTTTTTGAAATAATGAGAATAACAGTAATTTTTAAAATTCCCATATTTATTATAATATTCTGGTAATTTACTAATTTTATCTATTGTTTTAAATATAATATTTTTAACATATTCTAAATCTTTATATATTGGAGGATTTCTATTAAAACACATTAAATGATAATCTCCTGAATGGGCTGTATCAAATCCGCAACCATTATTCTCATAACCACTGGTTATTCCTCCATGAAATAATTCTTCACATATATCAAAATATTCATTTTGTTCAATATTTAAATTATTTTCAATATATCCATTTAGATGTAAATCAGAATTATGTCTCAATATTTTATAATTAATTCCTTTATAAACTCCAGAATATTCATATGGAACTTTAATTATATCAATTATTAATTTTTCAAATTCATCTCTATAATTATTTATTTGAGACAAAGATATATTCTCTTTAATTAATCTAAGAGTATCATTATCTAATTTATCTTTGTACTTTTCAATGATATCCATTTAAAAAAAATAATTAAATTAATTTCAATTTTTATTGAATTAAAATACCAATATGATTATCTGTTCTATATAATTCATCTTTTAGATAAATCATATTTAAATACCTAATATATTTTTGAGCATCTTTTTCATTAAATTGTGTTTTATGTTTTGTAATACCCGAGATATAATATGCCATTTTATCATAAAAACAAATTTTATCTTCACAAATAAAAATTTTATAATTCTTTATTGTTTTATTTCTTTTTAATTGATGAAAATAATCTTTTAATTTCCTTTTCTTTTTTAATTTCTGTTTTATATTTAATAAAATATCTCCTTCTATAAATTGCTTACCAAATCCTGAATAGATTTTTTGATTAATTGTAAAAAAAATGCCATACATATTAAAATTAACTAATATTTATTTCAATTTTGGCCAACTACATTGGCATTCCGTTTGGCCAACTACATTGGCATTCCGTTTGGCCAACTACATTGGCATTCCGTTTGGCCAACTACATTGGCATTCCGTTTTCATCTCTTTTATCTCCCATTTCTAACCAAAAATCTTCAATAGTTCCAATATTACCTTCAATCCATTCTCTTTCTCTATAAATAACATTCATTTTAATATTTTCGATTCGCCAATAACAATAACCCCCAGCAACATAACTATCTTTTTCTTCAAATATACCTGGCATTGTTTGAATAATATATTTATCTTGTTCTTCAGGTGTCCCAATAGGAGGATAGACATAATACTCTTTCCAATATCCATTATCATCTGTTTGAGATTTATCCCAATATTTATAAATTATTCCCTTATATTTATGTTTAGTATCGGCATTAAATTCCTCTAATGTTTTATATTCACGTAATTTAACATCCCAAAAAACCCCCTTATTAATTTTACAAACTTCCATTTGAGTTTTTAATTGATCGACATAGCATTCAGGTATATCATCTGTTGGATTTCTTCTAAATGGACATTTAATCTCTAAACACCACGCCTCTTTGTTCTTATGATCTAATACAAAACCATCACAAGATGCCCCCATATATGTATAAACCGGATGTATCATTAAACAAGCCTCTTGTACTTCAACATCAAAGATATGAGCATACATTTGTGTTGCCACTTCTTCCCATTTATTTCCCCATCGAGTGAAAATATTACTCCATCTTTCATATGGTTTGCTCTTTACTAATAATGTTTCATTTCTACTTCTATATTTATTCCGCCCCAATACTGCCGGGATATCACTTGCCGTAATTAATCCCTCTCTTTTATTAAGCCAAGCCGCCGTTCTTTGATCATCTTGCGTTTTTGAATGTTCAATTAATCCTTTAATATGATCATATTGGGACACAGAAGCAATATATTTCTCATATAATAAATCAGTTGTTGCCAAGTATTCACGATACTTATGTTTAAGCAAATTAAATATCTCTACATCAGATGAATTAATTTCATCTAAATTTTTAATAATTTTACTAAGCATTTAAAAAAATTATTAATTTAGAATAAAATTAATGTTTAATTTCAATTTTCTTTTATTTTTGAACATAAATATTCTAATTCATTACATCTATTTTTTTTTAAATATTCTTTAAAATTAGGTACAATACCTATATTTGTTATATTTAAAGCATACATATTCATTTTAACATTTGTTTCTATTTTTGAAACATCAAATAAATATTGAAGATAATAATTAATATTATTGTTCTTTAAACAATTATTTATAAATTTATTTATATTATATTTATCATTTATTTCTTTATTTAAATCTGACAAATTAATATTTAATTCTGACAAATAATTATCAATACCTCCTATTTTATCTATTTCTTTAAATATATTTATATTATAATCTAATATTTGTTTTATTTTATAATTATCTAAATAAGATAATTCTTTTTTAAATTTTTTTTTTAATTCAGTTTCACTTGATTTTTTTAACCATTTATTATATTCTTCAGATGTATTTAATCCAATATAATAATTTTTAATTAAATCATCATCAATAAATTTATTTATTAAATCATAAAAATCTGATTTAGAAATTTTTTGATTAAATAGATTTGAGATTGTTTCTAAATTTATATTATTTTCTAATTTATAATAATTTTTTTTTTGATTTTTAATAAATTGATGTACTAGTTTTTTATATTTTTTATATGTTTGTTCATTAATTAATATTTCTTTTTTATTTAATTGATAATAATTATTAATATAATCAATATTTTGATTTAATGAAAATAAATTTATATAACTAAATTCTTCACAATTATTTAAAAATGAATTTATTAGTATTAATTTAATATTATCTTTATATTTATTAAAAGATAATATTAAATTATTAAATAATAAAAATTTATTAAAATCTATATTATTTAATATAGATTTTATAATATTATAATAATAACCAATATTGTCAAAATGTGGTTTTATTATTTGAATTAGAATAGTTTTGCCAATTTCAAATATTTCTTCATCACTAATTTCTTCATCTTCTTTAAATATTTTATTTTTTAAATTACTTGGAATTGTTTTTAAAAATAATTTAAAATATTTTTTATTGTTCTCTAATAATTTATCTAATTCTTCAATTGTTTTTGGAGGTGATTTAATAATATTTTTTAATTTTGTTAAATCAATTATTGGCATTATAATTAAATTATCTTTATAAATTTCTTTATTAATTATTTTTTTTTAATTTTTTTCTAATAAATAAAGCATAATTTTATCTGTTTTTAAAATTAAAAAATCATCATTTGATATTATTTGTTTTGAATTATCATTTTTTAAATCTTCAATATTATTATCTATTTTATCTATAAATCCAAAATCAACAAAATATTGGATACAATCAGTCATTTATAATATAAAAAAAAATAATTTATTTTAATTCTAATAACATCTTAGCTAAACTATTTTCCTCTTTAATTTCATTTAAATATTCATTAAATTTATTATTAATTTCATCATATTCTCCAGAGTAATTATATCCAATATTATATAATCTACCTGTTTTAATATTATGTTTAATTTCATCAATACAAAATCGATAAACTAATAAAATAACATTAAACTCAGATTCATATAATTTTAAATAAAAAGATAGAAATAATAATTCCAAATTATTTTTATCTTTTTCAGTCATTAAATATCTAGCAGTTTCATCATCTTCAATACATATTCTTGTTTTAATATTTGTTTTTAAACAACATACATCAGTTTTTTTAATTTCTATTTCTGAATCAATTATTTTAAAATTATCATTAAGTTTTTGAAATATCATAATTAAATTAAAGAATTTAACAAATGATGTTATATTATCAATTTCTATTTCATTTTTAACCAAATTAAAATAAGAATAATATGAAATATATCTATTATAACAAATAGAATTATATAAAGAAAATAAATTATAAAAAGTTATAAATTTTTTTTTAAATAAATCATAATTATCTATTTTTATATTATGTTGAAATTCTCCAATTCCTTTATTTAAATTACATTCAGATATATTATATTCATGTTCAACAATATTTAATCTATTATAAATAGATTTATATTCTTCAGTTAAATCATTTTTATATTTAATTATATCTTCTTTAGTATCATTTGAATAAAATATATTAAAAACTGGAAAATTTATTTCAGTTCCAATCCAGATAAATATATATTCCCAACAACTGTCATCATTTTCACAATAATATACTATTTTTTCTCTATTTATATTTTCTAAAAATTGGGTATAATCACTATAGAAATCATTAATTATACCCAATTTTTTGAATTGACTCAATATTTTATAATACATTAATATAAATTTATTTAAAAAAAATTATTTTTTGATAATAAAAAAAAATAATTTGAATAAATTCAAATACTATAAGAAGTATAATTTACATATATTCCATCTAAAACATTATTACTCTGTTCATTTTCAATGGCCGCCATATCGGGTTCATCTTCTCTTAATCTATAAGAGAAAGAATACCAAGCTCTTGCAACAGCTAATTTTAATTCTTTTTCATTTTTATGGTAATTAACTAATTCATCTAAAATAAACGGTGAATATAATCCAAGAAATCTTGTTCCGGCGAAACGATTAAATTCCGGACTTAAATGATCATAATATTTATTATTTTCAACAGATAAATTATCATTAAATTCACTTCTACAGATCGGGCATTTTTTATTGTTATCTTGTATATTAGATCTATATTCATAATAACATTCTTTATGGAAACAATGATAGCATCCATAAGATTTTGAATTATTATCATTATCCTCTTGACAAATTGAACAAGTACTATCAATTTCACAATAAAAATGATTAATAAAATCTGTACAACCATTTTTTAATGCATATTCTAATTTATTAACATCTCCTTTATATAATTCCTTAACTAATATTTCTGTTTTACTATAACATTCTTTTTTATATTTATTTAAGTTATTATTTGGATGAGAATAATTATTTACAAAAAATAAAGCGTAAATTGGTTCAATTAGTTTTAAGTTAATTGTTTCATTGTCAGTTAAAGTCATTTATCTATTTAGAATTAATTATTTTTTTTTTCAATTTTAGATATATAAACCAAAAGGTGGTTCGTTGTTGTTATCTTTCTTATTTTCATTTGATTTATTATATTCATCTATCCCTTTTACAATAGCATTTTCTGTTAATGTATATTTTATTTTATCATCAATATTATTTAAACCAAATAGACTCAAAGAATGAGCCTGTTTTATATAGAAGAATAAATTTTCTGTATCACCTCCAAAATTCCCAAATTTACATACTCCTAATAATTTATCTAAATCAATATCAGGTTCTAACATCCATTCACTTCTTTTCAATTGATATTTAAAAATATCAATTAAATTATTATTTGTATATTCTCCTATTTTAAATCGGAATTTAAACCGCCGATCTAATCCCTGATTTAAACTAAATATACAACGATTAATATCGGCTTCATATCCAATAATAATCATAACAAAATCCTCTTTATTTTCTGTTAAAAATTGATTAATAGTATCCAGGGCTTCCTTAGCATAAGTATCATGTCCCGAATTGCCACTGGCTAAACTATACACCTCATCAATAACCATAACACCGCCTTTACATTTTTCTAATCTTTTTAATGTTTTAATTCCAGTTTGTCCAAGATATTGAGCAATTAAATCACTGCTTTTTACAAAATCAATTTTATCTGTACTTAAAAATCCCAATTCCCTATAAATTCTCGCCAATATTTTTGAAACCTCTGTTTTACCACATCCCGGTGCCCCCATAATAACCGTATGAAGCATATCATTATTCTGATATCCCTGTAAAAAGAATATAGTATGTTCAACTATTTTTTTCTTTATATTTTCCATACCGATCATTAAATCTAATTCAATTAAAACCGGTATCAATTTAAATAACTTTTTAAAAAAATCATTATTTTCAAATTCATTATACTTGAACCCTAAACGAATTAAATTTTTAATCGAATGATCCTCGAATTCACTTGGATCCAAGTTTTTATGATATGTTTTCTGTCTTTTATTTGATCGACTCATATTATTTTTATTAAAAAAATTGTTTTTAAAGTAAAGAGATATAATTATATTATTTTATGTACAATTTATTAGTAGAAAGTGCTGAACGATTATGTAATTTTGACACATTAGCTCAAATTAAAGATTATAAAAAAATAAAGGAATTCCTTGATCCCAAATTAGATGTTTATAATTATTACAATTATTATAAAATTGCTTCAAATAAAAAAGATATAAAATTATTAAATATTCTAAAAAAATCCAATATTTATATGAACGCAATTAATGGAGAAGGCAAAACGGTTTTATATACAATAGCGGCGAATTTGGAATACAATAAAATATCTAAATGGTTTTTAAATAATGGGGCTTGTATTAGCAATAGATTAATTATTTATTATCCTATATTCGAAGCTATAAGAGGTGAAAATATAGAATTATTTATCTATATGTTAAATTATACTGATATAAATGTAAAACATGAAAACGGAAATAATATTTTATTTGAATTATGCAAAAATAAAAAAAATACTTTTAACATTATAAAATATTTTTGTGGAATTTATTCTCTTAAACATAATCTAAAAGATTTAATGAATTCCACAAATCAATATACAATTACTCTGGTTAATTATGTCGCCCGGAAAACCGGGAATAAAGATATAATTAAGTATTTTATAAGTAAAGGGGCTTTAACCCCTGAAAATTCAATAGTGTCTTGCACATATAATAGATATAAATTAAAATATTTGCATCCGCATAAGAGAGATCCAAAATATATAGCATTAATTGAGGATTTTAATTTGGATTTTATTGATTTCTATTTCTATCTCAAATGTAATATATGTGATCATTGGAACACAAATCCTCAAAAATGGTGGTTTTATCAGGAAATATATTTACTCGAATATCCATTAAAAACTATATTAAAGGCTTGTTATTTATGTCATATTAACAATTATAATCATTCAAGAGACGATGTTTTATTCTTTTGTAAGCAAATAGACAGAACGGAAAAGATAAATAAAATCCAAAAATGGATAAAACCCAAATTAAATTTATTTATTCTGGATTTTAATGTAGTTAAAATTCAAAGATGGTGGAGGGGGATTTATTATTCTAATAAAATATCCGATAAATGCCTGATATGTCTTAATGATAATGCTTCTTTAACCTGTAAATTAAATTGCGGGCATTTTTACCATAATTTATGTTTAATTAAATGGCGAAAAAATAAAAACAATTGCCCCATTTGTAGAACAGAAATAAATAAAAAACCTTATTTACTCAATTAAACTTAAATTTGTTGAATTTATTTATTTATTTAATATATATGAATATTTTTGATCAAGTTTCTAAAAAAATTAACCCAGATGATATATTTAACATATCATTAGTTAATAATAATAAAAGACCAGCAACTTATTTTGATAATCAAATTTATTTGGATGATTCTGAAGAAAAAGTTTTACTTCAAACATTAAAGATAACAATAATTAATAATAATAAATTAAATTATAAAAAAATTGGAAATTATTATCTTTTATATAATAAAAAAGAAGAAGAAAATGTAAAAAAATTAGAAAATGTAAAAATCAAAAAAGAATTCGATTTATTAATAGGTAAAATACTTGGATTTATATGTCCAATGGGTTTAGAAGAAAAAAAAGATAATGATAATACTTATAACTATTGTTTTAATTATAATGGGAATAAATATTGTTTTTATACAGAAATATGCCAGGATGAAGATAAAGAAAATTTATTTAAAGATAGATTAGTAGATTTTCAAAAAATTGGTAAAATATATAATTTAAATATTGAATTAGAAAAAGAAAAAGTAATGAAAAGTGAAACTATCAGGGAAATAATAAGAAATGGTTTTAATGATCCAAAAAAATATTATAAAAATATAGATGAAATAGCAAAAGAGATATGGAATTATGGATATATTGAATTAGATGATGAAGAATTAAATAATATATTATTAATTAATTTAATTTTAACATCTATTGAATGTTATACTAAAATTGAAGATAAATTATATGATAAATTAGAAGGAGAAGAAATAAATATTTATAATGAGATACAAAAAAAACAAAATTATGAAATGGTAAATAAATTTAAAAATATATTAAAAAATCATTCACTTAATTAAATCTAAATTTGGATTTCCTTTCATTACTTCTATTTCTAATTTAATATCTATTCCATTTTTTTTGCCAACTTCTTTCATTTTTTTATATTGGGATTTAATTTGTTTAACTCTTTTTGGGGTTAATTTCCAACAAACTTCTGTATAAAAAATTGTATTATTTCCAAGATATCTAATAGCAAAAGTATTTTTAATTTCATCAAAATTCATTTCACCAACACAAGTGAAACCTAAAAAATCCCCAATTTTTTTTTCATCTCTTGGCATTTTCATTTTATTTTTTTTAGAATCATAATATTTTTTATTTTTTCCTTTTGGATTAAAGATAAAAACATAATTATGACTATTACCATACCATTTTTTTTCAACAATATATTTTAATTTTGGTGTTAATTCTCGTAATATATCTATTTTTTTAATTAAATCATCTGTTTCTCTTTTTGCAAAAAACATAGCCCCAGGTCTTGCTCCTTCATTAACCATTAATATATTAATTAAAATATCCGATGATAATCCTGTTCTTTTCAATTTAGAATATAATGCCATTTATTTATTCCGAATAAAAATATAAATTATATTTTACGATAATTATTATTTTCTTTTTTTCAATCCAAATAATAATGGAAAATATTAAAGATTATTACGAAGAGAATAAAAGAAAAATAAATATTTTAGTTGTTGTTATAATTATATCTGTTATTTGTATAAGATATTATAGAAAACGAAAATCAAAAAAGGCCGAAGAAGACAGGCTTCGTAGAATAGAAGAAAGTAAAACAGAAGTTCAGAGATTATCAGAAGACCCTACCCCATCATCTAAATTAGAATTGGCCGAATTATTATATTCTCAGGCCGAGAGTGATTCCGATCCCGTTATTCTTCAAGCATTAGAGGCATTTAAACAAGCAATTAATAATGGATATCATGATGCTTATCTTAGAGTGGGTGAGATATATCATTTCTGTAATATTCCGGGATCGGGTATTCCGGATTTGAAAATCGCCCGTGCCAGTTATGATAGAGTAATAAAATCCCAAGCAACAAGTCCAGATAGTAAAATAACGGCCAATATGCATTTAACGGAAATTAATAGAGAAAGTGTAGAAAAGAATATGGGACGGGGCCCATCCAGAGAAGAAAGGGCGCCCCCAAATCCCCGGCATTTAGTTGAAGCGGGGATCCCCGTTAATGATAACGCGCCCGTTAGAAGAACCCCAAGAAGATTAGCAAATCGTATAAGAAATGACAGTCAAAATGTTCATGACTCTTCTTTACAAAAGACATTTAAAAAGAGCATAGACCAGTTAAAACAATTACATAAATATAATAATAAAGCAATACCCCAGAAAGATGTGATAGCCCAAGTTAGAGATTATATATTAAATGGGGGATTTGAATCAGAAAGATCACAAAAAGCATTATCAACACTTGATACAATTGAAGGAGTTAATTCCTCTATATCGGCCGTTGGATTGAAAGAAAGTGAAATATTAACACTTGTTTGGAACAGGATTTATCATAATGAAAATATGGATAATAGAGAAAATATAAAAGAAATACTTGTTCAACAATTAGAAGATGCCGCTGTACCCGGAGCAAATGGGGGGTACTCAACTGTATGCGCTTCCGGTAGAGCAACAAGAATGGTTAGTGCATTAGATAATGTAGATAGACGCCCAATAGGCGAATTGAAACCTAAATGGGCGATTAAACAAGAAATAATGAACAAAGCCGGTGTAATTAGAAATGGCACATTGGGACAAATGAACCCTCAACAACAGGCGGCTTATAATACAGGGGGCGATGATAATCAAAGCCGAAAAATGTCAATGGAAGCTACAAAGAAAATAAAATCCGCAATTAGAACAGAATTAAATAATGAATATGTTAAACCCGGATTGGTCGATAAAAAAGAATTAGATGAATATCTTAAAGAAATATTAGAAGCTATTTAGATTTTATAATTTCAATTAAAAAAAAATTTTATATTTATATTTTTTTTTAATCAACTTTTCTTAAATTATCCCCGGAACTTATGAGAGTAATAAATTCGGCTTGTGGATAATTACGACTTAATTGTTCTTGTCCTAAGGAAATTAGATAGAATAAGAATAATAATCCAACTAAAACTCCATTTGACATAAATCCATCTAATACAAGAATAACCAATGTAATAATTAATGTTAATCCCCAATGCATTGTGTTTCCATTAACAGTTCCAAGATAATGAACCATATGGCCAATAAAGTAAAGACTTAATACTCCAAGTAAAACAATTAAACCATTAGTTAAACATTTACCAGAAAATCCCTCTGGACGGGGCACTGAACGTATAAGAAATTCTAATGGCGGTAATCTATTCATTTATTATATACTTTACAAAAATAAAATAATTATATCTATTTCCCAATTTCAATTTAAAGGAATTAATAGATAATAATATCTATACCCAATTTCAATTTAAAGGAATTAATAGATAATTATATCTATTCCCCAATTTCAATTTAAAGGAATTAATAGATAATTATATCTATACCCGTTTTAGATAAATTAATAGATAATAATATCTATACCCAATTTCAATTTAAAGGAATTAATAGATAATTATATCTATTCCCCAATTTCAATTTAAAGGCCGGGCCAAGTCCCTTGAACTTGTGATTTAAACATAATTATACAGTGAATTAATAACTGTAAATTAAAGTCTTTTTAGTTAATTTGCGAAGCAAATTAACGATCTATTTAAAATATTTAAAAAGTTTTATAATTTTTTTTTAAATTTCATTATCCAAGATAAATTATAAAAATAAAAAAATAATTTATAAAAAAATAATTTATAAAAAAATAAAAAAATAAAAAAAAAATAATTTTTTTTAATTTTTAATAGGTTCAATAAAATATCCTTTATCTTCATTACATAAACAATTTTCTTTTTTATTAACTTTTTCTATTTTTTGTAATTTATTTAATTGTTCTTTTAATTCATCTGTCCCCTTTTTATAGCAATTAATCCCTAATCCATTATAGAGTAATAAATCTTTATTCCAATTGTTTAATTCTAATATAACAGGTTCATTAATATTAAATTCCTCTGAAACATAATTATCAACTGTATAATCAATTTCTAATTGACTATCAAACATAATATCAGATTTATTGAATTCAAAGATGAACCAAACTTTATGGTATTGAAGATTAATAAATGGAATTGTTAAATCAAATTTATCTATTTCATCTGTTCTATATACTTCAATTCCTCCAATATATAGTCTTAAAAACGCCGGATTTGTTTTATATTTGAATTTGTAATTGCTAATAAAATTGCCCCTTCTTAAATTATCTACTTTTATACAAATTTTATTATCTGTTTCAAAATAAATATTTTCATTTAAATTAATAATCATTTTTTCATTCCATTTAAATTTATTATTGGAACTTTTTGGGTATTTATATGCCATATTATCTTCTACTTCCATTATAATTTTATCTTTTTCTTTTATCGTTGAATTATGTTTGACCATATGATTTCTAATCCAATCATCATAATAATGACAATTATAACCAACAATAATATTATCTTTATCATCAGGAACAGATGAATATTTAACAAATAAAACAACGTTTTGATATTGAATAGATAATAATGGGAGTTCCAATCCTATTGAATTAATGTCCTCTGTTTCATATACAATATATGATCCAATTTTAATCCCAATTGTTTTTGGTTTATGATGTGTGTATTTAAAAACAAAATCAGATACACTATCACAACTTCTAGAAATAATATGTTCTAAATAATAATAATTATCAATACAATATATATTTTTTTTATCAAATACAATTGTGTTTGTATCTGTTGTTTTTATCTTATAAGGGTTCTCAACTAATTCTCTTAAACCTAACATTTTATGTAAAAAAAAAAATAAACTTTATATTGAATTATGTTTTAACTAATTGACCCGCTCCACCTGGTGGTGCAGGGACTGTCGGTTTAGTTCCAGTACTAGCAATTTTATCTGCATATTCAAGCGTTGCTTTTGCTCCTTCAATAAATCTAGGAACATTCCGGGGATTGATTAAAGCAAGCATAACAAATTTACTTGGTTTTGTTTGATTTGTATTTTCATTTAATAATTCTAATAAACTAAACATACCAACTTTATCAGTATGTATGTTAGTTATTGTATGTGAATTAAATATAGCATATTGGAATGTGTCTTTTGATAAATAATCAATATATTTTTTCTTTTCAAATACACCATCTTCACCATAAATTTTTTTATCTTTATCTACAATAATATTTTTGTTTGAATAGTTTTTAATAAAATCGGATTTTTGAACATAATTTTCTGATAATTTCTTATAACTATCGCTATTTCTAAGAGCTTCATTTGGATAAAGACCTAGAAGTATTGTATTATCTTTTTTTTCTTGCATTAATTCTATAATTTTATTATCATTATCAAATATTGGCAAGCTAAAACTCTTTAATTTATCATAATAATATTCAACACCATCATTTTGTAAATAATAAATATTCATTAATTCATTTAGATAAATATATTTAAATTCATTTTGATTGGTTGGATATCTTATTTTTTGAATATTCTTAAATTCAATTGTTTCTTGAACATGATAAAAATATAATGAATTTTCAACATTTTTAAAGTTATAATTATCGGCTTTTGCTAAGAAATAAGATTTCATATTATTTAATGTTTCATTAATATAAAATCCTTCCATTAAAATTTTAACAAAATCTATTTTTTTATTTTCAAAAGAAATTTCTTTCTTTCTTTTATCAGATAAATTATTATATATATTAATTAAATTAATTATAATATCTGATTTAATACCATATATTTCTGATATATCAGAAACATTAGAAATATTCAATTTATTATCTTTATTTCCAGTTTCAGTTTCAGTAAATAAAGATCTATAATTAAATTTAGCAATCTGAATAAATGCTTTTTTATATTTTTTATCTTTTATTAATTTATTTAACTCATTTAATTCTTCATTAGATTTATATTTTAAAAATTTATAAACTTCATTAACTTTTTTATCTTGACTTCCAGATATATCTAATCTATTTGTACTATCTCTTATAGTTCTATCTAATTTTTCAATTATTTTATCCGAATTTTTAATTGATCTGTTATTTTCTGTTAAACTAATTTTTTTCATTAAATTTTTATAATATTCTTTCTTTTTATTTTTATCCATTGCAATACCATTCAAAGGAATAAATGTTTCTAAAATATCAAATGGTGATTCAATACCGCCAAAATCGCCAATTGTTAAATTACCTTTACCCTGAACAGAGAGCGTAATCATTAAATGACCTCGACTTGATTCAGGATTATTTGGTGTTGCTTTAATCCCTCCATTAATCTTTCTGTAAAATTCTATAACATCAATTATATGATTAATTGCTTTACCAATATCTTTTTTACTATCAAAAGTAATTCTATCTGAACTAACAGTTATACCTAAATCTTTATTTTTTTTACTCTTTTTAATTAAATCAAAATAGTTAATTGAATGTTGAGATGCATATAAACCTTTATGATACTCATTATCTTCTAATTTAACTAATTCTTTAACATAATCTTCTGTATCAAAATTTCTATTTTTATTGAATTTAGGCATTGAATAAACAGAACCCAATCCATATAGTTCAATAATTCTTGTTATTTCAATTGTTTCATTATTAAATTTATTATTAGCTGTTTTATTAAATATTTCTTGAACAATTCCTTTATTATCCTTACCAGCGCCATATAGAGTAAATGTTTTACCCGCACCACTATAACCATATCCAAATATATTAACATTATAACCATCTATTACTTGATCAATTGTTGGTTTAATAGCTCTTGAACTATCAAATGTCATTGTACATCCTGTTGTATCAGTGATTGATTGTTTTGGATTATGAGTATCAAATCCATTTAATAAATCTGAATTTGTTGCATTAGAAAATACTCCAAAATATGGCCCATAATTTTTATGTAAACTTGGTATTTGTATATATCTTGAACAATTTTTATTATCTTTATTTTGAACAATTATAGCTGTTGGACATCTATTGTTGTCTTCATTTGTTTCTTTTGTAATAATTTTATCTTTAACTAATTCACATAATTTTTTATTAATACGAGCATAAATTCTTACAACACCAGCAATATCTTCATATAAATTAACATATTTAACATAAGTATCATTATCAAATTTAGATTTATAATCTTTTAATACTTCTTGTAAGCTATGACAATTGGTATTTATAGTATTAATTATTTGTGTGGTTTTACTTCCATTATTAAATCTTTTATAAGCTGCATCTAATGATTGTTTTGATGTTTCCAAACTAGTACCTCTTTCAAGGGTTATATTAGCTATATCACCACTTATTTTTCCTAATATATCTTGTTTAGTATTTAAATTAGGAAATACATTTTGAATTATTTTAACTTTTGATGTATTTTTAGGATCATTAAAAGCAATTTTTTCAATTGCTTTTTTAAGATTTTCATAAACTCCTATAAAATTGTTTCTGAATCTCATGTAATCTGTATAATCTTTATCTATTTGTTCCTTATTTGTACAATTGTGCTTTTGTTCCTTTATTTTTCTTTCAGCTTCTTCTGCCGCTTTTCTTTGTCTTTCAGCTTCTGCTGCTTTTCTTTGTTTTTCAGCTTCTTGTGCTTCAGCTGCTTCTATTGCTTTTCTTTCAACTTTTGTTAATTTTACAGCATTTGTTATATTAGATTTAATTTTTTTTTCATTTTTAAATTGAGATAATAACTTATTATCTTCATTTTCAGTTACTTTTTCTTCATTCTCACAATCTTTTGTATAATATCTTTTATTTATAATTAAATCATACTGTTCTTTAGTTAATATATTTTTACTCAAAATAAATTCTTCAAATGATTGTGGTTGTGATAAATTATTAAATTTTGCTTTTTCTGAATTTATTGTTTCCTCTATATTTTCTAAAATATTTTTTAATTTTTTTCGTCTGTCTTCACACTCTTTAATTTTTCTTTGTTTTTTAAATGTTGCTTCTGCAGTTTCAATTGTGATTTTTGCATTATTATGTGCATCTTTTACTTCTGCTTCTGCGTCTGTTTTTGCTTTTCTTACTTCTGTTTCTGCGTCTGCTTTTGCTTGTTTTGCTTGTGCTTTTTCTTTTTTTACTTCTTTTTCTGCTTTTTCTTTTGCTTCTAAAGCTTTTCTTTTTGCTTCTAAAGCGGTTTTTGCATTTGCTTCTGCTTTATCTATATTTTTTTTTAATTCTTTATTATCTCTTTCAAATTTATCTGTTTTTGATCTTTCTTCTATAAGGTCTTGTTCAGCTTTTTCTAATTTAGTTTTAGTTCTACTTTTCGCTTCTCTAAAAGCTTCTTTTATATTTTTACAAGAATGTAATTTTGGTATAATATCATCTTTAATGTCTTGTTGAATTTTTTTTTTATCCTCATTAGCTTTTTTAATTGTTTCTTGTTGATCTTTTATTTGTTGTTCTAAAGATGATATATAATTAAATATTAAAATTAAATTATTATTATTATCATCTCTACTATTATATATATTTTTTTCTAATTCTGTACTATCTTTATTAATTTTTTTAAATTTTTGTTTAAACGACATATATTGTTGTTTAAATTTATCATAAAAAATTCTATATTTAGTAAGGTCTTCTTGATCTGCAGAGATTTTTTTTTCTTCTCTATTCTTTATTTCTTTTAATTTTTTAATTCTTGATATAATATTATTAATTAATTCTTCAATCTTTTCTTCATCTTCATTTTGAATTAAATCTTTAATAAATAAAATTAAATTATTAGTGTTATATTCATCTTTATTTAGTTCTTCAATTGTTTTTTTTATTGCTTTATTTCTTTCAATTAAACCTTTAATTTTATCAGTATAATGATTGATTCTATCTTTAATACCACTATTATTTTTATATATTTCTTCTGATAAAACATCATCTACAGTTTGAGTTTCCTCCAAAAATAATTTAGCAATTGATTTTAATATTTCAAATCTTGCATTTAATACATTACTAGCATTGTTATCTTTTTCTGTTTGAATTTCTGAATTTAATTGTTTAATTCTACTATTTAAATTTTCTAATTCACTAGTATTTTGGATGGCGTTTGTTGTACTATTTGCGGTTTGTGAGGCTTTTAATCTTTCAATTTCTTTTTCTAATCTTTTAATTTCATTATTTTTTTCATCTAATAATCCTTGAGTTGGTAAATTTTCTGTCATAGAAGAAATTTGAGATTTAATTTTTGGCAAAACAGTTTTATCATAATGCTGTATTCTTTGATATAAATGATCTCTTTCATCTTTTAACTGGTCAATTTTATCTTTTATTTTAGTATTTTCATTCACACCAATTGTATTTTTTATTTCTTGAATTAAAGAGGAATTATCTTCTCCTTTATTTTTTTCAATTGCTGTTTTTAATTTTTTTTTTTGATCATCAGGTAAATCACTATTATTTGGATCTGTAATATATTTAATAATAGTTTCAACTTCTACTGCATTACTTAATTCATTATATTTAGATAATAATAACTCAATAACTTCTATATCCCTTTTATAACCTTCTAGGTTTTTTGTTTCAATTGCTTTTTTAATTACTTCATATGTATCAATGATGTTTTGTATTTTATTATTTATTTTATCTTTGTATTCTTCAAGAGTTTCAACCTTTGTTTCAAGAGCTTCAACATTACTTACTTTACCTTTTAATTCAGTTATTTTAGCTGTCAATTCAGGAACCTGTGCTTTTAATTTTTCATGTAAAGCTTCTTTTTGAGCAGTGAGTGCTCCATTTGTATCTTTTGCTTCTTTAAGTGCTTCTAATTCAGCTTCAACTTTTTGTTTTTCAGCAGTTAATTTACTTAAGGTTTTACCTGTAGATTTAACATAACTACTAATATCTCCTTGTTTTTGTGCGACTTCATTAGATAATTCTTTAATTAAGTCCTCAATACTTTTAACAGTTTGTTTATCATCACCACTACCTGTTTGAGTTTCTGATAATGTTATGCCACTAATTTTACTTATTGCATCAATTAAAGCAGCTCTTGCTTTTTGTGCTTCTTCTTCAAATTTTTTACAAGCAGCTGCTATTTGATCTTTTTTCGTTTTTAGTGTTCCCAATTCAGTTCTTAATTCACCTTCAGAAGTTCTACAAGCAGTTAAACTGGCAGTTAAGTTATCAATTTTAGGTTGAAGAGTTTTATCTATTTCTCTTTGTTTTTCATTAATTTCTTCTTCTTTTGCTTTTATTAATTCTTCATGTTTCTCATTTGAAATAAAACCAGTACTTATTGTGGTACTACATTGACCTGAACTTGTTCTTTTAGCTTCATCTACTAGATCTTGACAATATTTTTTTTTATCTAATTTAATATCATTTAATTCTGCTGCTTTTGCTTCTAATTCTTTTATTCTTGCTTTTAATGCTGGTATTACTTCATTATTTAATTTATTAATTTTGTCTTGTTTATCTTTAATAGTTCCTTCTAATTGATTTTTATTTGATGGAGCAGCGCCCGTAGAAGCAGCGCCCGTAGAAGCAGCGCCCGTAGAAGCAGCGCCCGTAGAAGCTGCAGTCAATTTACTTTTACATTCTGCTAATTGTCTTCTAACTTCTTCTAATTCAGTACTATTAGCAGTACTTGCTTGTACAGTATTTGCATAACTACCAACTGCTTGTTTTAATTGAGGATCACCACCTATTGCAGCGATTTGTTTTTTTAATTGATCAATAGTAGCCATTTCTAATCTAACACTACTATTACATTGACTTAATTGACTGGTTAAATAATCAATTATTTTTTTTTTCTCTTCTAATTCTCTTCTTAAAATATTTTCCATGGCTTCTTCACCATATTGAAGACTTTGAAATTGATTTTGTCTCGCAGTATAGAAGTCATAATTGCTTTGATATTCTTTTAATTTCCTATTATAATCCCCAATTTGTATATTATAATTATTAATCTGAACTCCATTAGAATATTTTAGTTCATTTTCTTGTTTAGCAATATCGGCCAAAGCATTTTGTAAATATAGCCGAATTTCATGATGTCTAATATTTTGTTTATAATATTTGGCATATTCTCTAAGTAAGGTAATCATTAATTCCCGACTACTATCAGGGGGACAAACAATGCCAGTTATTTCAAATACTTTTCTTTCTAAATTTTCTAATGGGCTTTCTTCAAGAAAACTCATTGCGGTTTGATTACTATAAATTAAACGAGAGCCCCCCATTTTTCTTAATCCGGCAACAGAGCAATTATATGTTAAATGTTTATGGGCTCTTCCTGCACCATGAAATGCTTCATTACAAAAATTACATTTAACAGTTCCACCTGATTGAAAATCAAAAAGTTTCTCCCTTGAAAATTCACTAGTTTTTAAAAGATTAATATGATCAAGGTTTAAATCAGATATCATTTATTATATTAATATAAATAAAAAAATTAAATTTTAATTATTTATCCAAAAATTAATTCTTAATCTTTTGATCAACAATTTTTTTAACATTTTTATTAGAACAAGCCCCAACAATACAGATTAGCATTTTATCAAAGTCAAAGATAATATTACTTAATTCTGTTATTTGTTCTTTATTTATTTGTTTAATTTCTTCTATATAATTATCCATAGTGATTAAAGGTTGTCCATATAAAACCTGAGTACCATAAAATAGGGCAGTGTTCATAGTATCATCTGATTTAAGATGCATACTGCCTTCAATATTTTTTTTAGCATCATTAATATCTTCGTTAGTTATTTTTCCATATTTGAATAGATTAATAACATCAATAATTAATTCTATAACTTTTTCGACTTTATTGCTTTGACACATAGTAGAGATACAAATAAATCCATTATCATCATAAATTTGTAAAGAACTTTTTATTCTATAAACCAATCCATTTTGTTCTCTAACCATTGTAAATAATTTGCTACTGGTATTGCCTCCTAATATAACATTTAATACTTCAATTATATATCTATTAGGAACATTATGATAATTAAATGTGGGAAACCCAATAATTATATTATCTTGTTCAGTTTTAAGAGGAAAATAATTTAATCTCCATCCACCACAATGTAATTTCATTTCATTATAAACAGTTATTTTGCCATCATTTTTTTTAATATTAAAATATTTATTAATATCGTGTTCAACATTATTAAATCCCATTGTATTGCCGCTAACAACTAAAACAATATTAGAAGGATGATAATAAGATTTATAATATTCTTTTAATACCTTTGGTGTAATATTATTAACGGTTTTTTTTGTTCCGCCGATATCATTTGATAATGGATGTCCTTTAAATATATTATTATCAAATTTCCGAATAGCAATTTTATGGGGATTATCATTGCCCATATTAATTTCTTCAATAACAATTTTTTTTTCTTTTTTCAAACTATTTTCATCTAATTTAGAGTAAAATATCATATCAGATAAAATATCCATTGCTAATTTACCATTTTCATAATAAGTTTTAACAAAATAACCAGTTTGATCTGAACTCGTAAAAGCATTTGTTAAACCACCGCCAGTGTTCAATTTTTTAAATATATCTGATCCTTTTTTATCTTTATCTGTTCCTCTAAAAAGCATATGTTCAAGTAAATGACTTATACCGGCATATTTTTGATCTTCGTTCCTTGCCCCAACATATACAAGAACTAAAATAGCTAATCCAGATATATTATTATTTTCAACAATTAAATATTTTAAACCATTAGATAAAATATTTTGTTTTATAACCATTACTCTAATTTAATAAATTTATTTTTTAATATAAATTTATTAAATTACTCTAATTTAATAAATTTATTTTTTAATCAAAAAATAAATCTTTTAATAATATAAATGGCATCAAATATTGATAAAAAGTTGGAGTATTGGAAAAACCAAAAGGAGAAAAAGAGCGAAGAATTAGTTGATAAATTTATTCAAAACAATAATTTATCAGATATTGTGTCTCCATATATGTATAACAAGGATAGTGAAAACATTCTTAAATATATATTAGGTCGAAAAGAGATGGATAAGATTATTGGTCTTAATGCCTTAGCATATAGTGGAGTTATCAATACTACTTGTCCTCCACCTAATGCACCAGATCAAACAGAGGAATTCCTTAACATTATGACTGGTAAAAAGGAATGCCGCGAGCCAATTCCAAAGCGTAAGCAATTAAGTGGCGTTGATAAATGTAAAGAAGGTTTAGAAAAATATATTGATTTCTTTGGAAAGGCTCATTGTCAGCGACCAGTATTAAGTGGGGCTTTTAGCTGCCCACCTAAAGGTGATCCTTCAAAGTTAAAGAGGGTTGTACTTAAAAACAACGTTGGCATATGTGTAGAAGATCCTTTATTAACGAAGGGAAGCAAAAAATTTGTTATCCCGGCTCAATTGGTTTATTTCAATGATAAAATCAATGAAAAAATGGTTGATATGTTAAACTATCTTAATCAAAGTCGTCTTAGTAATGATATTCTAATGCGTCTTGGCAATATTTTGAAATATAATCGTTCATTAAGCGATATTAAGAGTGGCTTATCAAGAGATCCAGAATATGAAATATTTGCTCTTATGGCTGATAATCTTCATGAAAAAGATGATGTACATATTGCAAAAAGTGCTTATATGTATTATCTTTTACAAAATAACCCGGAATTGGCCAAGGAATTAATGGGAACTGCACCAGATGAAGATGTTATGAGTGGACTTAAAATGTTTCTTGGAATTGAAATAAACAACTAAAAAATAAAAAAAATAAAAAGATAATCCATTTTTTTATTTAAAAAATAAAAAGATAATCCATTTTTTTATTTAAAAAATAAAAAGATAATCCATTTTTTTATTTAAAAAATAAAAAAATACACACTTACCTTTTGATCAGTAGGTATGTATTTCTTCATACCTACTAATGAATTACCAAAGTCGTCCATTATTAGAATTAGTCCAAAGTTTAGCATCCCCATAATTGGGTCTGCCAGAGCTATATCCGCCTTGTTGAGAGAAACCATATCCCCCATTCGAGCTTCCATTGCTCTGAGGAGGACAAGAGATACTACTGCTGAAGCCGTAGTTGTTGCCGAAGCCGTAGTTGTTGTTGCTCATTATAATTATTGAGTGTGATAAGGTTAGCAATGATAAGGATATAAAATCAATTTTTTTTGACTCATAAAATAGACGTTGCCACAAAAATAAACTCTCAAAAAATTGAAAACTTTTTTATTAAATAAGATACAAATTTTTCCCGAGAACAAACTATGTCCTACAGCCCCGCCACTGATCTTGCTCGAGCTTTTGAGCTGGATAACAAGATCCAAGATCTCCGGAAGGAACTGGATGCTTGTGTGAAGCGCATGCATGATGATGAGATTGGCAATAAGCTTTTGGAGGGTGTTCTTGATGGATACCCCGAGATTAAGCAATCTGTGAGACATCTGATGTTTCATGGAAAGATCGAGGCTTCTGTTGAGATCGAGGCTTCTGCTGAGGCCAAGACTGTTGTCGCAGCTGAGGCTCCTGCCGAGACCAAGGCTCCTTCTGGAGCTTTTGAACAGGAATTTCCGGCATTGACGGAAGTTGCCAAGGCCGAGGCTCCTGCCAAGGCCGATCAATGGCTTAAGGTTGTCGAAAAGGCTTCTAACAAGCCTGCGCCTCCTACAGCAATGGAGGAGGTCATGGCGAACAGCATCCCCTTGAGGGATCTTAATTTGGCGCTTGCTTTCATTCGAAAGTACGCCGGCGATGTCAACATGAACATGTTTGGCAAGTGTCTTGAGACGTGTTCAACCCCGACTTCCAAGATCTGCAAGAGCTTGGTTGATGAAAATGCTCATTGTGGAAACTATGTGCCGTGCAAGTCTTGTGAAGGTTCTGGAAAGTACCAAGGCAAGCGTGATTGCACCAAGTGCGATGGCACCGGAACATTTGTTCTGTTCGGAAAGTACAAGAAGTGCTACTTCTCACACGCTGAGAAGCCGACTTCTCTGACAAACTCTGAGGATGAAAACAACCAGGAATACTACGGTGTTGCTGGGTTGCAATCTCAGAGTTTTGACAAGAAGACAAGCTTTGCCTTCACCAACCTCTCAAAGTGGGCGAATGAAGACGAAGAGCAGATTGATGCTCGGTACGAAGCAGTTCTTGCTGCTTTCGAGCGGGTTCTGATTGCTAACCAGTGAGAACCAAAAGATATAAAACAAATGAATTTGCAGTAAATACAAAAACAAAAAAAAAAGTATTTTTGAAGTAAAGTAAATAATTATTCAGTTTAGTCTGAATAATTATTTTTTTATTTAATTCATAAATCGCCGGCGTTTAATGAACTTCCCCATCCCATTGTATTGGGATGGCCGCTTGAATCCAATTGATAAGAATAATTAACATTGCTTCCAAATAGATTTTGTGCAACACTTAAATCTGTTTGTTGCGATTGATATAACGGTTGAGACATAGGTAATCCGCCATTAATAAATGGAATATAAGAAGACGTATCGGGATTATTTACATTAATAGTGGCGCAGTTAAAGAAACAATCACTATTAACGAAATCCCCAATAAAGGTATCATCGAATAATAACTGTTCAGTTTGCATACGGCTGCCCATTTGAGCACTACCAAGAACTCTTTGAAGAACAACATCAATGGGTTGAGACCAAAGAGTACTCATAGCACTATAATGTTGTTGCCAAGGTAAATTGGTGATAGTTTGGCTGGTAAAACTAATAAGATCATTACGAAGTAATTGTTTGCCAATATCGGGTCGAGCCCAAACCTTATCAAAGATAGCGATCATTCCAGGATCAAACATATCAGGTTCTCCGGCCAATTGTTCATAAACAGAAACAATATTTTGTCGAGCTTGAACAGGATCGGCAAGAAGTAATTCCCGTATATAATCTCTTTTATTTTCAACAAAAGATGAGAATTGATATTCGCTGTCAAAAGTACAAAGCCCAGGAACTCCAGCCTGATTGCAAACACTACGTAAAATGCTTCGACCTTCATTAAGAACATCTAAACTGGGGTTCATATAAATAGGAGATTGCATAAAACCCATAAGTGTATCAGGAGAAAGAATACGCATAGCATCAGAACTATCATAAACCTGAAGCAAATTCTCAAGAGTGGATAGAGGATCATTACCTAACCAAGGAAGTAATCCCTTGTTAAAGGATGCTTGATTATTTTTGAGATATACAATCAAATTAGCCAAAAGACGCGCAGACCAATTATCTTCAAGAGAAAGAGGATATTGTTTTTCATAAGTTGAAGCAAAATTTGTCATAATTTCTGCTCCAATATTCATTATATTATTACCAGATAAATTAAATCCCCCTCTTTGCTTTCTTCTTGAACTGCTGCGTTTTTTTCTTGAACTACTACGTTCCATAGGGGCTTTTTCTGGGAGTAATTTATCAGCAGAATAGATTACACCATTGCTTGCGGTTGCGATTAATTTGCATTTAATTCCTTCAACAACTATTTCTTTCTTTCCTTTTTTAACTATATCCATTCTTACTCCTTTAATCATAGTTGGGACACTTGCTTCATCGCCCTTTTTAAAATACTTTTCGGGATCAATACCATGAGATAATACATGTCTTTTAATTGTATTATCTAAATCGGCTTTTTTAACTTTTGATAAAGCAGTTGCCGGGGGCAATATAAATGTTCTATGGCTTAAAGGATTAGTGATTAAAGAGGATAAACAATTATCAGTAAGTAGTTTAATTAATTTATCTGTACCCTTTTCTTTAGTTAATACATCAAAGATTGTACAATGATTCTTATCTTTCATTTAATATAAATTTATAAAAAAAAAAGAAATTATTTTAAACTTAACTTATTATTTAGTTTATATCTAATGAATGATTATTCAGATAAATTAATTTTGGATCATTTACGTAATTTTTACGATAAAAAGTACCCAAAAGCAATAGATCAAATAATTAAACCAATTATTTATAAAGAGTCAAAAATATCTTTACGTTTATTAGAATATTTTGTAACAAAATATAGTAAAGAAATACCGGTTATAATTAAATATAAAAAAAATGGGAGGATGAAATATATATCAGTATATGACAGTTATACAAATCAATTACATTCTTATGATAAAAAAAGATTAGATCCATTTAATAGAAATCATACGAAGGGAAAGAGTAAAGATAAAACACATCTAATTAATTTTGATTATAATGATAATAAAATATTAGAAAAAACAACAATATGTCAATTAAATTTCTTTAGATGGATTATAAATGAAAATATATTAAGTTATGTAAATGAAAATTTAGATAAAATAAGAAAACATATGGATAATAAAAAAAAAATTAAATAATAAAAAATTATTTTTTATTATTTAATTATTAAATTTTTTTAGAGACAGGTGATAGTACTAATACAAATACCTGCAAGGTGAGTTTCTTTTGTAAGATCACTAAAATCTGGAAGATTATCATCACCGTTTGATGCAATATTAAACCAAATTTGATAATACATTGCATCAAAGTACATGTAATAGAGTTTCTGACCATTAATATCTGTAAGATCAAATCGATCAACAGTTGTTTCATTTATACTTTCATATTCATTAATTTTATCACGAATAAATCCATAATTTTCTTTAATGAAATCTTTATGAATATAAGCAATTTTATTTTCAACATTTTTAGCTAAAATTTCGTTGATGTTATTAATACATTCATCAATCTTAGGCTGGAAATCGTTATCTAAATCAATATCAATTTTGTTGATAATTTTAGTAAAATCACAACTAATCTGTGTTTTATATTCTTCTTTAAATTCAAAGTTTTCAAATTTTTCAGTTAAATAGTCAGAAATAGTATCTTCTTGACCAAGTTTATTATTTTCAATTAACAGTTCCTTATATTTTTCCATTGTAAATTCATCATTAGTAAATTCATTTTCTTTAAGAATATCAATAAGACTAATATAATCTGGTTTATCATCCAATTTAGTAATATATTCTTTACTAATTTTTTGAATAATCATTGCGATTTCATTAAGTTTATCTTTATCTTCTTCTTTAATCTCATATTTATCAGAAATATAATCCATAATTTTATTAGCATCATAACACCCATCTGTTTCTCTAATCTGAGAGACAGTTTGGAAATCTGTAAAGATACCATTAATAAAATTGTTTAACTGATTAAAGTTAATTGAATAAGTTTCTAAATGATAGAAACAATCTTGAGATTTAATATAATCAATATTAATAATATCATCAGTAACATATTTATTTTCTTCATCATCTTCATTCTTTTTGAAAACAACAAATGTTTCCTTAGGATCGCAGTTAGTTGGGAAGATTTCAAATGTTTCAGTGCTCATGATTTGATTTGTAAAATAAAAAAAAAATATTTCAATTTCGGAGACTTTAAAGAAATGGTAAATAATCACTAATATTAGTACTTGTTAATAAAACACTTCTACAACAATAAGTATCAATATTATGTTTTTCAAATATTTTTTTGTGTTCTTTATTACCATTAGCAATACTTTCTTTTAAATCTAAATACATTGTCATAGTTAATGAACGACCACATGATTTACAAGTGTTTGCTTCCATTTTATTGTTATTTGAAAATTATAATTTAATTTAATCAATTTTTTTGATTAAAAAAAATTTATTTTTATTTCATTTTAAATAAATGAAAAGAGTATTTCAACGTTCAAGTTCAAAAATAATAGAATCAAAAATTCCAATGGAAGAACTTGAAAAACAAGTAAATAAAGGAAAAGAATTAATAATGGATCAACATTTACCTCTATTACTTGATTTAAATAAATATATAGAGGAATATATTAAAACCCATAAAAGAATAATATATGGAGGAACCGCGGTATCAATGTTAATAAAGGCAAAAGATAAAACATATAAAACTCCGGATTTTTTGGATTATGATTTCTATACACCAAATAATGAATTTGATTCAATATCAATAGCAAATATTCTTTATGATGCTAAATATAAATATGTAAGACGTATTCCGGCATTACATCCAAATACATATCGTATTGGAGCGGAATTCGCCCCAGAATTTGTTGCCGATATAACATTAATACCAGAAGAACAATATGAAAAAATACCAAAGATATTAATTGATGGATTATTCTATATAGATCCTCAATATGCAAAGATAGATTTATATGTTAGTGTTTCAAATCCCCATACAAATACAAATCGATGGATTAAGGCATTAAAAAGAGTACAAACATTAGAAAGATTATATCCATTATCATTTAATAAATTAGAAACAATAAAAGAAAATAAAATTCAAAAAGAAATATTAAAAAAATATTCTAAATTATTGGATGGGGCTTTTATTACTGGATTGGGGGCTTATAATTTAATATATAAAGAAAACCAAATAGAAAATAATATTATAGAGGCATATGTATTACAAATACCAAATTTACCAAAAGGATATACCATTCTAGAAAGGGGGCCATATTTAGACATATTTGAGAAGTATTATGAAGTTTATACCAAAGGCGGGATACATATTATAACTTTCTATATAATTGGGGCGCAATGTTTATCTCATGTTAAAGCCGGGGGACATAAAATTGTTTCATATTTTTATCTATTACGTTTTCTATATATTAAATACAATGAAACAAAAGAAAATAAATACGCTTTTGCCATAAATTGCTTGTTAAATCCGGCGAAAAATAAAGAGGATGATATAGAGTTTAGTATATTACCCCTCTGTTATGAAGCCCCGAGTTATCCCTATTGTATATTTGATACTAATTGTACAACAAAGGATAAAGAGGAAGTTAGGTTAGCACCTTATAGTCGATTTTTCTATGGAACTGAGATGGTTAAAGGATATAAACCGGAAAAGAAATACATTGAACCCGAAGGGGGCAATGAATCCATTTGAACCCGAAGGGGGCAATGAATCCATTTGAACCCGAAGGGGAATCCATTTGAAATCTTGATTTAAAAAAAAATTGAATTTATTTTTTTTAAATTTTAAAATGACACAAGAAATAAAAGAATCAATTATAATTTTAAATAATAATGTTAATGCAATTGGTTTTGTAATTATTGGTATTGGGTTTATTCAATTTTTACAGTTAATTATTCTAACTAATATCAATAATTCATTGAAAGAATTATCCTATACTATATTTAGTTGAAATTATTTTTTTTTATGCGAAAGAATAATAAAAATCTATTTATAATATAAATACAAATATGGGAAATACCCTTATGAGAGAAGAAAAACTTGTTGTAGAAAACCCAACTGATTGGACGCGTGTAGGGTCAGCTCGATTAGCTGATTTATCTCCAAAAGGAAATGTCGAATTTCCAGTTGATATGATTTCAATTCCATCGGCAGATAAGGGTCGTTTCCAAGAATATGGATATATTTATGCTCTTGTTATGTCTGATGGATCTCGATTACAATTAACCGGAACTAAACAGGCTCGTAATGGCGAAGGTAAATACATTATGGGAAATCAAGTTATCCCTGATAATATTGGTGGATTATACATTCTTAATTTAAATCAAAAAGAGGGATTACGCAATGGTTTCCGTATTGGTGGATGGAAAACAATTGGAATGGTTGCTGCTGTACCTGTATCTGGTGTTCCTGGATCATATAAACACACCTTACAAATGCGTAATGATCGATTAAATCCCTCTGTATGTCAATATCGTGTTTTAGATATGAATAGATGGATTAATATTAATGATCAATGTTTCTTACGTACCGGTGATATTATTGTACCCAAAAAACAAACACCAAATACAATGGGTTATTTAGTTAAACTCGGATAGTAATTTAAAAAATATTTTATTTTTTATTCAAAAAAAAATTGATTATTTTTTTTAAATTAATTAAATGAAGTTTTCCTCAATTGAAGAGATTGATAATTTATATAAATTAAAAATAAAAAAAATAAAAAAAGAAAAAAATAAAAAAATTAAAAAATTTACAAAAGTATTAATAAAAAAAAATTATTATAATTTGAAAGATAAAAAAATAATTCCATTAAATCATAAATTTAATTTTGAAAATAAAAATAATTTAGAAGAAAAAATATTAAGTTCTTTGGCTTATTTATTCAAAGATCATCCAAATTTAATGTTAAATAATGAGATAGAAATTAAAGAGGTTAATGGGAATAATATTTCTTTAAATCTAATTGTTAATAAACCTTTAATAGATATTAATAATTATAAGCTCTTTAAATCAAAATTAAAAACTTATATAAATTATGAAAAAATAATTATTATGTTATTTGATTAAAATATAAAATAAAAAGCAACTCTGTTGCTTTTTATTTTTTATTCGGAATAAATATTAAAATCTTTTTGCGTATCTTTTATTTTTTTCATTATTTTGTTCTTCAAATTTTTTTTCATTTATTTCTATATTTTTTTTATAAATTATTAATTTATCAATTAAATTTTCGAATATTTTATTTTTATGTAATTTATTTACCATTATATTAATTTTATCTATTTGATTTTTATGTTCTAAAATATTTGTTAATTTAATTGGTTCTTTAGAAAGAGACAAGACATATAAATAAGTATTTAGTTGATGTATATTATCAATTTCTAATAATTTAATAAACTTATTGATAACTAAATTTCCTTTTGAATAATTAATAAGTAATTCATCTATTTCCATTATATATTATAATTGCGTTTTTTTTCTAATTCATATTAAATGGATATTAATTATAAAAGATAATAATGAGCACTGTTATGGACGTTCAACTTAAAAAAACCGGTGGAAAAAAAACACCTGCTGTTGTTAAAAAACCAACTACAAAGGCAACAACCAAGGCAACAACCAAGGCAACAACAAAAGCAACTACAAAAGCAACTGCCAAGGCAACTACTAAGGCAACTACTAAGGCAGTTGTTAAACCTACAGCCAAGAAAGCTGCAAGCACCACTGCAACTCATAACCTTCTTCTTTATATTAACAAAGTATCAAAAGCTTATAATAACGATGTAGGTGTTCGTAAGAACGTTAAGGAATATCTTGAGAACGTTCTTAAATATTGGATTAATGTTCTTGCAAAGACATCTGGTGAAAAAGTGAATGATCGCAAGACAATTCAGGAACGTGATTTAATTGCCGCAATTAATGAAATTATTCCAGATAATGATGTTCGCAAGCAAATCCTATCTAATACAGATGCCAGTTTTGAAAAATACTCATCTGATAAGAAATCGGTTAAACTTACAATGTCAAAACCCCGCGTTTCAAACTTATTTAAAACCCAAACAAACAGTATTAAAGTATCTGATAAAGCCCTATTCTATCTAACTGCCTTTTTAGAGAATGTGGTTCGTGAAATTACAATGGGAGCAAATGAATTCTCAAAGAAGAAAGAACGTTCAAACATTGTTCTTGACGATCTTCGTCGGGGACTTAAAGAGAACAATGATCTAACTGTATTTACAAATGGAGTTAATTTCCCTACCAATAAATAAATAAAAAAAAAAATTAATTTTTTTTAAATATTCTATTAAAACATAATTAAATCTTGAATATTAAATGTTTCAAGGTTATTTCCGATAGGTCTAACAATTTTAAATGGTAATTTATTTTCTTTAAGTTCTTTAATTGCTATTTTTTCAATATCATTAGCACAATCATCAAAATTAACTAAAGGTGTTGATCCACTATTTAATTGTTTCATTCTTTCATTAATAATTGCGGTATATTCATATTTAGTAAGTTTATTATAACTTAATCTTTCATTATCTGGAACATAATCAAATTTAATATCTTTAATTTTTTTGATATTATCTTCTTCTTCAATATCAGATAATTCAGTATCAGAAAAGTCAATATCTTCTGTCATTTTATTATTCTATTTTAATTTAAAATTGAATTCAATTTTAAATTAAATTAGAATGAAATTTTGTGATTCTTGTGGTCAAATTTTAAACATTAATGTTAAAACAGATGAATTAAAATTTATATGTGATACATGTGGAATTACTATTATTGGTGATAAAGAGGATTATAAACTTTTTTCAGAAAATTTTATTGTTAAAAACAATATTGAATATCTTCTTAAATCTGTTAAATATAATCCAACTCTTCCAAGAAAATATATGGATTGTCCTAAATGTAAAAAAGAGGAATTAATTTATATAATTAGAGAGAATAATACATTAAAAGCGACTTACGTATGTGATAAATGTGAATATTATTTTAACTAAATCCAAAAAAATTGATTTTTTTTTAATTAAATTAGAAACTATGCTTAAAGACGACAATACTCTAACTCCCGATCATTTTGATCTGGATATCACCAAACCAGATGAAATAAAAATTGAAAATGGTGAATTAAAAAAACAAAACACAAAACTAATGGAATGCGTTATTGAGCTTGCTAAACAATTGAGTGAGAAACCTAAATACTGAATAACATAGAAACTCTTTCTTTTTTTTTATTTAAGAATTTTTTGAAATATTTAGTTAAAATGTTAATTGGGGAGCCATTGAATTTAAATTCTCCAGTTAATATTTTTTTTGTTAAATCATTTTTTGTTATTTCTAAAATTTTAAATAATAATTTATTATCATAATCTATATTTTTTGTTACAATTAATAAATTTTTAATAAATCTATAAACATCATAACTGTAGATATATTTATAATATCTATCATCTTTATCTAAATTATCTAATATTTGTTCAATAGAATATTCAAATTCAATTCCAAATTGTTTTCGACAATGAAATATAAATTTCTTTTTAATTTCATTATCCATATCAGAATTTAATATTGCACTTCTACTATAATCAATAATAGTAAATATATAATTATGCGTTGGAACATAATATAATTTATTTCTTATTTTATATTTTATATAATCAATTGTATCTATTGAATTAAATAAAATATTTCCAATATGCAAATCAAAATGAACAATACTATAATGTTTATTTAAGGTAGCTAATCCGGCCAAAACCTGAAAGATTAAACTATGAATTATGTCAGTATTGACTTCTCTTTTCTTTATAAAAAATTCTAAATTACTAAAACTAAATTCATTATAAATTAAATACATATCAATTTTATATCTATCCTTATAAAAAGCTTTAAGTCGTGATTTTAATCTTTGATTATCTAATAATTTCCTATAATCAAAATCTTTTAATAAATTCTTTCCATAATAAAATTGTAAATTTGGAGAATTATTATTTAGAATTAATTTATTTACCATTTGCATTATTTTTATCTCTCTATCCATTCTATTATCACCTTCAAATATTGGGATTATTTTTAATCCAATCCAATAATTATTTGTACAATCAAATATATGTTTTGTTTTTCTATAAGGTATTTTTTTTAAATCATCACACATTGACCAAGTTTCTGAATCTAAACTATCTTTAAACCCAATTTTATAAATTAATAAGAAAACAGTTTTATATGTTTTTTTATTATATATAATTAATTGTTGATTTTTAGCTTTTGGGGAAGGAGTATATGCTGTAATTGATAAATCTTTATTTATCTTTTTTTTTATTTTTTTATAAATTAAAATTCTATCTTTGAAATTTATATTATATTTATTTACATAATTTAAATAATTAGATTCATTTTTCCATTGTATATCCATTAATTTAATCTAAAAAAAAAATAAAAAAAAATTTTTTTTTAACTTAATTTTTTAATAATCTCATAATCAACATTATCAATCATTATATATTTATATAATGCTTTAAAAGGGGAATTGAAATTTATAAAGATATTAAATGGAGAAGCATATCTTGTATAGATCGTATTAAATTCTTTATTGTTCAATAATTCCTTATTGTTTTTAATCAAAATATAATATTCATTCTCTAAATCCGGATAAAATTGTTTCATATAAGAGTTAAAACAAATATATCTCCAATAAATAAAATTATATAATTCAAGATATTTATAATTAATCTCTGTTTCGTTATTTGGAACAGAATAGAGATTAATACTAAAATCTAAATCAGTATGTTTGATTAATTCTTTTGTAAATAAAACAATTAATTTATTTCGATCAAACCCTAACTGATTAATCTTAAAGATTAAATCAATTTCTTGATGAGTAAGAAAAACAGATGTTGGATGATAAATATTAGTCAATTTAGTTCCAATTGTTTTCATTTCATCGAATTTAGATTTTATATTATTTTTATCTATAACTTTATATGAAAATTTAATCTTAACAGCTAAAGATGAATATTCATAAAACTTGCGATATTTATAACTCTCAATACGTTCTTTTAATTGTTTTGGCATTTCTTTTGAATTAAATGATCCCATATTTCGTATAATAAAATAAAAAGTAAATCTATATTTAAATTGTAAATATGTGTAATTGTTTATTAACGTGTTTAACAAAAGTTAGATTATGTTGTTGTAAAAAACGTAAGAATACGGTTATTAAATTTTATGATTACTATTTAAAAGAGGTATTAACCAAAAATATAAATGTAAATTATCCACAAATAAGGGGTGATTTATTAACATTAATAAAACCTAAAGAATTATCGGATTTTAAACTTATAATATTTGAGGGAGAATTGGGGCGTTTTGCGTATTATACTGGATCTTTATATTTAACAGAGGATATATTATATCCAATTGATATCGAACCTGTTTTAAATAAAGATGAAATATTATATGCTTATACTGATGAGAATGAAGATATTGGATTTTCAATGGAATCATTCTATGATCCATTTGATCAAATGATGTGGGGCGATTATAAGAAAATAAATGAGATTAAAGGGAATAATATTATAGGAACAGGGAGAGATATGGAAGATAAAATATTTACTCCAAATAATGATACATTATTATCAAAAATATTTGAAACCGAATAAAATATTTTAATGAGATTATAGTTCTTATTTTTTTGATTTAAAAATAAAATATCAACATATTTTAAATTGTGAATTTAAAATGAGCCTGTCTAAATTTTATTCTTTTTTAAATGAAAATAAGGCGAATAAAATAGAAAAAAATTGGACACACATTTCAGCAGGAAATCCAAAGGGTTCATTTTATATTCCGGATGAAAAAATAGAAGATTTTTATGAATTATATAAAACAGTAAAAGATACAGATACATATATAATTGAGAAATGTCCCCCAGATTATTGTAGTTTAAGAATAGATTTAGATTTTAAAATTAATTTATCTAAATCAAGTAATAATTCTCATTTTTATGAAAAGAAAGATATTAAAACATTTATAATGGGTTTAATGTCATATATAAGTAAATTAGTTAATTTTGATAAAGATATTTTATGTTTTGTAATGGAGAAAGAGGAATATAGTAAATCAAAAACGGGGGACTATTATAAGGATGGTATTCATATTATATTTCCCCATTTAGTATTAGATTATGGAATGCAATATTGGATCCGTGATCAAGTATTAAGTCAAGATTTGATTAAGAATGCTTTTGGAGAAATGAATTATATTAACGATGCAAGTGATATTTACGATAAATCAATAATAGATAAAAGTTGGACAATGTATTGGTCAAAAGGTAAAACAGATGGCCCCCTTTACAGTATTACAGATATATACCTCTTTAACAAACAGGGAATTCTTAAGAAAGAGTTAAAGAAAACCCAAATTGACACGAATAATATGGCGAGATATTTATCATTATGGAAGAATAGAAAGAGAACACAATATAAAGAAGATAAATTAGAGTTTATTAATGATTGGTATTTTAATAAATATTTAAAACCGAAGAATTTAAGAAAATATACAGAAGAAGAAAGTGCATATTTTAATTCAAGAATTAGAGAAGAAGATATTGAGGTTGCAAAGCAATTAGTAAAGATATTAAATGTTAAACGTAGTAATGATCGTGAAGATTGGATAAGGGTTTGTTGGTGCTTACGTAATATTCATCCGGAGCGTATGCTTCAAGATTTTATTGATTTTTCAAAACGTTGTACTCGGAAGGGTGTTTATAATGAGAATACATGTATTGAGACTTGGAATACATCAGATGAGAGTGGTAAATTGCGTTTAGGAACATTACATTATTGGGCAAAGAACGACAATCCAGAGGAATATAAGGAAATAATGGATAATACAACATCGGCGATGTTTGAAAAATTGCCGGATACGCATGGTTCAATTGCGGAAATTATGGAAAAATTATATGGATATGAATTTGTATGTTGTCATCCATACAGAAGTGTAGAGAAACGTGAATGGTATCATTTTGATAATCACAAATGGAAAAAAAATGCATATAGTGCAATTAGAAAATTATTATCTCAAGAAGTTAAAGCATATTATAAAAGAATTAGAGGTCGATTAATGAACAAGGCTTCTACATCAATTAAAGACGATGATAGTCCAGATACAGAGATAACAAAAAAACGAATTGATCACGTTGATAAAATTATTAAAACATTAGAAACAACTAAATTCTTAGATGACGTAATTAAAGAGGCGGGATTTTGTATGTATAAAGAGGAATTTTTCGATGCTCTGGATGGCAATCCGAATTTAATTGGATTTGAGAATGGAGTATATGATTTGAAACAGGCGACATTTAGATCAGGATATCCAGAGGATTATATTTCTATGTCTGTTGGATATAGTTTTGAATTGAGTATGGATTATATTGATGATGTAAAGAAATTTATTCATAGTATTTTGCCGGAAAAGGATGTATATAGATATGCTCTTTCTTTTATGAGTACTTGTTTAGATGCTCATAATTATCAACAGAAGTTTTTAGTTTTCACTGGAGAAGGCGGTAATGGTAAATCTTTATTAGTTAATCTATTTGAGGATACATTGGGGGATTATGCATTGCCATTAGATGTTGCTTTAATCACACAAAAAAGACAGAAATCAAGTGCGGCCTCACCTGAGGTTGTTTCCTTGTTTAATAAAAGATTGGCTATTTTATCTGAACCGAATAAAGAGGATACATTAAATATGGGTATTGTTAAGGCTTTAACTGGAAGTGATAAAATTAAGGCACGTGGATTATATAAAGAGGGAATTGATTTTAGAAACAAGGCACAATTACTAATGATGTCAAATGATTTGCCGGCACCAAATAGTCAAGATGATGGTGTATGGCGTCGTATTAGGGTTGTTCATTTTCCAATGAAGTTTGTGGATAATCCAGATAAAAACGATCCATTCCAGAAACAAAAGGATTATAATTTAGAAGATAAAATGAAAAATTGGAAAATGGCCTTTATGAATATCTTATTGGCTTATTATAAAGAATATAGAAATAATGAATATAGAGTAAAAGAACCAAATCAAGTTAAGGAATACACTGAGAATTATCAAAAACAGAGTAATATTTATCTGGAATTTGATAGAGAGAATTTATGTAAGGGCGATGAAAGTGATTCATTAAAAATTAATGATATTTATAGTTTGTTTAAAGCTTGGTTTAAAGAAAATTATCCAAGTACATCTGTTGCTCCTATGAAAGAATTGAAAGCATATTATAGCACAAAATATAGAGGACAATTCAAAATTAATTCATTGAAAAATATGAAATTTAAAGTTAATTAAGTTAATTGAATTATTTTTTTTTTGGATAAAATAAATGAGTGAATGTTATATAAATGGAGATGATGTAAAAAAACATAAATTTGACGATCCAATATCTGCAGATGAATGTAATGAGGGATTTGAAATAAAATGTAAAGATATATATGGCAATTTAATTAAAATTAATGGAGAAGATTCAATATATTATTGTGTAGAAACAATATATGGTTTTTATAATAGTGATAAATTTCAAGAACCATTCAATAATATTAGATTTTCTGATGAAACAAGAAGAAAATTAGAAAAATTAAATAATAAATATAAATTAATTAAAGAAAAATTAGATTTTAATAAATTAAAATCTCTTTTAGAAAGTAAAAATTTAGAAGAAGTTAAAAAATTAAATTTTGAAAATTATAAAATAAAAGATAATTTATTAATTGATTTATTATCAAATAATATTAATACAAGTTTATTTCATTTTATTAATAAAGAAAAACCATATACTGAAAATATGATAATAGAAATAATTAAAAAACTTAGAAATAAAAATTTTAATTTTAATTATTTTGTTGGATATAATAATATAAATCCATTAATTATAGCAATTTATAAAGAATATTATGATGTTGCTGAATATTTGATAAATAATATTAGAGGCATTGATTTAAATATTGAATCACGTAAAGGAACCCCATTGATATTAGCAATTAAAAATAAAAATACTAAATTGGCAAAACTATTAATAAATAAAGGTGCCGATACAAATATAACAAATAGACATGATTTAAATGCTCTATTTTATGCTGTTGAAAATAATAATAATGAGATAATTGATTTATTATTTGAAAAAAATCCAAATATAGATGTAAATACTTATGATGATTATGGTAATAGTTTATTTGATGCTTTTGATAAAAATAATTTTAAAGTATTTGAAAAATTAATTGATAATGGAATATATTTAGATGTTAAAAATAAAAAAGATAAAACAATTTTTGAAAAAATTAATTATAAAATAAATAATTCAAAGACTATTACAAATGAATTAAAATATTTAAAAAAATTAATTCAAAATGGATTAAAATATTCCAAAGAATATTTAGATTTACTTAATAATAATCTAAAAAGATTAGATAGAACAATTGATGATGAAAGAAATTATTTTAATTATCCTCAAAATAACTACAATGAACTTATAGAAAATAGAAATGAATTAAATAATTTAATTGAAAATTATAAAGATAATTATATAATTTATTATAATGATTTTGATTCTAAAACAAACCAAAATTTTTATGGATTAACAGAATTAATGATTCAAATTATAAATAGAAAAATTAAAAATCTTGATTATTTAGGTACATTGGATAAAAATTATTTAAATATAAAAGAAAAAAATAATGGTTTCACAGTATATGATTATTTACTTAATAATTATACAGAGGAAAGATTTGATATAATTTTACCATTGTTAAAACAAAAAATATTAAATAAAAAAATTTTAAATAATTTATATTTAAAATATTGCGAGAACTATAGTAATATATATCATACAAAATATACTGAAGTACTTAGTAAAACATTAAGAGAAAATAAAGATAAAGATAGTATTAATAAATTAGATATACGAATTAAACAAAATGAAGTTTTTATAGAACTTTTAAAAAATGATATTGATATTGATATTAATATTAATGGAGTACCTGCTTTTATCTTATTTTATTTATCAATTAAAGAAATATATTCTGGATGGAACAATTATGTTTATGCCAAACATTCACATGTGAAGATTAATGAGAGATATCATTCTCAAATAATAGAAATATTAAATATTTTTAAAAATAAAGAAATAAATTTAGAATTTAAAATAGACAAAAATAAAATAGACAAAAATAAAATAGAGAATAATAAAATGTATTTACCAGAATTTAGTTTAACAATAATTGATTTTATCTATTCAAGTTATGAAACAAAGGAAAAATATGATAAATATAAAATAATGTTAAAAAGAGATTATTCAAATGAAGAATATTATAAAAAATTAAAAAATAAAATGTTAGAATTAGTAATTGATAGAACTAAATTTAAACAATATTATTTACAATATAAAATGATGAAAACTAGAGGTAATAGACAATATAATATTAAACAAGCCAATGAAATTGGTGAAACACAATATTCTATTAAATATATAGAAGAATATAAAAAAATAACAAAAGATATTATTTAACTATAAATTAAAATGGAGGTGTGTGAAATATGTCATCATTTTGGTCATTCTTATAAATTATGTGGTTCAAGTAAATATCATTGTATAAAGTGTGGATTATACGGTCATTTATCTTGTTCAAATGACCTAAGACAAAGAGTAAAATGTAAAATATGTGGGTCTTTAACTGAACATTTATCTAATTGTAAATACAAAGGATTAGTTATGATTAAAAGAGCAGTTAAACGCCCAAATCCGGAATTAAATAAATATTTGATTAATAAAAAATAAATTTTTTTTTTGATTAAAATATAAAATTAAATTCAACGAAGTTGAATTTATTTATTCTATTAAAATAAAAATGGAGGAGTTAAAAGAAGAAATTATTAATTTAGATCAATTAACAATTAACGATCCAAATATTTGTAATAAATTAAACGATTATTTTGAAAAAATTAAAGATTATAATGAATATATTATTAATGACTATATTGATGAATTATATAATTTTATTTCAACTAATGTTAAAAAAAAATTTCTTTCTGAAAATAATGTACCAGTTAAATATAATAATATTATATTAAATGTTTATAAAGGAGGAATTATAAGTTTAAATAATATTAATAATATTACTTATATAGCAAAATTATATGATTTATTAGAAATAGAATATAAAACTGGAACCAATGTTTCTATTGATGATGAATATAAATATATGTATGCAATTGCTTTAAGTCCTAAAACAGATTGTAATATTTATATAAATAAAATTGATAATTTAAATATTACAGAAGATTTAAAACCTATATTTGATAGAAGAATTGATAATATAGAAGATTTAAATAAATTTCTTTTGCATGCAAATTATGAATATTGTCAATATAAAAAAGACGGAAAACCAACAAGAGATTTAGAGGATGAAATAAATAAAAGAATAAAAACAAAAATTATAGACGAAATAATTATGAAAGAAAATATAGATTATTTATTATCTATTCCATTTATTAGAATCGATTATTATACATTTTTAGTATTAGTACGTAAAGGTATTTATATTGAAAAAATAGAAAATATAATAATCGAAAATGATTTAAAAGAAACAATAATTAAAAAAAATTTTTTAATGTCTTTATCACCAAAAAATATTTTAGAAAAATCTGATTTAATTTTGGGTATAATTGAAATTTTAGGAGAAGACTATGATATTAATAAATATCATTATCATTTTGAAAGCTTTAATGATAAAATGGTAATATTAAATCCAATAAAATCAGCTTTTATATATTATGGTTATCCTGATTATAACCGAGATTATATTGATTATAATCTTGATTATAACCATAATTATATTGAATGGTTATTTGATAAATTTAAAGATAAAATAGATTTAAATTATAAACCAAGTATTAAAGTAAAAAAAAATGGTAATATTATTACTGAAATATACGAAAATGGAAAATTATTTGCAACAGTAAAAGATAAAAAAATAGATTTAGTTTTAGATAAAATAGAAGAAGATAATGAAGATTGTGAGGATATAGTACTTTATCCAATTATAGTTTATATTTTATTTTCTGATATTGATAATAATAATTACACAGAAAAAATATTAGAAATATTAGAAAGATCAGCAAATAAAGATATAGATTTTGAATTTCAATTAAATAATATAACTTATGAGTATGATTTTTTTAAAAGAATGAAACAAAACTCATTATATAAAAATAATTCTTATAATATGTTTAAGTTAATACATATATTTATAAATGAATATGAATTAATAAAAAAATTAGAAAGTTTTGTTATTAATTTTAATATAAATAATTTTAAAGGAAAATACTTAGAATATAAAATGATAACAACAGGTGGAAATAAACAATATATACATCCAACATATGATATTATTGAAAATAATGAATTTGTAAATAATCCAAATTATAATAAATATTATACATTACATGTTTATGTAAATAAATATATATTATATTCTTCAGATCGTTATTATTACTCTGGAACAAAAATATCACCTTTTTATTAAAATACAGAGGTTTAACCTGATTATTAGCTTTTAAAATTATTTTAACTTTTTATTTACCAAAAAAATAATAAATTATTTTTTAATTTCTTTATCTTTTTTATATAAGAATTGATAAACATCGGAATGACCTAATTCATTTACTTTATCTCGGAGTTCATTGTTATTCAAATATGCATAATAATTATCTTTAACATAGTTAGTCCATCCGATTAAAGCGGCTTTAATATAAATAAAATCATTTATATTATAAAAATGAAAATTATATAAGTTTATATATTTATTATCTTCATAAAAAAAGTTAAAACAACTACCATAATCAAAATCATATATATGATCAAATTCATCAATACAAAAATTTTTTATTATCATATCTAATAGTTTTTTATTTTTTTTTTCTATAACTTTATTTACTATATATAGATTAAAATTAAACTTAGTAAGATAATGAAAATAATAAGATATTTCTTTATTAAATAAATTTAACTTCAAATCAACTGAATAATAATAAAATAGATAACAATAGTTTTTATATTTTTTTTTATTTATATCTTTTAAAAGTTCTAATTTTTTTTTTATTTCTTTTGAAATTATATTGTATTCATATAAATTATTATAAATTTGATTATTCTCATATTCATATTCATTATAATCTAACATTGAATAAATATCTGGATTAATAAATCTTGATAAATTAGTTTTACAAGTTAAAATAGAACAAAGATAACAATATTCTTTAAATGTAAAACAAAAATTAGAATTATAAGCTTTAAAAAAAACCATTTGATATATTGAAAACAATGTCTTACTATATATTAAAAAAAATAAATATTTAAATCAAAATGGTGGAGTGAATGTCCAATTATCTAATCTATTTTTTTTAATTTCTTTATCTTTTTTATATAAGAATTGATAAACATCGGAATGACCTAATTCATTTACTTTATCTCGGAGTTCATTGTTATTTGAATATGCATAATAATTATCTTTAACATATTTAGTCCATCCGATTAAAGCGGCTTTAATAAACATAAAGTGTTTTATATAAGAAAATTCTATATTATATAAATTTATATATTCATTTTCTTTATAAAAATATTCAAATTCATCGATATCATCATCAACACAATAATCATATAAAGTTTCATCTATATCGATATCAAAATATTTTATTAATATATCTAATAAATTTTTATTTTTTTTTTCTATAACAATATTTATTATATATAATTTAAAATCAAAATCACTAACATACTCAAAATAAATTTTGATATTTTTATTTAATAAATTTAAATTTGTATTAACTGGATAAAGATAAAATAAATAAAAATAATTTTTTGAATTTTTAATTAATTTAATTTTATCTTTTTGAAATTCTAAACTATTTTTTGTTTCTTTTGAAATTAAATTATATGAATATAATTTATCTAAACTATTATAGAAATAATTATCAATAAATCTTGATATTTTATATTTATAAGGGAAAGTATAATAGAGATAACAGTATTCTTTAAATGCTAAATTCATAGGCAACAAAATCGGCGTTTAACTTTATTAATAATATAAAATCCTTTATTGGCTTTAATTATTACTTCTATTAGATTGCTAATAGTTGGAGGTGTTAATATTTTTTTCATTAAATCGGAATTACTTTCGGTGACAATATCATTAACAACAGCCATAACTATAACTTTCTTAGCGGCGCCAGTTCCAGATACAATTTTCTCTGTTATTTCCATAGCAACGGCTACTAAATTCATATAATCGCCAAGATCATAATCTGGTTGATTTATTACTTTCTTTAGTTTATTATAAACGTTTTCTTTATTTTCCATTAATTTAAATAGATAAAAATAAATATAAATAATGAATATAGAAATTAGAATAAATAATATTCCAATAAGATTAAAAGAATATGAAAAAACTCATAATCATATAGATAGAATATATTATAATTTACCAATTGAAGAACAACATAAAGATTTAAAAAAATATATAATAAGTGAATCAGATTGTTATTCAATTTCTAAAAAAAGAGGAGATATATTTAAATTATTAAATCATATAATTGTTAATTCTAATTCAGATGTTATTAAATATGGTACTTTTAATGAAGTGCGTACAAATAGATTTGGGGATGAAATACTTTGTTCTCTTGAAAAAATAGAAGAGATAATTAATTTATTAAAAAAATTAAAATTTAGTTTTAATATTTTATTTTGTAATATTCGTAATTATAATTCACACTATGCATATAATGTTATAATTTATAATAAAAGAATTGAAGAACATTCTCTTCAATTTATAGATTACCATCTTAGAAATCGGTTTCTTGAGGGAACATTTAAGGAATATACATATTTTTCTTCATTTAAAAATTATTGTTATTTATTGTTAAATAAAGGTATTTATTGTTAAATAAAGGTATTTATTGTTAAATAAAGGTATTTATTGTTAAATAAAGGTATTCATTCCAATTATAAAAACGGGCAATTAGATATTTTAATTCAGAATAATTAGAAAAATATTCTTCTCTATAGAATAAATCATATTGATAAGTTTCTTCTAATGAACAATTATAATTTATAGCATATCGAAATGTTTTATCATTTATATTTTTTGAATTTAAATATTTATCTAAACAATTAACTAAATAAATATTTTTTGTTTTCATTATTTTTTCATAACAATTGATATGAAATGTGTATTTAGATAAGAAATAATTAGATGTTTTAATATTTTTATCTGTATATTTCCATTCAGGTTGTTTTGTTTCTTTTTCTAAAATTAGAAACATATAACAATAATTTTTAAATAACATCTATTTTTTGAAAATATAATTTTTTTATATAATATAAATGGGAGAAACACAGAGTAAATCAAAAAAATGCCCGGTTTGTGAAGCATGTAAGAAATGTCCAAAATGTGGAAAACAAAAATAGGGAAACTAATTAACGGTAAAAAAGATAATTCAGATGATGAAATATCTTCATCTTTAAAAGAGTTAGATGTATTATTATTTATTGATTCGAATATAATTAATTATTCTGTACAGAATTCAGATCATACTGGATATATAAATATAAGAGGTAAATTATTAAAAGACGGCGAAATTGTTCCTGTTAAAATCCAAACACCTCATGATGGTGGTAAAATATATATGGGAATGACCTTTGATAATTATACTTATACTTTTAAAAAGGAATAAATATTATTGTTTTTTTCAAAAAAAACAATAATATTTATTATTATTATTGTTTTTTTTCAAAATTGAAATCAAAAAATAATTAATATAAAAATGTTTGCTTTCTTGAAAAAACACAAGGCGGATAATCCGCCATATTCTCATTATTCAATTCAAAATCCATCTGGTAAGTATTATATTCCTGATAAAGAATTAAGGGAGTTTTATAAATTATATGATAATAATCTTAACGAAAAAGGGGAAATTAAAAATGTCCCATTTCTTGTGGAAGCCCCACCTCAAAAGGCTTCTCCAATTAAAATAGATATTGATTTAAAGACCTCAGATAATAGTCGAGTATATACGAGACATCAAATTGAAGCGGTTATTGTAGGATATTATAAATGTTTAAAGAAAATTTTGATTAATATGCCAGATGAATTTAGGATTTATGTTTCAGAAAAAAAATCCCCAACAAATGGAAGGGACGGGTTTCATATTTTATTCTCTATAGTTTTAGAATATGATATTCAAATTTATTTAAGGGATATATTTTTGAAACAATATTTCTCTAACATATTTCCGGATATTGTGTTAAAAGAACAAGTATTTGATTTGTCAGTAATTAAGAATAGTGGATGGATTATGAATGGTTCTCGTAGTAAATCAGATGGTTATCCTTACAAAGTATCGGCCATTTACAACGAAAAATTAGAAAAAATAGAAGAATATATTAATTCATATAAATTATCTGTTAGACAAAATAAACAAAGAGTAAAAGTTAAACCAGAATACATTGAAGAAATATTTAAAACAAAGATTGATAAAAATCCTAAACAAATTATTGCGAATATTAAAAAAAATACAAAAGAAAAAATAGATATTGAATTATTAAAAAAGATTGTAGATTTATTAGATATTAAAAGAGCAACTGAATATCATTTATGGATTCAAGTTGGTTGGGCATTATCCTCTATTGGGGGTCAAGAATGTTATGATTTATGGATTGAATTTAGTAAGAGAGTGCCAAGTAAATTTGATGCAGATGCGGCAGATAAAATTTGGGGAACATCAAATGGGGATTTAACAATTGCTAGTATTTATTATTGGGCAAAAGAAGATAGTTCAGAAGAATATAAGAAAATTCAGAAGGAAATTTTGAGTAAAAGTGTTAATCGTATTACATTAAAAAATGTAGATACGGCTAAGTTATTATATGAATTATATGGATATGATTATTGTTATGTATTAAGTCATGATAAAACTGTTTCGGGATGGTATAAATTTATTAATCACAGATGGACATATCAAAATGATGCTTATGATTTAAGAAAGAAACTAACAGATGAAATTGCCCAATATTATAAGGATATTTCTTATGATTATTCGGCGAAAATGTATAGCGCCGGCGACAATGCTGAGAAAGAGGCATATAGTAAAATATTAGCAAATATTAGTAGTTTAATTGGAAAATTGGGAACAACTAATTTCTTGGATCATGTGATTAAAGAAAGTACTTATATATTTAGGGATACAAAGTTATTAGAAGAATTGGATACTAATCCATATCTAATTGGATTTAACAATGGAATATATGATTTAAAGAATGATGTATTTCGTGAAGGATGTCCTCAAGATTATATTTCATTAAATACAAAGATTAATTATAATCCCGATGCCGATATTAAGGTTGTGAATGAATTTTTAAAGGGAGTTATTCCGGACAATGAAGTAAGAGATTATTTATTATTAACTCTTGCCAGTTCCTTAGATTATGTTAATAGAGAAGAGAAATTTTATATCTGGATTGGGGGTGGAAGAAACGGAAAGAGTATTATTGTGGATTTACATCAAAAAACACTTGGACAATATACTTGTGCTTTGCCCGTTAGTTTGATTACACAAAAACGCCCAGAAACCGGAAGAGCAGTTCCGGAAATTGCCAAAATGTTTAAAAAGAGATTTTGTATAATTAAAGAACCAGATACGGCGAATATTTCTTTGAATACTGGTGTAATTAAGGAATTAACGGGTAATGATACAATTAGTGTAAGAAAATTATATCATAATGATAATGAATTCAGAGTATCGTCTAAATTATATCTAATGACAAATAACTTGCCGGATGTTAATACTAATGAACCGGCTATTTGGGACAGAATTAGAGTTATTCCATTTGAAATGCATTTTTGTGATAAACCCGAAAAAGAAAATGATAGATTAATTGATAAAACTATTAAAGAAAAGTTAAAGGATTGGACAGAAGGATATATGTTAATCTTGTTGAAATATTATAAATTCTATAGAGACATGCAATCTATTAATGAACCCGAAAAGATTATGAAGGCGACTAATCAATACAGAGAAAGAAATAATATATTAATGGAATACATCAACGAATTCATTGAGGAAGGGGCTAAAAGGGCTAAGATCCCAGTTAGTGCAATCTATAGTCATTATTCTACTTGGCATAAAGAAGAATATCCAAGAAGGAATATTCCAAGTAAAAAGGAATTAACTGCATTCTTAATTCAACAATATGCAAGCAAAGTTAAAGATAATGAATTAATTGGATATGCTTTAAAAAATTAATTTTTTTTGTTTTTTATTATTATATAATAAATAATGACTGATACTGATTATAGTTCTGAAAGTGAATCTGATTATAGTTCTGATGATGGACAATATGGCGGAGCTAAAGGAGATGGTTTTATTAAACGTAGTGCAAAAGCAATAGGTAATTTTACAGGTATACAAAAAAAAAGTGATCCTTCTTCAGAAGAAATTGCTAAACAAGCTGCAGCTAAAGCAAAAACAAAAGGTGATGATGAAGATTTCCAAGATGCTTCTTATGCATATAACCAAACAAAATTAACAGGAACTATTCCTGGATTTTCAATTACAGATGAAAATCTTTTAGATGGAAAAACATCAACAAGCACAATTGAACAACTTATTAATGATTTAAATGCTTATTCACAAGAACCTAATGTGAATAAGGAATATTTAAAAAGTGTTCAAGCATTTACGGGACAATCTGATACCAGTTATAATAAAATATTCGCTGATATTGATATCAATTTAAAGAAGGCATTAGTTGAAAGTGTAATTGGCGAAACAGATGGATATATAAATCGCGATATGAATAAGATTTATTCAGAGGGCATTAATAACATTAATAATCTAATTTATAATATTAAACCTAAATTAGAGTTATTAAAAATGCTTATGGAACAACAAAAGAAAATAAAAATAATGAAAAATGATCCAGATATGCAGACTTGTGTATATAAATTAAATTCTACAATGGAATACATTATGCGCGAAATGAACCCAGAATTAATTCAATTACTAAATTTACTTGAAAATCAAAAAGATGATAAAGGTAATAAAGCTGTAAATGAATTTAATGTACCATTAAAAGGATTATCTGGTCGTAGAAGATCGGCTAAAGTGCCCGCAAATTTATCTAAAATTCAATTAGGAAATATGCACATTGGTGGTGGAAGAAAAAAAAATAATCGCCCAATTGGATTTTAAATTAGTCAATTTTAGATTTAAATTTTTTTTTTGCTTCATTTAATTTTTCATTAAGATAATTAATTTGAATGGTTCCAATAATAATAATTAATCCAATTGTTGAATAGAAAACAATGGGAAATTTAATTGAGTTAAAACCGAATAAACAACATAAAATAGATACAAATAACAAATATTTATAATTATTGTTATGAATTTCTCGGGTTTTAATTTCAACAAAACTCTTAATCATTTTAAAATTTAAATAATAAAAAAATAATTTCAATTTCTGGAAGAACGCGATTATGCTACCAAAAAAAGAAAATAATATCTATAATATGATTAGATTTTTTTACAATCTAAATCATTTAATTCTTTATTTGAGTTAAATGATTTTGTTAATTCTTGTTCATTTTTCATATATGGTAAATAACTAATTTGTTCATTATATTCCTCTATAGTTTTAGATAAATTTTTTATTTCTTTAATTATTTCTTTATTTTGTTTATATATTTCATATTTTATAATATATTTTTGAGGAAAACTGTTTAAATTATTATAAGCACAGCTATTATTTTCATCTTTTTCAATTGCCAATTCATATAATTCAATTGCTTTTTTATAATCTTGAATTACTCCATAACCATAATGATATAAATATCCTAAATTACAATAAGCATAGCTATTATTTTCATCTTTTTCAATTCCCAATTCATATAATTCTTTTGCTTTTATATAATCTTTTTCTACACCATCACCATTCTTATATAATAATCCTAAATTACAATAAGCATAGCTATTATTTTCATCTTTTTTAATAGCCAATTCATATAATTCTTTTGCTTTTATATAATATTGTTCTATACCATTACCATAATGATATAATAATGCTAAATTATTATAAGCATAGCTATTATTTTTATCTTTTTCAATTGCCAATTCATATAGTTCTTTTGCTTTTATATAATCTTTAAGATAAAAATGATAAATTAATCCTTTAATTAAATCATTATCATGATTTTTATATTTATTAATTATATTATCTTTTTCTTTTTCTTTTTTATTATTACTATTTTTAAAAATATAATCAAACAATTCTTTCTCCATTTAAAAATAAAAAAAATAAATTTCAATTTTAAAAAGGAACAGTAATCAATGAAAATTCATATTCTAATCCGGATTTTTTTTTCAATTGTATCTGTTCGTAACAAACAATTTTTGGATAAATAGAGATCATTGGTCTTCTATTATTAAAAAGATATGAACTGGACAATTTGCCTTTAACTTCATCATTAGTATAGATAATATTATTATCTTTACTTTGTTTGGCTGTTTGGCATCCAATTACCTCTAATACACTTCTTTTAATTGCAAGACACGTGGTATTTATATCAGCTTGATAATTATTAAAGAAAGGTAAATTATTATTCATTGCAGAATTTTTAACTTGTAAAATTCTATTTTCTAAATTAACAATACCTTCAATATCAAACATATGACTATTTGGATGTTCTTGATAATAATTATAAATTAACCATAGATTAACGTGATCAGATAAATAATCATTATACAATATTGGTAATTTAAAATCTGAGGATTTTATTATAGTATTAAGTCCCAATTCAATTATACAAATAACAATAAGCATTGCATCAAAACATCCATAATTTATTGAATATAAAAGCATTTTACCATGTATAGGACTTATAGTTAAATCAACAACTAATTTTCCCAATTCATTAATTTCGCCATTTTTATCAACTAAATTTAATTTTCTTAAATTCATAATAGATCGATTAATATTTAAACTATTTGGATTATCAAGGAATTTTATTTTTTCTAAATTAGATTTTTTCAAAAATTTAAGAATTATATCATCTATATTATTCTTTAATATAGCGGGGATTGGGCTTTTATTCATTTCATTAAATATTTCTTCAGTATAAAGAGGATATACAACTCCTTTAGCATCTGGATCATTGCTTCTTCCAACACGTCCCCATCTTTGTTCAGCAACATTTTGAGAAATATAAGAAGGAACTAAATTATAAGAATTTTTTTCTGGATCAAAATAATTTACTTTAGCAATACCCATATCAATAACATATTTAACTTCTGGAAGTGTAATACCGGTTTCGGCAATATTTGTTGCAATTATAACTCTTCTTGTTGGATCTTTATCAGCAACTGTTTTAACTTGTTTTTCAATTAATTCCTGTAATTTTGATATAGAATTAAATTTTTCATCTGGGGTCATTCCCCGATATAAAGAGGTAATTAATAATCCATTAAGTTTCTCATCATTCATAATTTTGGGATTTAAATAGTTAATTAACTGATCAATATCAAATTTAGAGGAAATAAATATCAAAATATCCCGCCATTTTTTTAATTCTGTGTTTGTATGTATATCTATAACTTTATTTGTAATAAAATTACACCAATCATTAATTTGTTCTATTTGGGAATATTCAATATCATAATTGGGTTTGGCACCTTCTAAGAAAGCAATATTATGTGGAAAATTAAAATACTTAGCAAATTTAGATGGATCAAATGTGGCACTTGTTACAATTAATTTATTTTTATTTGAAATCCAATTGTTCTCTTTAATATAAAACATAATTAAATCCAAATCAGTTGTTCTTTCATGAACTTCATCAAGAATAATAATATTTATATCATTCAAGGCTTCATTAAATCCTTTTTGATTAATAATGGCAAGTAAAGACCCCTCAGTACATAGAGTAATATAATCTGTATTTGAAGTGAAAGTACCTTGACCAGTTATATGCCCGACTGTTTTATCTTTATTTATATTGTTTTCATGAAGAACTTTATCAATAACTGGAACATTATCAATAACATTAAGAACACGGGGTTGTGTCATTAATACTCTTTTTCCTTTATTAGCAAATTTAACTGGAAGAGAAATTGTTTTGCCACTTCCAGTAATTGCTTTAAATGCTAAAAAGTTTTTACTTCGCACATAATCAAATATTTTATCTATTGGGGGAATTTTTTTTACATTTTCTGTTTCATTAAATTTAATTGGAAAATCTGGGTCATTAATAGGCCTAACATTTGACATTATTTTACTCTATATTTATTTAAAAAAAAAATAAAAATTACCCCTAATTAAATAAATTACCCTAATTAAATAAATTACCCCTAATTTTATACAAAATTAGTGATCTAATTCTTTAACGAATTTAACAGATTTTTGGTACATATAGTTTTTGCCAGTACGTTCCTTCATGAAAGCATTAGCTTTAACTTTCTTTCGGGATACTTTATAAATGAATACATGGTTTTTGTGAAGACCAGGGGATGTTTGACGAAGATAGACAGTGATTGTATCTTTTCCTTTAAAATGCATGTTTTGTACTTTCTTAGCAGCCTGGCTTGGGGAATTGCCTTTATATCGGCCAACTTCCTTGCCATTTTCTTTGAGCATAAGAGCATAGAAACTTACATTTTCATTAGTTTTCTTTGAGGCACTTCGGCGACGGGAAGCACTTCGGCGTTTTCCGGATTTAGAACGACGTTTTCCGGATTTAGATCGTTTTGATTTGCGGGATTTAGAACGACTTTTTTTTCCTTTTCCACCAGCTAAATACATAATTTTATATAATATAAAGAGAATAAATAAATGAATATTTATTTATGGAAAATCAATAAATGAATATTTATTTATGGAAAATCAATAAATGAATATTTATTTATGGAAAATCAATAAATGAATATTTATTTATGGAAAATCAATAAATGAATATTTATTTATGGAAAAATAAAAAAAATTAAATTAATTACTCTTCATCAAGAAGACTTGTTCTCTTAGTACGTTTGCGAACAATTGGTTCTTCTTCATTATCACTATCTTTATTGTTATTGTCATTGTCATTGTCATTGTCATTGTCATTGTCATTGTCATTGTCATTGTCATTGTCATCATCAGAACTCTTGGCATCACTATCAGAAATCTTAGTATTACTAATAGAACCTCCAACATTTTTTTTCTTATAAGTTGTCATATCATTATCATATTTTTCTTTAAGTTCATTATATTGTTGGTGATATTTATTAGTTGGGTTTGTATCTTTATACTCTTTCCATTCCTCAGCAATCTTCTTAGTAATTTCTTTTCCATCTAATTTAGGATTTTCTTTCTTAATTCGTTCTCTGTTATCTTTACCAAACAGAATATAAGCACTTGCTGGTTTAGTTGGAGCATTAGGATCCTTTTCTTTCTTTTTAGTAATAGTCGTTGTTGTATTGTTATCAATACCTTGTTTGATAAAATCAATCTTTGTATTCATAAGATTAAGCATTTCTTTAAGTTCTTGGATACCAGTTTCAATAGACATTTTAGTTTTCAATAATTTGTAATATTAATTATTTTTTTTTTCAATTTTGGGGACTTCAAAGTTTTTATTTGGAGAATATTGTTTTCTATTTTTAAAATAAAAAAAATTAAAAATTAAAAATTAAAAATTAAAAATTAAAAATTAAAAATTAAAAATTAAAAATTAAAAATTAAAAATTAAAAATCAACTTTGTTGATTTTATTAGATTTTATTAAATTAAATTTTCTTACGACCACGTTTCTTAGGAACTTCAACTTCCTCTTCTTCATCGGCTTCAACCATTTCACCTTCTTCTTCATCTGGAACTTCTCCTTCGTCGTCGTCGTCTCCTTCGTCGTCTTCCATACCAGTTCCTTCAGGATCTTCAGTTTCAGTTCTAGTTTCAATAGGTTTAATAGTAGGTGCAACCAGTGGAGGAAGGATCATTGATCCACCATTATAAGTCTTGCAATTAACAACAGCACGAACCAGACTGAGTTTAATACCCCAGTTTCCGCTGGAATGCCAAATATTTCCCATTCTAATAGTAAAATTACCAGACGAACCATTAAGAACTTTATCACCAATTGGTGTTAATTCAGACCCTTCACGAGCAGAATGAATTAATTTCATTTCTTCAAGAGTTTCAGCATCGTGGAAATTTTTAACACGATAAGGTGTTTCATAATCAAAAGGAACACTAATTCGAAGAGTATCAGGATAAGGATTATTCGGGTCTTTCTTATTCGTATGCTCTGAAATACAAGAACTCACTTTACCATAAGACTGCCCAGCTTTTCTTTGTTTAAAGAACCATTCTTTAGATTTATCATCCATAATTGATCCGAAAAATTGTTCATATTCTTCAATTTTATTGAATAATTCCATAATAGAAGCATTACTTTCATCTTTACGAATATGAAGTTTAAGTCCCTGAGTAGTAGGATTAGCTTCAGGATCATAAGGTTTAATCGTATATTGAACGATTGCATCTTTAATCTCAAAAACTACATTACCACCATATTTTTCTTTAAATTCTTCCGTATTAATCCATTGGCTTTCGCCTTTTCCATTTTTATTTTTCTTTGGTTTGGTTAATGAAATCTTTGCTGGAGTGTATTGGCTAAGAGTTGGAAGAGACATGTTTTGATTATTTGGTATGTTTTATTTTAGAAAATAAAACTTTAATTTAAAACATATTATATTTTTTTTTCAATTTTGGGGACTTATAAGGGAACTACGTTCCCTTTTAAACCCTCCTTAGCCTTCGGCAAATATTGTTGGGTCGCACATCAGAAAAATAAATATGGGCGAAGCCCATATTTATTTTTCTGATGTGCGACTCAACAATTTTTTCTTACAATATTTGATGAAATTCCTTGGAGTTAAGAGAGTAAATATAAGATTTTCCCACATTTACATATGTCTTCCTAACAAAGTTGATCCCCTGAACAGATTTTTTCTCCCTAAAATTGATAAAAAAAATTTAAAATCAAAAAATGAGTTTTAATTTCAATGATATTGAAGAAATAATAAATAATAATGAATAAAAGAAAAAAAGAACAAAAAAAAATAAAAATTTTCATAGTTTATCTTATTTAATTAATAAACAATTAACACAAAGTCAATGTATAAGATTAGGAATTGCTTTTGAAATTATTTTAAAAGAAATAATTTTAAAATTTACAAAGTTAGAAGAAATAAAAGAGAAAAATAAAAAAAATTTAAAACAAAAAGATCATTTATTTGTTGATAAAGAAAATAAAATAATTTATTATTCTGAGTTAAAAGGAAATTTATATCTTGATACAGAAAAAACAAAAATAACATATATGAAATGTTTAGATATTATTGAAGAATTAAAAAAAAAATATAAAGATTATGAAATTAAATGGTGTTTATTAGGTTTTAGATACTTAAATATTGAAGAATGTACAATTAAATATAAATATAATAAAATTAAAAATAATTTATTTGGTATTAATCAATATTTAGAAATGTTAAATTTAAATTTAACATTTACATATAAAAAAAATGAAATAGGAAAAATTAATTATCAATTATTATTAAATAAAATAGCAGATTTAATAATTCTTAATAATTAAATGTTTATTATTTATTTCTTTTCCAATTCTATTTGAATGTAATTTAAATTTATAATTTTTATCATATTCTTCAACAATATAATCTTTATATAAATTAGTAATAAAATCAGTTTTTCCAATTACTAATAAACATTTAATATCTATTTTTTTAAAATAATTTGCTAAATTAATATGATCTTTTTTGTCAAATGAATTAAATCCATAATTTGTAAATTCACTATCATATGGTGGGTCTAAAAACATAAAATTATTTTTATTATTATAATAATCAAATATAAATTCATATGTTTCATTATATATATCTGTTCTTTTTAATAAATTTTCATAATTTTTGTTTTTTAAAATTTCATAATTATATGTTTTATACCTTCCAAATGGAATATTAAATTCTCCTTTTTTATTATATCTTAACATTCCTCTATAACAAGTTTTTCTTAGATAATAAAATCTTTTTGCATTATTTAATGGTGTTTTTGGTTTTGTTTTTCTTATTTTATAATAAGTTTCTTCATCATTCTTATTTTTACTCATAAAATTATAAATATTCTCACTATATCCATCTTTTATTGTTTTATAAAAATCAATTAATTCTTTATGTGTATCACTTATTACTGCTTTATTTGGATTTAAATAAAAATATAAAGCACCTCCACCAACAAAAGGTTCAATATAAGTATCATATTTTTTTGGTATATGATAAATTAAGTATTTTATTTCATCTGTTTTTCCTCCACTCCATTTTACTAATGGTTTTAAATTTTCCATTTAATTAAATTAAAAAAAAAATTCAATTTTAATAGAATATTCTATTAAAATTGAATTTTTTTAATTAAAATTAAAAAATCTAAGATAATATATTATGTCTGACCAATTTTATTCCGAACTTTTATCTCTTAAAGAAGCAGGCGCCTTAGTGCCGGGCGCCTTAGTGCCGGGCGCCTCTTATGAAACTAAATTAGATGAATTAATTAATAAATATAAACCAAAAGAGATCAAAAATGATGAGCCTTTAACTAATCCAAGTGAGGATAGATTTGTAATGCATCCAATTAAATATCAAAAAACCTTTGACTGGTTTGAGAAACAATGTAGTCATATTTGGTTATGGCACGAGGTAACAGATAAATTTGCAGAGGACAGAGATCATTGGAGTAATAAATTAAATGATGATGAACGTCATTTTATTGAATTAACATTAGCATTCTTTGCTATTAGTGATGGTATTGTAGGAGAAAACCTAGTTACTAATTTCTGTAATGAAGTACAATTAACAGAAGCAAGAGCTAATTATGATATTCAGAATTTTATTGAACGTGTTCATAATATTACATATTCTTTAATGATTGTTAATCTTATTGATGATCCAGAAAAGAAAGATAAATTACTTCATGCAGTTGAACATTATCCAATTGTTAATAAAATGATGGATTGGACTAAAAAATGGATGGATCCTTCCCGTTCATTTGCCGAAAGATTAATTGGATTTGCAGTTGTTGAGGGTGTATTCTTCTCGGGGCCATTTGCGAGTATCTTTTGGTTAAGAAGCCGTCAATTAATGCCGGCTTTATCAAAGGCCAATGAATTTATTAGTCGAGACGAGGGTTTCCATCGTGATTTCGCTTGTCATTTATATAAAGATATTCTTGTTAATAAAATTTCAGAGGAAAATGCCCATCAAATAATTAAAGAGGGAACTGATGTTGCCTGTGTTTTTGTAACTGAAAGCTTGCCCGTTAGATTAATTGGTATGAATGAAGACCATATGACACAATATATTAAATATATCGCAGATCATTTATCTGTATCCTTGGGATTATCTAAGATTTACAATGTTTCTAATCCATTTAGTTTTATTGATATTAATAGTTATGGAATTAAGAGTTCATTCTTTGAAGATAAATCAACTGTTTATTCTAATGCCGGATCTTTTGATAAAAGTAAAGGACTTGAAGAATTGGAAGACTTCTAGGGGGAAACTACGTTTCAGGGATACGCTTTGCGTACCCCCGTTAGACATAGTTCCCTTAACCCCATCCCTTATTTGTTTGCGAAGCAAACAAATGCCTTCGGCATAAAAAAGATAAATAAAAAATTTAATTTTTTTTATATATTATTTTATTATAAAAATTTAAAAAAATATGTGATTTATATCAAACAGATAAAGATAATAAATTAAATTGAATTTTATTTTTTTTATTATATAATGAATGAATTATTAGAAGCTAAAAGAAAAAAAGATGATAATTATATAATTGATTGTTTAATTAATAAAAGAAATTATAATAATAAACAATTGATTATTAATGAATTTAAAGAATATGATAATAATGTGGTTAAAGGATTAATTTATAGAAATTATATTCAAGATTATAAGAAAGCGAAAGAGTATTTCGAATTAGAACCAGATGATAATTATGCTCTAATTGAATTAGGAACAATGAATTGTTATGGAGAGGGAATTCCAATAAATATTGAGAAAGCAAAAGAGTATTATAATTTAGTATATTCAAAAGATAAAAATAATTATATTTTATTAAACAATTTAGGAGCAATAAATATAAATTATGGAGGTAGCAATTTAAAAAGTAAATTATTATTATTAAAATCAATTAGATATAAAAAAAATTATTTCGCATATTATAATTTAGGAATAATTTATCTTTATGAAAATTATAAAAAAGCAATATATTATTTTGAGTTATCAATAAGAGAATATAATAATTATACATCTCTATATGAATTAGCAAAATTGTATTTATATGGAGCTTTAGATATTCTTAAAAAAGATTATAATAAAGCATATTTATATTTTTGTAAAGCAATTGTTGATTATACAGTTAAAGAAGAAGAATGTAATAAATATAAAACAGATATAAAGTCAATGTCTGAATTTTATATAGAATATATTAAATCAGAAAAAAATTTAATTGAAAAAAAATATTATTTTAAGAATTATAAAAATAATTTAATTGAAATTCTTAATGGTCATTGTAATAATGAATATAATAAAAATACATATGATTATTGTGTAAATCCAGATTTATATTTTTATGAAAAAAAAAGAAAATAAAATTGAATTTTTTTTTTAAACAAATAGATTAAATGTATAAAATAGAGAAATATATAGAAAATTATGAATCAAATGAAAGAAAACGTATATTGAAGCAATTATCGCCCATACATAAAGAAATATTAAAATTTATAAAATCCAATAAATTATTAATTTTCGACACATTTGCATTTGAGTATTGGCTTAAAGACTTTGTTCCCAATCCCCCAATAGAACAATATTATTATTCTGTATATTCCCCAACACCAAGAAACAATATAATAGAATTAGCCGATAAATTATTTGATTCCGGATTTAAGATGATTGAAGCCAAGAAGGATTATACAGGGGGTCAAGAATCATATGTAATAACATATTTGGCCTATAAAGTTATAAAGATTTATTATTGTCCAGAGAAATTAATAAAAATAATGCCCAATAAAAACAATTTTGTTGATATTAATATTCTAAAAATCCATAATTTAATGGCCTTCACACAACCAATGGCCTGTGTTTCCAGGTGGTTAGAATTATATAAATACGACACATTAATTGATGAACATTATCCTCTATCAATTAAAACAATAAAAGATACAAATACAACAAAAACGCCCCATAAAATTTTAGATAAAATAAAAAAAATACTTGATAAATTTGATAATATCCTCTTTATTGGTAATTATGCTTATCTTGAATATCTTAAAATGGCCGATTATGGTAATTATTTTCCCAAAACAACTTCTTATGAAATTTTAACGGATAACCCAAATGAAATATTAGATAAGTTAAAGAAGGAGTTTAAAGATATAGAAGTTAAAGAAAAGAGAAGTCCATTACATTTTCATAAAAGTAAATATGCCATAAAGATAAATAAAATAAAAGTACTTGATATTTATGATAATAATGGAATATGTTCCCCAACAAATGATAAATTGGGTACATATCATTTGGTGTTATTATACCTCTATATTGGTTGGTGGAATTCCTTTAAAATGGACAATTCCCAAATAAGAGATAAATTGGGGAAAATGATAACCAATTTAATTTGTGCCAGATTACATTACTTAGAAAAAACAAATAAAACGGGGATTGCACAATATCAAATGGTTAAACAATCACCCTTTGATATATTCCAAGTTAAATGTATTGGAAAACAAATAGATTATGAAAAAGAATATAAAATAAGAAAATGGGAAGGAAAAGAACCAGACAGATTAATGGGAATTAGAAGTTATAAACCCGAAATTGAAAAGAAGAATTAAATCCAATTACTATCTTTTAAGGGACTTATTTCTTCTAATATATCAACAATATCATTAATTAAAACACCAGTATTGCAATATTTAGTATCACAAATAAAAATACTAAAGGTTTTATCCATTAAATCATTAAATAATGGTGAATTTGGTTGGGCAATTTGATAAATATTATTAATATGAAGAATTGGTTGATTTGTAAAATATTTTATTTCTTTATTTTTTTTTTGATAAGTAAGATTATATTCTAAATGATTACCTAATTTATTTTCTTCATGAATTTCAGATAATATAATATTATATCCCTTTTTAAATAATTGTGATGCTAATTTGCAACCCATTTTTTTAAATATAACACCAGATATATATGATCTTTCATATTCTTTATCTTCTATACAATTACCAATTTGTGAATCTATTGTTAAAAATCCTAATTTATTAATTTTTTTATATTGTGATAAATATTCTTCTGGAATATCACACAAATCGAAATATGTTGGTACTAATGCTTCTTTAAATAAAAATTTATAATAAAGAGCATAAATTTGTTGAATTCTAAATAAATTAACCATTTCTTTTAATTGCCCAACCATTGTTTTTGTTTCATTATAACTAATTAATCCTTTCTGTTTGGTGTATTCTATTTCTGGTAGATTATTTATTTTTCTCATTTCTTTTTCAATATTATCTTCTATTTTTTTTGTTTTTGATTTAATTTTTTCTAAAAATTTATTAAAGTTATTATCAATATTAAATAAATTTGGATCAATATCATCTATATCATCTGAACAAATTTTATTATAAAGAAAATTATAAATTTTTTCATTGTCTAATTGATTATTTTCAATATAATTTTTTTTGAAATCATCAATAGCAATAACCTCGCCTTTTTCATTATGAATAATTAATTCATCTATTAACTCTGGCATTATATATTACAATTGAAAAAAAAAAAGATAAAGATAAAAATGTTTAAACAAAGAATTAATAATGATGAAATTTTAAAATTAGGAGTAAAAATTTTTTTAAAAAAATCAGAAAAGTTTAAAAAAATAAAAGTATCTAATTTTAAAGATTATTTATATTGTTATTATTATTCAAATAAATATTCATATATTAATAATAATTTATATAAAAAAATAAAATTTAGTAATCGTTATTATTTGGATATTATATTTAAAATAACTTTATCTAATGAATTTTTTAATTTTGAAAATGTTTGTTTAGAGTTTTTAGATATGTCAGGATATCTTGAAGTTCTTAAAGTAGAAAATAATAATATAATTTATTTAAAAAAAAGAAATTATTCAAGTAAATATTTGTTAAATTTTATTTTAAAAGGATTAGGGAAAAAGTGTAAAAAAATTAAATTTACAACACGTCCTAATGTAAAATATTTTGGTCATCTAGAATTTATTGAAATATATGATTATGAAATATTTAACTCATTATATAAAAAAGGATTGATTAAATTTTCAGATAAATTCAGTGAATTATAAAGATATTTTAAATCAACCTTGGAACATATCATATAATAAAAAATATTATCTATAACTAATTTATATATATTTTTTTTATATTGGAATCCAAGTATCTCTATTATACATACCAATCATAAGAGGATAACTGGGGATCCAGTCGTGTTCAACCCACATAATGAATGGTCTATCAACAATGAAGTTGCCCCTCATTAATCGGTTATGGGCATATCCCTCTTTATTCATTCCGGCAATGAAATCGGAATTAGTTTTGACGCCATTTTCATTCATAGTAAGAGTGGTATATTGATAAATATTATTAACAGTGTAAGAACGGTTCATGCCATTCCGTGAATTAAATTTAGAGAGGCACATACCATTAAGATGATTAGTATCTTCTAATTGTTCCATTCTAACTTGAGGAACAACTAACCCATTAAATTCCTCTGTTGCGTCTCTATAAAAATGGCGTTGTCTTCTTAGATTAAGGAAGTTAAAGATGGGTTTATATGGATTACGGGCATTAAAAGCCGTATCAATTAGTTTAATTCCGATATGAACATTGGGATCTTTTGTTTTAATGTAAATCAATGGTAAATGGAAATTGTCCTTGCTAATTAGAATATTATATCCCTTATATAATTCAAATGCCCGCCATTTATTAGCCAAGAAAGAGGCATTACCTTTAATCAACCATTCATAATTGATATTCATTCTAACACCATATGCTTCACCATTAATATTTTTAACTATTCTTTTTCCGAAAAATCCGTTTAACTCATCGGCGTTTCTTGTGTTTATAACACTGGTTGCCATTTCTACTCTGTTATTTGGTTTGTATCGGCCAATAAAGAAGTTAAAATCCTTTTGGGCGGGGTTCTGAGTTTTCCAATCACCTTCGTAAAGCCATTCATATCGTCCATCATAAGTTCTATCGGGATTAGTTCCTCTTTTATATTGATTGACCCATTCCCGATTATAGGGCTTTTGCATTTGTGTTTCTATAATTTTGAAAGCACGAATACGGGGCAATACAGTTAAAATCCAAGAAGGATTTGTTGAGTAAAGGGGCGATAATTCGAGTCCAATTTGGGGATTGTTATTTTTGTTGTAATATGGAGTTAGACTTGTCGTTGCTGGGTTATATTTACTTATAAGAGGATTGTTAAAAGTAAATCTATCTCCAATAAAATTACTCATATTTATTCTAAATAGATAAAATTAAATTTTTTTTTTATATTAAAAAATTGAAATATAATTCGAATAAATTAAAAAAGAATGTGTATTGGATATATAATTTATTATAATAATATTCTTTGTGAAAAAGAAAAAATATATAAAAAAGAAATAGATAAATATACTTAAATAAAATATAAAGAATATATTTCTCTATTATTAAGAATAAATAAATTAAAAATTATTGATCTTGATTATGATAAATTTGAAAAAATATTTAAAGAAGAATTTATAGATACAGGTTATTTAACTGATCATACCATATATAAAACTAATTTATCAATATTTACTTTGTGGTATAAAAAATTATATGATATTGACCATTGTACAAATTTAATATTTAAAAATTATAGATGTACTAAACTAATAAAATTAAGAAAAAGTAAATATTATGTATGGTTATCTTATCCTATCTATTATGATTTTAGAATAAAGAATTATAATTATAAAAAAGTTTATATTAAAATGGGAGAAACAATAATTAATGCTCGATTAAATACTAATAATATTTGGGTATTTGATGAATTTAAAACAATTGAAAATTCATTAATAGTTTTAGATAGAATTAAATATAAACAAAGATTATTAATTGAAACATATAAAGAAATTAAAACTGAAACAAATATAATATTTAATGTATATTCAGAAGGTGAAGAATATATTTTTAAGAGAATGATTGAAGATAAAAGATTTACAATTAAAAAAAATAATATTTATTATAATCTAAATTTTAAAAATTATTGTTATTATTTTTTAAATTAAATTGTTGTTCAAAAATTTAAATTAAATTGTTGTTCAAAAATTTAAATTAAATTTTTTATTTTTATATTCTATAATAAAAATTAAATGACAAAGAGAATTGTATTAGAACCGATAAAGATATTTTCGAATAATAATTATAAGAAATGTAAGGATTGTAAATCTGATAAATTATTTACGATTAATATAGATAATAAAACTAAAGTCCAATGTGAAAACGAAAAAGGAAAAGAGTTTGAGAGTAAATTATCAGATATTTCTTTCTTTACAAATTACGATAAATGGGCGTCAATAACTATATGTAAGGATTGTTTAGTTATACAGAATTGATTTAATTTTTATAGAGGAGAATAATAATGAAGTGTGATAAATGTAATAAAAAGATTAATTTAATGAATTTTAAATGTAGATGTGAAAATTATTATTGTATTAAGTGTTTAGGGGATCACAATTGTTCATTTGACTATTTTAAAGCAAATCAAGAGAGATTAAAAAAGAATTTAGAATTGGTTAAACCTGAAAAGATAAAAAAGATATGAAAATTTTCTCTAAAAGTAATTTTATTTTTTCTTTTTATAATATCTAAAAATTGAATAATTATAATTAATATATAAATTTAATTCACTTTTGCTGAAGGCATTTGTTTGCTTTGCAAACAAATAGGGATGGGGGTTAAGGGGGAGTTAATCCCCTAAACCTTGGTTTCCCCCAGAATTGATTTTTTTTTTATTTTATTTAAAGATGAATAAAACAAGACAGATTAATTTAGAAAAAGCTTATAATTCAAAGTATTTAAAGGAATTTATTTATGAAGTATTTCCGGATGAATGGGCGCCAATTTGTGCCCGTATAATTGAATCAGGTGCGGAATTTGGAGAAACAAATAAATTTGCCCCACGTTGGAGTCCCATCCCATTCACAGTTAGAGAAAGTAAAACGGGCAATTTAACTGAAACTTATTTAAAATCAATTATCTTTCGGGTTCATGATTGTATTCATCAACTTTGGGGATTACCAATTCCATCTATTTTTGATGAAGATAACAAATATATGTTTAAACGAATGTGGATGTGTGCTGAAGTAGCTACTCTTACTATTACGGAATTTATTTACTGTGAATGGCTTTACAATACACAAGAGAAATTAAGGCCATTATTAGAAAATCGTAATACTTTATTATTTAAATGGACAACAGAGTTAAAAAATAAGTCCCCTGTTCAATTAGGGGCTCGTTTAGATCAATTATTGCATAAAAAAATCCGGCCTAAATGGACAAGAGATAATAAATATGCTTGTATCTTTTTAGATGATTATGTTCCAATGTTAGAACAAGATAGAGATAATATTGATTGGAATTGGAATTTATTGGTTAAACAGAATAATAAATCTTATTTAAAGGAATTACCTAATCAAAGATATAGTAGGAAATTAGATGGTTTAGAATTAACTCAATGGATGGTTTCCGATTTTTATCATCTAATGGAAACAGATGAAGTTATTGATAATTCTCTTTCTGAATTTAATAAAAACAGAAGAAAAAATGTTAATTTACCCGATTATTGGAATCATCCAAATTGATTTTTTTTTCTTTCAAATTAAAAAGATGGATATTTATAATTTTATTTGTTCTCAAAGTTTATTAAAACCACTCGATATATTTGATGGTATTGGAGGAACTGATTTATCTAAAGATTTTAAAGAACTAACAAAAAATAATGTTTTACTTTTTAATAAAAAAAAAAATAATTTTAAAATAGAGAATAATAAAATAAAAACAAAATTATATGGAAATTTAATATCTATTTTAAAAATTAAAGATTATAATTATAAAAAAGTTTATTTAAAAAATAAAAATTTAAAAATTCAAGCAAAGAAAGAAAATAATAATTGGATATTTTCTTATATTCTTAATAAAAGTCTTTTTCCTAATATTGATTTCTATTTAGTTATTGAATTAAATAATATAATTAATTTTGATATTGATATTGAATATTTATTAGTATCAGATGAAATTATAAATAATTTACATAATTATAAATATAATGATGTATATTTTGATAAAAATAAAAAATTAAGAATAAAACCAAATAATTTTAAAGAATTATGTTATTTTAATTTTTATTCGGAATAAATATTTTTTAATACATTACAGAGAAATTAATTATTTTATTATTAGTATTAATTTCTATTTTTTTAATAGATCTATCCCACATTCCTCTTGCCATGAAATAGTTTTCTTTTTTTAGTATAGTTTTATAATTGCGAAAATAAAAATCTTTTATAATTAAATCATCTTTTAATAAGAATTCACCAAAATCATAAAATGGCCCGATTAGTTTATTATATTTTATTGTTAAATCAATACAATATTTTTCAATGATCATATATCCACTACAATAATATCCAATAACTTTATAATCATCAAATACCTTATTTTCAAGAATTAAATAATATGTTCCAATATTTTTTTCTTTTTTACTTACACAAAAATAATTATTATTATTAAAAATATATTCTATTAAAAAATCATTATTAAATTGTTTAACACAACTAATAATTTCTATTTTAATATGAATATAATCCATTTTATTAAAAAAAAAATTAACTTTAATTTTTATTCGGAATAAATAAATAAATTCAACTTCGTTGAATTTATTTATTCTATTAAAATTAATTTTTTTTTTATTTCAAAATGAAAAGATTTGTTTCATCAATTTTAACTCGTAGTCAAAAAAAGAAACAAAAATGGATTAGTGCTTCTGAGTTAAAGCACGTTGTAAATGATAATCACTTGCTTGATTGGTTAAACCAGCATGGAATTAAAAAAGGATATAAACAAGATATAAATAAACAGAATACATTTTTAATGAATATGGGGCATATTTTTGAAGACAAAATAGTCAAATTACTTCAAGATAGATTAAATATTAAATTTCCCCAGATTGGTAAGAGCCATTTAGATGCAATTAATGAAACGAAATTTTATCAAACTGTTGAACTGTTAAAAGCCAATGTTCCGGTGATTTATCAAGGTGTTCTTCATAATACTTCAAATAATACATATGGAATGCCGGATTTAATTATTAGGAGTGATATTATTAATGATTTAACAGATATTCCCTCTTTAACAGAGGAAGAAATATATATGAATGACCGCCCATATTATATTATTGTAGATATTAAGATGATGACCCTAAATTTATCTGTTGATAATATACACATTTTAAACAATCCAAAGATAAAATCATATAAATCCCAAATGGCGATTTATAATGAAGCTCTTAATAATATATTGGGGGTTAGATCGCCATTTGCTTTTCTATTGGGTCGTAGATGGAAATCAAGAGAACAAAGCGACGATACATCATTTAATAGATTAGGAAGAATAGATTTTGATGGTAGAGATAATGAAATATTAGAAATAACAAATAACGGAATAATCCAGTTAAAAGAGATTAAATCAGAAGATGCCGAGAATTGGGAAATTGGTGAAAAGGATTATTTCTATCCCAATATGAAAAGTAATAAAGATTGGGATTATCCTTGGGTTTCTGCAAAGAAAGAAATAGCTAAAGATATAGATGAAATAACGGAAGTATATTATTGTGGGGTTAAAAACAGAAATATGGCATTGGAAGTTGGTGTAAATAAATGGTCAGATCCCCGATGTACAGCGGAGTTAATGGGTATTGGGGGTAATAAAATAGCCCCATTAGTTAATAAATTTTTAGATGTAAATAGAAGTGGAATTGCAAATTTGGAATTTAATAGGAATTCTATTTGGAGAAAAAAATCATATAGAGAATGTTATATTGATTTTGAATTTATAAATGGAATTGAAATAGAGGATTTTAATAATTTACCAACTGCTAAAACTAATAATATGATCTATATGATTGGTATTTATTATACAGACGACGGAACAAATTATAAATTTGAACAATTAACTGCAAGGGATTTAACATTACCATCTGAATTTGAATTAATAGATAAATTTAATTCCAAGATAATGGAAATTAATCCAGAAAGATTATTTCATTGGGGAAATGCCGAACCTATGAATTATAGAAAGAGTTGTGTTAGACATAATGTTAATATAATTAATCTAAATTGGATTGATTTTTGCAAAATTATGAAAGATGAATTAATTATAATTCCCTCTATGTTTGGTTTCGGATTAAAAGAAGTAGCAAAGGCAATGTTTGATAGTGGATTAATTCTTAATTATTGGGAAACAGAGTTAAATGGATCAAGTGCTATGTTAAGCACCAGAAATGCTTATGGAACCAAACCCCATTTACTCAAAAGAATAGAGGATTATAATCGAGAAGATTGTGTAATTATGTTTGATGTTATAGATTATTTTAGTTCTATTTAAAATTGAAATTATTATTTTTTTTATTCTAAAATGGTGAAATATTCATTATTAGATCATGAAATTGGTGCAGAATATAGATATAATAAAAATATTAAACAACAAAAAAAAAATATTAGAAAAATAATTGAATTGGATATATTAAATCAAGAGTTAAAAGATAAAGAATTAATAAATAGTATTTTATTAATAATAGAATTATTAAAAACAATTGAAAGTAATAAAGCAATTATAAATATAAAAAATTTTAATAATATACTAAATTTAATTAAAAAAGAAAAAAAATATGGATTAGAGATAAATGGATTTAATTACTCATTATGTTCAACATATGTACATGAATTAAGAATATATAAAGATTTTTATTCAAATAATATTTTTAATTTAAAAAATTTAATGGTATTAAATTTAGAAAATAGAGGAATTAATTATTTACCAAAAGAAATTGGGAATTTAATTAATTTAAAATTTTTAAATCTTAAAACAAATTTATTAAAAAAAATACCTAATACAATAAAAAATTGTAAAAAATTAAGATATATATATTTGAATAATAATAAAATTAAAATTTTAAATTATGGATTATTAATTCCATCTTTAATTAGTATAAATATATCAAATAATAAAAATATTATTATAAATGAAAAATATTTAAAAAAAATTATACACAATGATAATATAAAATTAATTTATAAAAATAATTTTAAAAATTATTGTTATGAGTATTTAATAAATACTTGAATAACCATTTTGATGTCCGATATTAATATTATGTCTATATCTAAGAATAACGGCATTTAAAACAATATTAAGCATAACGACATTAATAATTAATCTATCATTATTAAAATCTGGATCTATATATAAAGATATAATTGTACATAAAACAATTCCTATATTATAACAGAATATAGTATCAACAAAATCTTTTTCATTATGATCTCTTGTTCCAAAGAACCAAAATGTGTATAATCCACAAATTGTTAAACCAAACCAAAGAAATAATATTTCTATCATTTTATTTAAGAATAATTTTCAATTTAAGTTAAATGGATTTTATTTCGTTTATTGAAATTGAAAATTATTATAAAACTTTTAAAATACCATCAGAGGTAATAATTGTTAATTTATCAGAATTAAGTGAAGATAAATTATTATATAATAAATATTTAGATTTTATAAATTATATTTATTCAAATAAAATTTTAAGAATATTAGAAAATAAAGAATATTTAATTGATGATAGAGTAGAAGTTTCGCCATCAATTAAATATTCTAAATATAATTGTGTTGGTATATTTAATAATTGTATTTCGTATGAATATATAATTGGAAGATGTTCAATTTTTAATAATTTAATAAGATATTATTTTGATACTTATAATAGATCAAATAATAAGAAAATAGCATTATTAATTTGTAAAAAAATAAAGAAATTAAAATTTAAGAATTATTGTTATTTTTATTTAATGAATTAAATATAATAACTTAATATTTCTTTTTTCTCTTCTTCAAATAGAATATCAATAATATTTTTATCTAAAGTTAAGGGTAATTTAAAATTGGGGATAGAATAAGACAATTTAACTTTGCCGATAGTGGAATTTTTAAGAGTAATTAATTTCAAAACATTTATTTTTTTCAATATGGTTTGTATATTATGTTCCATTATTCTAACTCCTTTTTCTTCTATTTTTGATTTTTTAATTATATATTCTATATTTTCGTTTGTTATTCTAACAAAAGGCGAATAAAATCCCGAATTAAGTATCTTTATTTTTGAAGTATCCCAGCCCACAAATTTATGGGCTTTTTTGAATGAATGTTCCCTGGCTATTCCTATTTTTTCTTCTAATTTAGGTGCCCTTATTTTAATAACTTTACATCTATCTAAGAGAATAGGATCTATTTTATTGGCGTCATTGCAAGTTAAGAACCACCATATATGACTAAGATCAGTAGATATTCCATCTAATCTTTTATCATAGAAATTTTTATTTTGTGTGGGATCGAAGCAAGATAATAATACTCCATTAACTGCTTGGCCTTTATGACCTTCTTCAATTTTATCAACTTCATCTCCCAATATAATGGGGTTTTTACATTTGGCTTTTAACATAGTATTAACAATAATCCCCGCTTGACTACTTGCGTAAGTTCCTAAGAAACCTTCTAAATAAGCCGGATCATTAGCACCCCCAAATGGTATTTTATGAACGGGCAAGTTTTGGACTTTACCTAAGGATAGAACAAATTGGGTTTTGCCACAACCAGGTGGCCCCTCCAAAACAATAACTTGACCAGTAGCATCGGGATTAGAATATCGAGTACAAAGTATAGATATAATTTCCTCTTTAACATCATTAAGACCATATATATTTTTGTTTAGTTCGTGTTGTAATTCCAGAATTTTAGAATTAAATTCTTCATTATTGGGTTTATTTGATAATGCTGGTTTTAATACAGGATTTTTATCTAATTCTAATGCAATTGAAATAGTTGTTCTATTTTTTTCTTTTTCAGTTTCATCAGTTGTTGCGATATCAAGAAATTTAAGTTTTTTATATAAAATGTTTTTCTCGGCAAGAGAATAATTAGATAATAATATTTGACGTTTTAATGGAGTTTCATCAGTTGTTAATAATTGCTTTTCGATTTCGTCGGCTTCACCAGTTTCCTCTTTATTTAGTATGGCTTCTAATGCCTTTTTAATTGTTTTATATTCCTCTGTAAAATTTGGCAATGCTTTAATCAAATCATATAATTGAACCGCCTTTGATTTATCTTCATCAGATATATCAGCGTCCATAATCTCTGGTATGGTTGGTATTTCACTATTTATTTTTTTTTTTAAATCAATTAATTGTTTAGTATATTTATCTATATCTTCTGATGATAATCCCTCTTTCCAAGTATCAGCAAGCCATTCTGAGAGTTCTTCATTTTGAACAGCTGGTGTTGTTGTTATATCTTTTAAATTATCAATTAATTCATCTGTTGGATCATTAAATAATTCATGTGCATAATTATTTATTTTAGTAAATAGATGATTTATAAATGTATTCTTAATTTCAAGTAAATCGTCAGTCGAAGTGGTATCTGATATATTATCTGGACTATCCATATACATATTATTTATAGAAGTAATATATTTATTTAACAACGAATTTTAAATTTAAAATTGAAAAAAAAAAATTATAATTTAAAATGAAAAGTAAAACTTATTTTTATCTATTTTATTTTAAAAAAATTAGAAAATATAATTTAATAGGAATATATGATTCTTATAATTATCCATTTGAATATATATTAGAAAAAATAATGTATAAAAAAACATTAACACATTTAGTTTTGAAATATTTTGAAAATTTAATTCCATTATCTATATTTGAATTTGTTTTTAAATATGATAAAGATAATATAGATAATTATTTATATTGGTATTCTGATTATCCTGAAATATTTAATTTAGCAATTAAATATGGAGCAACAAAAATAGAATGGGTTTTAGAAAGAGCTATTATGACAAAAAATTTAAAAAAGTTTAAACAATTTTTACATCTGAAAGTTTATTCTAATGAACAATATGAATATTTTAATCATATAGCAGATTATAAAACAAATTTTAGAGATATTGATTTAAAAGGATATTATAATTCGTTAGAAATAAAAAGAATTATTAAATATTATTTAGTATAATTCAGTAACCATAAATTGTTTTCTTAAATAAACTAAATTTCCTGGCATTGTTCTTTCTAAAACTAATCCAATAACAATTTTATTTTTTTGTATTTTTGTTCCTTCTAATAAATCAACCGAATTATTTCGACTATTCTTAGGAATTAATCTATATATATTTTTTCCTTTGAATAAACTCGAAATAAGAGTATATTCTATATCTGTATCAACTGAAACGGCTTCTCCTATTGTTCCAAATGAATGACCCTCAACTGATGGACATTCGCCTGGTAGGGGTATTTCACATTCTGGAAGATTAAACCACCAAACTGAAGAAGTTAATCCAATTGTTACCAATATAATAGCAATTAATGCTTTATCATCCTCTTTCATTTTTAATATAACAAAAAAAAGAAAAATTTAATCTTATACTTTATTTATATAAAATTAAATTTAAATCGAATAATATAATAAATGTCAGGGGGATGAAGGATTTATATATCTTGGTGCTTTAGGTGGAATTCTTATTTTATCTGGAATAACTTATTATGCAATTGCATTTATTATTTCTATTTTACTTGGCTTAATAATAGAAGAATCAACGGCAAAGAGTATTGGGGAATTTATTGGTAAAGTATGTGGTGTTATTATGTTTTTCTTTCTTGTATATGCTGCAATGCAATCTGGTATATTATAAATGTCCAATTGTTTTTTTCTGATAAGAAGAGTAATAGTTATTTTTTTTTTTGATAATAATAAAAAAAAATAAATATATTAATCAATATCACCAAGCATTGTAATTGCTGCTGCTTCCATAAAATAGGAAGTATCGTTATTTGTTGTTGAAGTATGACTTCTTCTTGAAGAATAATTATCTGATTTTTCTTTATCAGATGAAGCAGTTTCATCATCTTCAAAAGGAGCAGATGGTTCTGTTTTAATTGATTCATATGAGGGCGGAGGCGATCCTTGATTACCTTCAAACACTTCTGAATATTCATTGTTTTTTGTTAAAACAACAATATAACTTTTTTCTTTTGTGTTAATATTATATTTGGAATTTAGAGAAATTATATCATAACAAGGGAAGTTTTCAAATATTTGTTTAATTTTATCTTTTGTTGTATTATAACTAATTCCAACGTTATTAATCTTAAGATATTCAGTAATAATATCTGGCAAATTTTGATGAAATCCATTATTAGACAATGGTTTAAAAATGATTTTTCTATTAAAAGAATATATATTAATAATAATTTTAAGATTTTGATTAAACTTATCAAAACGTCTATTTTTAATAAACTTAATGTACTTACTAAATTGTTTTTGTTGTTTAGTTAATTCCTTGTTAATTAGTTTTCTTTTTTGGTCATCAGTTAATTCAATTTTCAAAGAAGCAATATAATCTTCATTTGTTTGATCAATATTTGCTTTTGTTTGATTAATTTTATCCTCTAATTCTTTCTTTTGTCTTGCCAATTCATCATTAAGATTAAGTAATTCTTGCTTACTAGAATTAATTGTATGGTTAAATTCATCAAGATTATATTTAATATAATCCTCTTTAATTTGGTTCTTTTGTTTTGCTGAAAGGAGAAACATCGTTCTTGTTTTTGATAATAATAAAAAAAAATCAATATTTTAGGACTTTAATTCACTACGTTCATCGAATAATTAAATACTAACCGGATTTAATTCACTACGTTCATCGAATAATTAAATACTAACCGGATTTAATTATTCAATTCACTACGTTCATCGAATAATTAAATCCTCCACTCAATTTCATTATCATCGCCTAACAATTCATTGCATCGACTAAAATGTCCATTACCAATAAACGGAATTGGGGGTTTAGTTGCGCTTAATGGACTGGGATGATTACTTTCAAGGATGTAATGTTTTTCTTTATCAATCATTTCCTTTTTTGCCTTTGCGGGATTTCCCCATAAGATAAAAACAATCCCCGTTTTATTTTCACTAATATATTGGATACAATTGTTAGTAAATTGCCGCCATTGTTTTAAATGTTTTCCTCTATTACCTACTGTAGTAGTTAAAGAGGTATTTAATAATAAAACCCCTTGTTCAGCCCACGAAGTTAAATTAGAATGACTGGGCATTTCATTAAAATTAACATTAGGATCTCTAATTAATTCTTTAAATATATTAACTAAACTCTTAGGAATTTCGGGTGCTAATGAACTAAATGCTAATCCATGAGCTTGTCCAGCAGTTGGATAAGGATCTTGTCCAAGAATAACAACTTTAAGTTTATCTAAAGGACAGAGGTTAAATGCATTATAAATTTGAAAAATATTAGGTGTAATTGATTGATCTTTATATATTTCTCTAATTTCGTTAAAATAATCTTTTTTAAATTCAGAATAAATAAATGATTGCCAGGTTTCGTTAATAACGATTTGATCTTCCATTGAATTTAAATTATTTAAAATAATAAATCAATTTTTATTTAAATTCAAAATTAATTTTTTATTCTAAAAAATTGATATATTATCTTAAATAATTAAAGATGAATAATAGGAAACCATTCTACAAATATTTTATTGAAAAATCAGATAATTATCATGACTATTATTTTGCTTTCACAAGAGAAAAAGATAGTTATATTATAACAAATACAGATATTGATTATTCAACAATTGATTTTAAAACAATTGTTATTCATGATATTGATGGGAATATTAATATTTCTAGAAGAAGAAAAAGAGAAGTTAATTTACAATATCCTCTTGTTGAACTAAAAGATATTTATGCTTCAATTCGTAGTAATTTCAAATTCACTTATCTAATTAAATATGAACTTAAATATATTGATGAGAAACAATATAATCTATTGATTTATCAAAATGATTTTAAAAAAATTGAAAAATGGATTTTGGGCAAGGATAAAGAATATAATATTAATGAAATATTGGAATTCGCTGATCTTAGAAATAATTATGAGTTAAAAGAATATTGTAAAAAATTAATTAAGGATAATAATTTAGAATTTCGAAACATTTTTTAATTTCAAAACTTTTTATAAATTTATTTATTTTATAATTTTTTTTTTATAATTATATTTTTTTTTTATTAATTAATTATCTTGGACAATGAAATTTAAAAAAAATTATAAAACTTTTTAAATATTTTAAATAGATCGTTAAATTAACTCAAAAAGACTTTGATTTACAGTTATTAATTCACTGTATAATTATGTTTAAATCACAAGTTCAAGCGGAGGGCAGAATGCCCTTTCGGGATTTCGTAAAACGAAATCCCTGGCCCGCCCTTTAAATTGAAAATGGGAAGTTATAGATATAATTATCTATCGCCCTCCTTTAAATTGAAAATGGGAAGTTATAGATATAATTATCTATTATTTCCTTTAAATTGAAAATGGGAAGTTATAGATATAATTATCTATTATTTCCTTTAAATTGAGAATATAATTATCTATTAATATTTATTTATCTTTTTAAAATAATAAATGCCTCCAAAAAATAAAACAATAATAACAACAGACGAGTTAAATAATATAAAAACGGAGGATATAAATAAGTTAAGTTTCGTAACAACACAAAATACAGTAGATATAACTTCTTTTAGTGGTGAAGATCTTGATTTAATATTTGGATTCATCTATATAATGAAAAAATATCCAAAGACGTGTTTGCCGATATTGCCAAAGACTGGTAGTAATAGTTATCCTCTATTTGATATAGGAATAGAATGGATTTGTATAAATAAAAAAAGAAGAATGATAATCCCAAGGGATTTTATATCTAATTTTAAGAAATGTCAATCCAATAAAAAGATAAATTATATTATTATACTCTTAACATTTGGAAGTAAATACGGTTGTAAAACTAAAAAGATAAGTGAATATCATGCGAATATGCTTATATATGATAAATATAATGATATTATGTATAGATTTGAACCCAATGGTTGTATAGTTGAATTAGAGTTATGGTTTGAACATAAGGATTTTGATATAGAATTCGAGAATTTAATAAAGAAGGAATTTGGGATTAAAACATATAAACCTCCCAAATTGAGTTGCCCATTTCTTGGATTACAGGAATTGCAGGTAAATGAAAAAATGGAACATACATTAGATCCTGGAGGTTTTTGTGCGGCTTGGTCTCTTTTTGTTATTGATTTAGTTTTAAGAAATCCATGTAAAGATCTAAAGAATTTGCAATTAATGGCACTTAAAAAATTCCAAAAGGATCAAAAAGAATTAACTAAATTTATAAGAAATTTTAGTGCATTTGTTATAAAGGAAAAGAGTAAATTATTCAAAAAATTGTCCAGTTCTTCTCAGAGTAAATTACAAACAGTTGGAACAACAGTTGAAGAATTACCAATAAAAGATATAAAAAAAATAAATAATTATATTTCAAATAAATATAAAGAAATTAAAAATAGAATAAAATAATAGGAGAATTTACGAAGTAAATTCTTCGTAGTTAAACCAACAATTTTGGTTTAACACTCAATGGAGCGAAGCGGAATTTACGAAGTAAATTCTTTTATAATTAAAATGAAATAAAAAAAATAATTTTTTTATGGTTTAAAGATTAAATTTTTTTTTAGTTAACTTAGAGAAGCATCATATGGCGGGATGCTTGGCGGGAGCGGGAGCGGGAGCGTCGGCGTTTAGATTTGCCAGAGCGTTTCTTCTTGCCAGCCTTAGATCTTCCTTTCTTAGATTTTCCTTTCTTGGATTTTCCTTTCTTGGATTTTCCTTTAGATTTAGAGCGTCGGCGTTTGCGCTTGGGCTTGCCATCAACGGAGGCTGCTTTTCGGCGACGGTGTTTGCCACCACCGGCCTGGCCGGCATCCATTCCTGTCATGTTGAGGAGTTCAGTTAGACCTTCCATAGTTTGAGCGTCCATTTTGTTTATATATTACAAAAAGAAAAAAAAATTAGGATACGTTTTTTTTTCTATATTTTTTTTAGAATTTAAGAAAATTCATATTATTTGTTTTAATATATTTCTTTAACATTTCATTTCTCCAATTATGTTTTTTATTTTTTAACTGGTTTCGAATATCTTTTTCTGGATTTAATTCCATAATAAAAGCAGCTAATAATGGTAATGTTATATCATTTTCTCTTTTTACAACATTAAATTCTGGTACAGGTATATAATTATTTATATTTTGAATACAATTTTCTGGGGAATCTTCAATAATAAATGTATTACTGGGATTTATACCAAGATGGCGATATTTTTCAAATATTTTTCTTAAGGGTTTAGTTTTAATTGATTGACCATTATACATTACTCTTTCTGAATATTCTCGATGGTATGTAAAGAGTAAATTAGTTTCAGGAATTAAATTTCTTATAAATTTCTCCATCCACATATTATCGGCATTTGTCCATATTCCTATATATTCAAAATTCTTTTCACAAAATTTCATAAATTCTTTTAAATAGGGGCGTCTATATGCTCTATATTCTGTACCGCCATGTGTTAATGAATAATCATATTTATATTTTACTTTAACATCTCTGTATTCATCTGGTTCAATTGTGGTAAATAGAGTTTCATCAATATCAAATACAATTAGTTTATGTTTCATTATCCTTATTTTAATATAATAAATAAAATCAACTCTATTGATTTTAACTTAATTTACAACCTGAACAATTCCATTTATTTTGATTTTCTTCACTTGTTATAACAATATTATTATATATCTCATCTAAAGTCATTAAATCTTTAAACAATTTTTCAAATATGGGATGTATATTATCGCCGGTTTTAGCACTGCATTTATAATTTTTTATAATGTATCGGGTTTTAATATCCTCTATTTTTTTATCTATTAAATCTTCATCAAATTTCATATCACATTTATTACCAATTAAATAAACTAATTTATTTTCGTGTCTGTTTGAATTATAATACTCTATTATCCATTGTTCGGCGGCTATTAGAGAATTAAAATCTGTACAATCATACACAATTACAGCGGCCTTTGCAGTTGAATAATATGGGAATATTACTCTTTCAAATTTTTTATTACCTGTACAATCGTAAATATGCATTTTATGCTCTTTCTCATATTCACCATTTTTTGATTTATAGGCTTTCACATGGAAATCAACACCTATTGTTGGAATCTGAGTTCCAAAATAAGAATTAACTATAAATGATGCTATACTACTCTTTCCTACATTGCATTGGCCGAGTAAAACGACTTTGGAAGTCATTATTTTAATATAATATTTTTATTCTAAATAAAATAAAATTAAATTATTAATTTAAATTGTATGGGAAAAGAATTATATCAACAAATTAAGTTAAATCCAAAAGAACAATTTGAATCATTATTATCTGAATATTTTATTCCGTTTCTTATTGATACAGATAAAATTATTTTAAAATTAAATAATAATTATAATTTCATTTTACAAATTCATAATAATAAATTTATTCCTATTTTATTAACAAATAATTCCCCAAATGATATGATATTAACTTCTTTAAGTACAATCCCAATTGGTCAAGAATTATTATGGACATATATTGAGGATTTCTTTAAAAAAAAAGAAATTAAATTTAAAAATTATGGGAATCAAATTATTATAGATGAAATAAATATAATTATAGAAGAAGATAAAATTCAATTTGAATTCCATCTATTAAAATAACATATTTTTTCATTTGGTGGGCTTCTTTCAGTTTCTTTAGTTGTAATTGGACTAACAAATATATTGTCATTGATTGAATTAACCGTTATTTGACTTGTAATTATTTTAATATCCGGAAATTCCTTTTTGAATTTACCAATTAATTCCTCTGTTTCTTTACTTGATCTATATTTAATATTGCCAAATATAATTTCATTTGCATTGTCATTTGCATTGTCATTTGCAATAAAATATGATTCAGCTTTTATTTTTTTAGCAAAATCTGGATTTCCTTCAATACTTTGTCCATTATCAAATTTTAATGAATGCGGAAGTCCATTTACAAATTTATAATTTCCAATTTCTAGAATATTTAATTTATAATAGGAGAAAGTAATCATTTTATTTTATTCTATTCTATTAGTTAAGTTTTAATTAAAATATAAAATAAATTCAACTTTGTTGCTTTTTATTTATTCTATTAAAATCCAAATGTATTTTCAGTTGAAATAACCATATATAAGAAACCGTCGTCGTCTTTAAATTCTCTATAAATATTGCCGATTTCGCCCCCAGTAGGTACGATCATATTATTTAAAAACATAAAAACGGCTTGTTCGGGTTTAACTTTCATTCTTTTTCTTAGAGTATAAATAAATTGTCCAACTGTTAAAGTATTAGGAACAAGGAATTTACATTTATCAAGTGTTAATTCGTGTTTTTTTTGTGTTTCAACAATAATCGGATATCTATATTCATATTTTTCCATAATTCTATTTGCTTCTTCAAGACGTTGATTATAATTATGTGTGGATTTAAATGAACCCTCAATCATATTTATCTTTACTTTATAAAAAAATAAATTTTTAAATAATTATTGTTTTAAAATATTCTTCTAATTTAGTTCTCATATATTCATTACTTGTTTTTTTATAACAATATACTAAATCAAATATATCATTTTTAACTAATTCAATTAATTTATCATATTCTTCTGTATCAATTAATCTATTTCTTTCGATACTATAAACTATTTGTTTATCTAATTCAGGTATAATATCAACTAAACCTAATGATGATAATTTATCTTCAAGTGGTTCTTTAAATTTAAAAGAAGAATGAAATAAATTTTTAATATAAAATTCAAATTCAATTGATGCATTATTATTAAATAATATTTTTTTATTTGTTGTATTATAAACAATATCAAGCAATGCAGTAAATGATATATTATAAAAAAAATAAATTTTATAGCTGATTATTTATCTGTTGAAGTAAGGATTGTCTAACATAAAAAGTAGATTCTGGTGTTTCAGGATAACCATAGTTCATACCAACTTCAATAAAGAAGTAATATTGGAAAAGAGCAAATAATGTGAAAGAACCAATAACAAATATTGCTGATTGTATTGTGAATAATCTGCTATTTTCAGTTTTAAGACTATAAATTATAAAGAACATAAGAGTTAATATACCTCCACCAATCCATAAACTATCTCTAATAATACCTTTATTTATTTTTTCTAATAATCTGGCTTCTTCTTCTTGTATAGAATCAATAATACTTTCTGGTATTTTAACTTGATTTGTATTTTTACTCTTAAGTGATCTTCCTAAATTTCTAACTAAATTTTTAGTTAAATATTGTATAGTAGGTGCAACCATATAAACAAAGAAACCAATTTCAAATAGAGTTAATAATAGGGCGGTTAATAATATACCAAATAGTTCTTGTTGAAAAACAATATTCATTTATATTATATGATTATTAAAGATTTATCAAAAGTATTTTTGAATTTCATTGTATTTGTTCTTGTTCAAACTATATTCTTCTATTCAGTTGTTTCAGAATTTGTAATTAAAGTAATTCAGAGTAAAACAAAGAGTTTATCAGGTATTTTAATTAAAAATTTGAATAAACGGGATCTAAATATATTAAAAGGGAATTTAGAAAGAGACATCAATAGAGATAAAGATAAATTTAATAAAGCAACTAAGGTAAGGGGTCAAGATAATAAAGAATTTCTAATTGAGAAATTAAAATGGCTATTCTTAGGAGGGGTTTTAGCATTTGGAATAACATTTGGATTTTCTTTGTATAATAATTGTATATCTGGAATTGATTTGGCTGTATTTTTAGTTATTATTTTTAGTTATGCAACAGAGATATTAATATTCTTTGTTATGTTTAATAGATATGAATTCATTGGAACACAAGAAATTGTTAAAATTATAAATAAACAACAATAAAAAAATTTATTTTTCAAAATTGATTTATTTTTTTGTTAATTCTAAAAGATGACTAATTTTTTCTTTGATTTAACAAAAAAAGAACAATTTGATTTAATAATTAAATCTGTTTATGTTTATGAAGAAATAGAAATAAATACTAGAAATTTCTTCTATTGTAATTATTTAGATAAATTAATTAAAAAACGGAATTGTTTAATTAAAATAAATTGTTTTATAAATGAATTTGATATAGAGTGTTATAACAACATATATAAAGAAATTTATTTAGGATCTATAAAAAAAATAGAAAATAAAAATGAAATATTTGAATTTTTAAATAAGGAAAATCAAAAATATTATTATAAAATTAATTATTATAAAGATTATTATTGTAATATAAAATATTATAATGATTTTATGAAATTAAATATTTTAGATTTAGAAAAAATAATATTTTATCATAATGAATATAGTTATAATGTATATGAGTATAAAATAAAAAATTTTATTGAATATGGTTGTTTTGAATCAGGTATTGAACAAACATTTTATATAACAGAAGAACCTATATTTTATGGGGATTTTAAAAATATAAATAAATTTTATAATAAATTTAATGAATTGGTTAAAGAAAATAGAATAGATAAAAATATTAAATTCAAATCTTACGAAGATATTGAATGGAGATTTTATTAAAAAAAAAAATTTTTTTTTTATTGATTTTAAAATTCTTCATTATTAATAGTTTTAGCAGAGGGATCATCAGTTTTAACCCATTTAGGCATCCAATAATAAGGGGTTAAATGCGGTTTAGCAGGGAAAGTTCTTTCAAATACTTCTCTATACCATAAAGCTTCTTTTGTTTTCGGCATATTATAAAGATAATTATTGGATAATTTTTCAAATTCTTCATCAGTATATAATTTTTCAGTGTAATCCTTAATTGCGATTCTCCAACTGGAACCAACACTATCACTGAATGCATCCTTCTTTCTCCAATTAACACTTGGCGGTAATAAATCCTCTGTTGAAAAGATTTTTCTTAAATGATATTTTTCTGTTCCTTTATGGGGTTTTCTAAAATCGGGGGATACACCTAAGAAAGTCGAAGAAAAATCTTTATCTAAAAATGGAACTCTTAATTCTAATCCATGAGCACTGATACATCTATCTGCTCTTAATCCATCAAAGTAATGAATATCATTCAATAATCTTCGGCTTTCTTTATTGAACTCATCTATATCAGGTGCATATTTAAAATATAAATAAGATCCATATTCGTCAGCTCCTTCACCACTTAATAAAACTTTAATATCTGTGTTTTCTTTAATCCATTTAGCCAAAATCCACATTGGTGTAGCGGCTCTAATAGTTGTAATATCATAACTCTCTAATGAATAAATAACTTCTGGAATAGATCTAATTGCATCTTCATTTGTAATAGTAATATTATGATGAATACTGCCAATTTTATTAGCAACCTCATTTGCAAATTTAATATCAGTACTATCTTTATGTCCAATCGAAAAAGAATGTAAATTATTAACATATTTCGCCGAAATCGCAGAAATTAAACTACTATCAAATCCACCACTTAATAAAACACCAACTGGTCTTTCACTATTTTTAACTCTTTTTTGCACGGCTCTATAAAGAGAATTTTTAATTGATTTATATGCATCAATATAATTAATCTTATATTCATTTTTAATATATTTAATTGGTGAATAATTTTTATCACTTGCAACATAATGACCAGGAGGGAATTGCGAAACATTTTGTTCAAATGGCAAAGCCTTTGCTTCACTTGCAAAACAAATACCAGTACTATTTAATGCCCAAAATAGAGGACGTACTCCATATTTATCTCTTGCCGCGTACAAAATACGCTTTTTAGTATCATATAAAACAAAAGCAAATTCACCATCTAATTGATTAATAGTTTGTTTAATTCCAATTTTCTTATAAAGATGAATAATAATTTCACAATCACTTTTAGATTGAACTTTAATATTATATTTTCTCTCTAATTCTTGATGATTAAAAATTTCTCCATTACAAACCATAATTATGTCATTAAAATTAAATGGTTGATTTCCATTTGAAGAAAGATCATTAATTGATAATCTATTAAATCCAAAGTAAATATTATCTTTAACCAATATTTGTGTATTATCTGGTCCCCTATGTTTTAATTTATTTGTTAATTGTTCAAAAATACTAGGATGATATTGAAAATTAAGATAAATAATAATACCGCACATTTTTAAAATTAAGATTAATTAAAATATTTAATCAATTTTTTTTTAATATAAAATTGAAATTTTTTTTTATTAATTTTAAAATGACTTTAGAACTTAATCTTAATTCAGATCAATTATTTTCATTATTAGTTGAATCAGTTAATATTTATATAGATAATTTAAATTTTAAGGATTTTACTTATTATAATTATTATAACAAAAAACCAAAAAAAGTAGAATTATTTTATTATAGTAGTAATTATGGAAACCAATATATTAGTTATTATAAAACAAAAACAAAAACAAAAACAAAAACAAAAACAAAAACAAAAATAATAAAATATGTTATAAATTATAAGAACAATTGTGATATAGATTTAGATAATTTATTATATAAATATAAAAATGCATATATAGAATATAATTTTTACAATGATACCAGAATTAATAAATATAGATATGATAAATTTTATAAATTATACAGAAATTTTAAATATAATTTTTTAGAAAAAGATTGTTATGATAGTGATTTTCATATTAAAAATTTTATTTACTGTGATTATTTAAAAAATCCTCTTTCTAATAATTATAACTGTTGTTATGTACCATGGCAAACAAAAAAAAAACTATTTATAGTTGATTATAATAATTATGTAAATAATTTAGAAAAATTTATTAAAAATAAAAGACTTAAAGATAAAGATATATGTATTAGCGATCCTTATTGTGAAGAGAATTTTTTTGAAAGCGAAAGTGAAAGTGAAAGCGAAAGCAAAGATTAGATTTTTTTTTATTCAAAATATTTTGTTAAAAACGTAAATTTAAACTCTCATTTTAGAATAAGTATAATGACATCAATTGATAAAGTACTAACCCATCAAAGAATAGATAATAATTATAACAAACCATATTATGGGGGATTTGACAGTTCAATAAATGACAAGTGGGATCATATTGGTTATGCAATTTCATTAAATAATAATAGATACTGTTCATTATCAAAGAATAGAAGTAATAATGGGCTTCAACCAATAAGAGGTTCTTATGAAAGTGGATTGCCCCCTTGTGATATTTTAGATGAAAACATAGAAATTCATTCAGACAATAGACCGGCATCTAATTTATTCTATCTTTATGAGTTCAAACACGGCGAAGGTTATTATTATAAAGTAGTATATGCATTTGGAGGAACCCCAACAATGTTTAATCTCAAAGGATTTAATAAGGCATATAATGGAGAAATAAGAGCCGGAACAGATAATAGTATAAGTGCTTCTGTTATGTCTTGGGCAATATATAAATCTCCACCTAAATTTAAGTTAATGTTAAAACCAAGAGTAAAAAAAGAAACAATGGCGCCAACAATATTTAATTGGAAGAAAGTGGGCGTTGGTTATAGACCAAAACAATTACCAGATAATCAATTTACGGAATATGCAACTCTAACAAATCCAATAATAGATAATAAAGTAAGATATATAGTATATGAAAAATATTTAGGAGAAAACAGATATAAATATCGTGTATCTGTTGTTGGGAATGATATGAGAAATACATGGGGACTTAAAGGAACAGAAAAAATAAAAGATGGTGAATGGAGAGAAACAGAATGGCGTTCAAGAAGTGAAATACCAAGAATGATCAAAGTATTTTATGATAGAACTGGCAAATTTCTTAATCGGCCATTAACTGTTAAATATACTTTGGATAATGGTATTGAAAAATATGGGAATTCCCATATTGAAAACTTTGCTAAAACAAATAAAGAAATAACAAAGGGGGATTTTAATAATACCAATAATATGAGAATTCCTTTAATTGGTAAAGGATATCCTCTATCAAACTGGCGAACAATTGGAAAAGCGGGACTTCATAATGCAAGTGGCCGTCCATCTAAATTTGATCATACATTACAAGAACGTATATTAGATAATGGTGTTTTTGATTATAGAGTAGTAAAAACAAATGTAAATCAGCCAATAGTTATTCCATTAAAACCGGGAGAAAGAGCAGTTGATTGGGAAGTAAGATATACCAATTGTACTCCGGCATTGGGATTTGTAACTGGTTATTATGTATTGAGAGTTGTCGAATGACAACAGGTTTGTCGAATAAATAAAAATAAGTTTATCTAATTATAAATAAATAAAAGAAGAAAAGATTTGTTTATCATATAGAATATTATTTTTAATTATTTCCTCTATTATTGTTATCTATTTAAGTAGTTTTACTCATTGGGGATGGGATATACAATCATTTGTGAATGATATAATTAAAGTTTGTGTAATCGCAGGATTAGTTGGATTAAATTTGGGTATCAATTTTAAAAAAATAAGATTAGACAGATTATGGGAATTAGAAAATTAAAAAGACAAGAAAGTGCAACAAAAATAATATTATATTAAAATATGACACGAAAAACAACAGAAGAAGATGTAATAAATAAATATTTTAAAAACACTGTTATATTTAATATTGTTTGTTTAGCAATAATATTTTTAATAATAATAGTATTTTTTAATGATTATAGATTTATTTTAATTTCTAGTTTATTTGGAATAGCTGTAGTATATATAGCTTCATTACAAACAGATATATTTATTTGTGAAGAAAGAAATATAGATAAAAAAATTAAGAATAAATATAATATTCGTTAAATTAACAATTTTTTTTGTTTATTAACAGAGTAAATTAACAAATGTTGATTAATGAATTAATAAAAGACTGGATATTTAATTACTCTTTACACGATACAGTGCATATGATAATAGCATATCATTATTATTCATCTAATAATTATTACAAAAATATAATATTAACAAATCATCAAATATTTGATTATTTTATTAAACCACATATAAGAACATTATCTTATTATTATCCGAATATTAATCAAATAGAAATATTAAATTATATTAATTATATTATGTATTTTCTTAATTTTGGTTCAGTATCACCATCTTTATTTATAAAAAAAAATAATATATATGGATATACGGATTGTCAAAAGAATGAAGCACAATGGCAAATAGTATTGCCAGCAATTTATAGAGGAGATAAAGAGGAATTTAAAAAACAAATTAATTTTAATCAAATAATTGATATAGAACAAGCAATTTCCTCTTTATATTTAATGCCATATTTGAGAAGATGCTAAATCGGATAAGATGCTAAATCGGATAAGATGCTAAATCGGATAAGATGCTAAATCGGATAAGATGCTAAAATTGAAATAAAAAAAAGATAATTTACAAATTACAATGAAACCATCACTTGAATTTATTGAAGAACAATATTTTGATTATTATCCAATTAAACAAATTAAAGACTATAAAATTGAGGATGATGAAGGTAATATTTTCTATATTAATCCAACAATGACAGAAACCAATAATATTAAAAAAAAATTAGAATATTATGATATTGGTAAAGAAGTAGAAGATTGTGAAAAAGATAAAAAATTATGGGGATTAACTAAAAAAAATAAAAATCATCATTTAAGATATTATATAATTAGAAAAAATAAATATAATGCTTATTATTCTATGTTATTAACAAACCAAAAATCTCATATTATTGATTCAGAACAATCTAAAATGTTTGAAAAATTAATTGAAGAAGGATTAATTGTGGAATATCAAAAAAGAATGAATAAAAAAATTAAATTTAATTTTGATAAAAATGATCAAAGAATTAAGAATTTGATTTTTGAGAGCAAATTATTGGAAAGTGATTGTCCATTTGATGGTAGTAAAAATTCATATATGTATTATGCGGGTAGTAATAATTATGATTTTATTAAAGATACAGAATATCCAACTATTTTTTCAATGGATAAATATGATATGATTAAAGATATTATTGATAAATATTACATTTGGGATTTTACTAAGTTTAATTCTAATCTGAGATTATATAAAATTAAAAAAAATTTAATTAAATCTAATATTAAATTTAAAATTTCACCTAATAATGGATATTTATTAGTTAGATATGGACATTCTTATTTAAGATTAAAATGTGATGGTGATTATTATACATTCTATTCTGATTATACACAAAATGAAATTAAGAATTATTTTGATACAGAAATTAATGTTAAAAAAGATAGTAAAAAAGAATATAAATTTATGGAAATTAAAAATTATGATCATCAATACAATAATAAATTTATTCAAATGTATGATTTACCAAATAATAAAATATTAATCTTTGAAGATGATTATGATGAGATTAAAAAATATAAATTATTAAGTATGTAATAATTTAATATAAAATTTTTTTTTTTATTTATGATTAATGACATTAGATTATTTACAAGTGTGTAAGGAAATAGCAAATAAAAGTGTTTGTCATTATAAACACGGTGCAATTTTGGTTTATAAAAAAAATATAATAGCAAGGGGATATAATGATGAACTATATAAATTCCCTTTACCAGTTGGATCATTTAGTATTCATGCCGAAGCAAATGTTATCCGCCAAATAGATAATAAATATAGAAAAAAAATATTAGAAAATTGTGTATTGTATGTTGTTAGGATTAATAAAAATGGACAATTAATGAACAGCAAACCCTGTAATAATTGTCAAAAATTAATAGATAAATATAATTTAACTGTTGTTCATTCTTAAATACAATAATATGTTAAATACAATAATACTAAACAAATAATTAAAAATATAAAATAACATCTTAAATGATTATTATATTCATCATCATCAACATCAAAATAATATTGTCTTCTTAACCCAATCATTTCAATTATATAAAAAGTATAAATACATAATATAATATTTGACCAAATAGTAAGTCCAACAATAAAGGTGATTAACAATTCCATCTTTAACTTAAAATTGAAATTATTTTTATTTTAATGTAAAAAATGGAGGATCAAAATATTATTTTCTATTCAATGGAAAAACTTTTAAAGAATTGTTCAAAAAATAAAGAGGATTGTTTATGTATAATGAATGTATATATAGATAATAATGAACCTAAATTTAGTGGGCTTTGTGTAGATAAAAAGAGACAGAAGGAAATATATGAAACATTTAGGGGCGGATTAAAAAAAATAAATGAAGATATAGAATTTTAATCTATTTTTCTGGCTTTAAACTTTTTATTTTTTTTCAATTCGGCAACTAAACCGTCATAATGAATATTCCTTATAATTCCATCTTTAACTTTTGGAGTTATTTGTTCATTATTTTTTTCTGAAATATCATAGTTTGCTTCTCCAATATCATATAATTTTACTTTTCTATTTTCTGTTTGAGATGAATTATAAATATATCCTTTTTGTAATACTTCATATTTTTCATATAATATTATTCTATTTTTATCTTCTTTAACAAGGAAATAACCTTTTTCAATTGTTGAATAATTATTAAAATCATCTAATGATTTCCAAATAGTTGCATATTTGGCTCCTTGTTCATGTGTTATAAAGTTTTTAACTATTTTATCTAATGATTGTTGTGTATTTTCGTAAGAAGCAAAAGATGAATGTACTATCAATTTATAATTATTTACATCTAAACTATATACAAAATACATTTATAATATAAAAATAAAATATTTATTTAATCTAAAAAAATTGAAATTAATAAATAAAAAAAATAAAATGAATTCCATTCCAAATGAAATTATTTTTAAAATTTTTGATTATTTACAAGCTGATAATTTAGCAATTATAAAAAATACAAATAAAAAAAATTATAATTTAGTATATTCTCATACTAAAACTGAGGTATATAATGATAAAGATTTAAAAGATATTTATTTTAAAACTTATATGGTTCGTAAATGTGAAATGTTTATTGATGGAGAGTGGATAGATACAACACCATGGAGACCACCAATTGTTAGATTATTGCAAAGTATAAGTTCAAATTATTTATTTAATGGTAAAGATCCTGTTCCTTGGAAAGAAATAGATATTAAAAATACAACTATTGATGGAATAAAACAATATAAATTGGAGAAAATATTTAAAGAAGGAAGACATAGTTCTTCGCCAGCATTTATTCATCCGGCACAATTACTGGAATTAAAAAAAAGAATATCCACATTTAAAAGAAGGAATTAATTATATTATTATTGAAGATTTTTTAAAATAATTTTAGTTATTTCTTCTTTTTCTTTATTTGCATTTATTTTAATTAATTTAGAATTATTAATATTTTTGTTTAAAAGAGTATTATAAGCCCAATAAACCTGTCCTTGAAATGTTATTTTTTCATTTTCGCCTTCCCCATATCCTTTTCTTGTTGAAGCAGTATAGAAATCCAAATCCATATAAATAACAATATCTGGTTGAATTAATTGACTTTCTAATTTAATACACCAATCCCCAGATAATCCTCTTGCCATTCCATAAGCAATTCCACTATATGTATATCTATCTAAGATTAAATCGCCTTTACTTAAATATTCTTTAATTTTGCTTTGCATTTCTAAACGATTAGCTGCCATTAATAGATGATTAGTTAAATCGGAATTAGAAGATCTAATTTCCTCTATACTTTTAGAAGCTTGATAAGGAAAATGAAAAACGGGACAATTCAATTTATCGGCCAATATTTTAGATTGAGTTGATTTACCGGAACAATCAATTCCTTCAAAAACGATTAAACGTCCCATTTGTTTATTTATTTGAATAAATAAATCAATTTTAATTTGTTTTAAAACAAAGATTAATTTGTTTTAAAACAAAGATTAATTTGTTTTAAAACAAAGATTAATTTGTTTTAATCTTATCTTTCCAGAAATTCAAACTAAGGAACATAGCACCAGTTAAACTGGCCGCCGCAACTGTGTTAAAAGCATCACTAATTTTATTTGATGTATCTTCCAAGAAACGATATTCTAATTCATCAAAATAGATAGCAAATAAACTAAAAACCATACCAAGGGCGATAGCAATAGAAAAAATATATCCAGCATTCCACATTGTTGATTTAAAGAATTCAATAGGATTATCTTTATTATAATTAGACATTATTTACTCTATAATTTTATTTTTTTATTGAATAATAAATTAATATGGATATCAATAATATTATTTCTGATAGTTTAGAAATAATATTAAAAAATTATGCTGAATTTGATATTTATATTCTAAACAAATTACTAACTATAACTAATTCTATTTCTGGTTCTATCATTAAAAATAAAGAAATTAAAACTAAAATAGGGGAGATCCCAGATAATATTATCTATCACGAGATTGATAATGAAAGTAAAATTAATGAAACAAATGATTTAATTCCATTTTATTTAATGTTAAAGATAAATAATGGATTTATTATTCTATCTGGTAGAGAAACACAATATCCAGAGGATATAATTAAATTATGTTTAAATATTATTTCAATTTACGAAAAATTATCAACAATAATAGAATGTTGTCAAAAAGAAAGAAAGAAAATAACTGATTTATTTATTGCAAATATAAGTCATGAGTTAAAAACATTGCTTAATGGAATTATAGGAATGGCGCAATTATTGGCAGATACAAATTTATCGGCAGTACAGAAGGAATATTCCAATTCCATTAATGAATGTTCAATCCAGTTATTAGCAATAATAAATGATATTCTTGATTTCTCAAAGATAGAAAATAGTAAAATAAAATTAGTTATGCAACCTCTAAATATTAGAAATTGTTTAGAATCCGCATATGATATTGTAATGCTTAAAGCATCAGAGAAGAATATAGATTTAAATATTTATATTGAACCAATTGTTCCCAATACAATTATTGGGGATTTAACAAGATTAAAACAGATATTAATTAATTTATTATCTAATGCGATTAAATATACAAATGATGGGGAAGTTAAAACAATAGTTAATCGTTTAGATGAAAATAAAATAATATTTGAAATTCATGATACTGGATTAGGAATTAATCCAAATGAGATTAATGAATTATTTAAACCATTTGTTAGAATGAATGATATAATAACAAAAACAGAGAGTGGAACAGGACTTGGATTACCAATTGCCAAACATTTAGTTGAGTTAATGGGGGGCGAAATATGGATAGAAAGCGAAGTTGATAAAGGAACAATTGTTTATTTTACAATAGAAGTTGAAGATGCGATTATTGACGAGACTCCAAATTATGAACAATTGATTGGTAAGAATGTTTTAATTGTTGATGATAATATAACAAATAGAAAAATATTAACAACAACATTTATAAAATGGGAAGCAAAACCATTAGCAGTTTCATCTGCAGAAGAAGCTTTAATCTATATTAATAGTAATCATTATGAATTTGATTTAATTTTAATAGATATTTGTATGCCAAAAATATCCGGAATTCAATTATCAAAAGAAATACATAAAATAAGACCAGATATTCCTTTAATTGCAATATCATCAATTGCAACACTATCAGAGAAAGATACAATATACTTTAAATCTATAATAACAAAACCAATTAAAAATACTAAATTATTAGATATTTGTATTAATTATGAAACCAAAAAAGAGAAAGATAAAAAAATGAAGGAAACAAAAATATTAATTGTTGATGATACGAATATTAATAGAATTGTTTCAACAAATATGCTTAAAAGATTAAAATATAAAAATATAAAATCAGTGAATAATGGCGAAGAAGCAATAGATGAAGTTAAAAGAAATAAATATGATATTATTTTTATGGATTTAATTATGAATAGAATAGATGGATTTCAATGTAGAAATAAAATAATAGAGGAAATTGATTATTTACCTATATTTGTGGCAACATCGGCGAATAGTACAGAAGAAATGAGAGATAAATGTAGTAGAAATGAATTTAATGCATTTTTGGAAAAACCATTAATTATGAAAGATTTAGAAATATTATTAGATATTATAGAAAAAAAAATTTATTTATAAATTTAAACTATAAAATGTTTTCATAAATTCTTTATCTTCATCGAAAATGATTTTTCTATAATGATTAAAAATAAGAATTATATTTTTTCTTTTAGTATCAACAATATAATGTTTAAATTTTAAATCTAAACAATTAATTGTATAAATGATAAAATCATTATATTTATATTTATCAATAGAGTAAAGATAAAATAATTTATCAAAAATTATATAATAAAAATCTTTTCGAATATTTTGTAAATAATATTTATAATTTTCTAAATCTAAATTATCTAAACATTCCATAATTTTTTTATTATTATTATTATCTAAACTTTTATAGAAATAGTCTTTTGAACTCATTTTAGAATAATTAATTAAAATTTCAATTTTTATCTATTTTTTTGATACTCATCGGCATTTTCTTTAAGATCTTGTTTTCTTTTTTCGAATTCAGATTGTATATCAATATATTCTTTATTTGGAACGAATTTAATTGCACTTTTCATATCATCAGAATCAATAGGGGGCAACCCATTTCCAATATTAATAGGATCAATTCGATCATTTATTTCTGGTTTTGCTATTTTGGCATCTTTAAATATTTTTTCGAATTTAAGGGAAACATTATTAGGAATAGTTGGACAATTTTTATTTGTTCTATTATAATCAATTAATATTCTATCTACATAACTTAATCCATTCTCTCTATATGAACGGGGTTTTGTTAATTGTATTTCTATATCAGATGCCAATTCATCATATAATTTAACATAATTATCATGTGATCTTGATCTTTCTTCAAAATCCATAAATTGATTTACAGTTGCAGAAGTCGCTGATAAAGCAGTAAGAAAAGTTAATAATTGAGGATATATATTACTATCAATTAAATCAGTACAAAGACTGGTTGCAACAAAAGTGGCCGTTGCACTAATTCCGATATTAATAAATCCGGTTAAACTATTTAATTTACTATATTTTTCTCTACTTTTGTCGTGCATCCATACAAGACCCTTTAATTTTTCACCTTTACTGGCAAGTAGTCTTTCATTTTCATCTGTCCATCCATTATTTTCATCCATTTATCTATATATATAATATAATATGGAAATACTTGCAATTGTATTAATTGCTGCATTTGTTGTTCTCGCACTTTGCATGTGTAATGGATTTGACGGATATAGCAATGAAGGATATTATCATTATCCAGTAAGACGCCGTTGGGGTAGTAGATGGTGGCACCGCCGCCCTTGGGGAGGTCGTCGTAGTTATCCTTACTACCAATATCCTTACTACTATCGTCCTTCATACTATTAAATAAATTATTCTGAATTAAAAAAAATTTATTTTTTTTTTGGTTAAGATAAAATGAACTGTGATTATGATTTTGAAAATATTAAATGGTATAATAACGATAGAAATAGTAATAAAGCCCAAGAAATATTAAAAGCAACCTATGCTGGAAATAATAATGTTGGATATTTTAATGATTTAATTGTAATTGTTGATGAAGATATTTATTATAACTATACTTATAGCTCTTATGGTAAATTAGTAAAAAATAAAAATTCTTATAATTCAAATTATAGATTAATAAAAACTGAAAGTACTAAATATTTAAAAGAATTTATAACGAAATTTAATATATGTTATAAAGAGAATGATAGAGAAATAAAGAAAAATGAGAAAGTTAAAATATATTATTTCTCTTTATTAGAAGAAAATATAATTGAAGAATTTAAAAATGGCAAATATGGTTGTATATTAAGAATAATAACAAATGAAAGAGGATTTGGTACCTCAGCACACGAAATTAGTTTATATTATGATTTCACTTGTAATAAAATAATAGAATTTGGTAGTAATACAGGAAAAGATTTAGATTATTTATTTAATTTATTTGATAAAGAGTTTAAAGAATTAACAACTATGGTTCAAAGTAAAACAGGTAAAAAATTTGATAAATATAATCAATTTGATTTATGTCCAAGAGAATTAGTTAATGATAAGAAAGAAGAAGCAGTAATTACAACTAAACCTCAATATAAAGCAGATTCAACATTACCACTTACATATAATAAAGGATTATGTGCAATTTGGAGTATTTATACTAATCAAGAATTTATTAAAACAAGAACAGAATATTGTAACGAAGATTATATAGAATTCAAAAATCAAATAGCATTAGAAGATAAAGATAATATTAAAAATATAGATAAAGTTAATGACTTCAAAAATAATAATGATAATAAAAAAATTTATGATGATTTTCATACAAAATGTTATAAAGATTTTTTTAATAAAAGATTTAAAGAATATGATGAATGGATTGTAAAGAAAAAATTATCATCTAATAATTCAATTAGTCATTATACAATTGGTAATTATAAATTTTCAAAAGTTTATAATAAAAATAACTTATATTATTTTATTTATAAAAAAGATAATAATATAGATTTGAATAATTATATAAGTAAAAAAAATATAAAAGAAATAAAATTAGACAATGGTTATTCAATTATAATTGAATTTGAATTTAAAAATCCAGATAATAAAATAACTATATTCAAAAAGAATAATAATTTATTTTATTTTATAAATTTAAAAAATGAAATAATTGATATTTATAAATTTAGAAGTTTTTATAATCAGGTTTTAAATTTAAAAGATGGAATATATTATGAAAAATATAATGAGAGTATTACTATTGATAAATGTAGATTTAAATTATATGGAAATAAAATTAAAAATATACATGATTTAATTGGTGAAATAAAAGAAGGTAATACAATAACAAATTATAAAGGAAATAATTTATATTTATTTTTAGATAAAGTTGAAAAAAAATATAAAGATTATTATAGTTATAATAAAACAAAAGAATTTTTAGATAAAAATTATGATTATAAAAAAATAAAATATGAAAAAGATAAATTTAAAAAAAAAATGATAGAAGAATTAAAAATAGATTATAGATTTGATAGGGCATTTTATTTCTATAAAACTATAGATGATTTTATTGGTGGTTTAAGATCAAATAATATAAAAGGCGATCCAAAAAAAAAAAATTTAAATTTAGGAGAAATATTTGATAATCCAATGAATAAATTATTATATTTGCAAATGAAAATGATAACAACTGAACAAAATAAACAATATATTGGTAATTTTAAAAATCATCAATTTGGACATATATTTCTTAAAAAAGGTACAACACATCAAATAGAAGAAAAAAAAAAAGATATTTATTTAAAATATTTAGATGTAGAAAGAAACTATATACGATCAGGAATAGATAATTGTTTAGATGATAAAGATAAATTATTAGATATGAGATATTAGTTTAAATAATAAAAATTATAAAAATAATATAATTTAAAATGGACTTAATTGATATAGATAATTATGATAAAGAAGAACTAAGTTTTACAAAATGGATAAATGTGAATGGAGGGGGATATTCCTTAACATTTGACATATTATATCATCTATTAATTGGGGATCAAGATCTAAGATCTCAGTATTTGGGTATAATGGAAGATCCGGAAACCCCAAAAGAGGAATTACTATCAAATTTAATGAAAACATTTTTGCCATATTGTTCTTTTAATGTGAATGAAAAGAAATTGAGTAAGGCAGAAACAAAGAAAAGAGTAAAATTAGAAAAATTGGCACGAGAAACTGGTGAAACAACTCGCCGTAATATAGAAAAATTAATAAAACAACGTATATCAAATATATGGGAATTAGATAAAAATGCGAGTGTAGATGTTAAATATTTTAATACTTTACAGAATTTAGATAAAATTGATAATGAGTTAAAGGAAATGAAAAAAATATTTAAACAAATTGAGAATGAAACAAAAGAAAATAAAAAAATATTAGAGGAATTAATAACATTAAAAGAGTTATTAACGGAACACGAGTTAGAAGAAAATATAGAGGATATAGAAAAAAGAATAGATTATTTTGTTTCAGAGGAATATATTCAAAAATATTTAAACAAGTTAAAACCGGTAATTCAAAAAATACAATTATTAACCCCATTTATAAAAAAAATAAATAAGATTAATTCCTCTATTATGGATCTAAATGAATATATATCAATAGATGATGCGATATTAACAAAAGAAACAGAGAATGAACAATATAAAAAATATAATTTAGAACATAGAGAACATAATCCATTATCAATTCAAAATGGGAATTATAAGATAAATAGAGTATTAAATAATATTCCTGATTTATTAGATTTCCTTTAATAAAAATAAAATATTTTTTTTTTTATAAAATTAATTTTATAAATTATTTAATTCTAACACCTTTACCACTACCTTTACTTCCATATGCTTTTGGCATAAATGAAGAAGAATCAAAAGATGGATTATTGCCAACTGAAGGCGGATTAGTCATATCAAATGAAGAAAACCCATCAGACGGTGTTTGAACTTGTGCTTGTGGCATGGGTGTTCTACTAATTTGATCAAATCCAGAGTAAGAGGTTTCGGGGGCATCAAACGCCATAGGTAATGGTTCAGGTTTAAGTAAATCTTCGTCGGGAATTTCAAAAGCAGGTGGAGTATTAATTTGTTCATTTTTATTTTCTATTTTATCTTTTTTAATTTGAGAAACAGTACATAACCAAAGATAACCAAAAATAATAGCTAAAATAATGGATAGCCCACAAATAATAACAATTGGGCGGTTCATTGAATTTTGATTATCAGAAGTTGGTATAACAACAAATCTATCAGACATTTTATAATGTAAAAGAATAAAATAATAAATATAAACAAGTCGAAAAAAATGATAAAAAAAATAATAAAAATAAAATGATATTGAATAAACTTTTGAATAAAGTAAATAGAATTAAAAAATTTGATCAATTATTTGATTTTATGATATACAATTGGAATATAATAAAGTATAATTTAATAATGTTTAATAAAATAAAAAATAAAATAAATAAAATAGAAAATATATCTGAAAAAAATATATTTATAATATTATTTAAATTAATAAATTCTGATTATAAAAATATTTTGGATTATATTTATTTGCCATTTTGTTATAATCAAAAATATTCAAATTTTATGTTAGGTTTTATATTTTTCAAATTCAATTTTTTCGAAATGGCTACTAAATATTTTAAAAAAGATTTAGATAAATTTTCAAATTTTATGCTCTATAAAATAACAAATGATGAAATGTATTTAATAAGTTCATTAAAACAAAATTGTTATTTTGCAAAAACCGAAGCATTTGTTAAAAATTATAATAAAGGAATAATTAATATGTATTTAATTAATAGTGGAGTAAAGAAACACGACGTTTCATCAATCTATTGGAAAGGAAGAGTTATTTATGAGACAGGAGGATATAAAGAAGGATATATTTTGATGGCAGAAGCATATAATTTATATTCAGAGATTGCGGGATTATTTATTTATGATGAATTAACAAATGGAACAAGAATAACTCAAAACATTTGTGAGGCAAGAAAGATATTATTTTCTCTATGTGAAAGAAAAAATAAAAAAGCATATGAAATAATGGCATTTATATTATTAAATGAAAATCAACAAGAAATAGCAGATGATTTATTATTATATTTATATGATTGTTCATATAATTTATTAAATATTGGCAATAAGTTAAAAATAATAAATCACAATATGGCGGATTTATTTTTAAATAAATCTTCTTAATTTCTGCAAACTTTTATTTTTTTAAATTTAGAATAATTATGTGCTTCAAAGAATAATGATCCTTTATTATTCTTTATTGGTTGTTGATTATTATGTTCTTTAACTAACTTATTATTAATAAATAATTTAATGTTATCAAAATTTTGTTCTAATCTAATAGAGTTAAATATTTGAACATTAATTTCATCTGGCAAAGGAACATATATAACTTCATAACCAGAATTAAATTTTCTTTTAAGTTTAATAATAAATGCATTTTCAGTTGGACTAAATAACATAGCGGGACTTGGATCTCTAATGCCTTTACGGAATAACAATAAATCATCTAAATCGTGTTTAGTGCCTTTAAAATACTGGAAATCAAATTCAATAGACCATTGTAAATCTAATTGTGGTTCTGGTATTCTGGCGGTTCCTTCATATAATTTATCAACATTAGCGCATTTTAGTAATTTATCTTCGTTAAACTCAAGATTATAAACATATTCTTGTGGATAATAATCTTGACTATATTGATAAAATGGTTTGCGTGGTTGATGACGCCAGAAAGGACGTTTCCAGTAATATTGATTTCTGTATCCTTCATTATTATGTCTATCAATTTTTGGTTTTATTAAGAAACAATATATAACAGTCATTGTTAAAATAAAACTTATAAAACCACTTAATAAACAATTCATTAATCTAATTTGATAAAAAAATAAATATTTTTAATAAAATTCATTTCATAGAAAATATATTCTAATATAAGAAAAGAAAAAAAATATTAATTAGAAAGTGATATTATTCATGCCGCCAGAAACATTGCCAGTATTTGTTGTATTCAATGTGAGGTTGGATCCATTAACAGCAGTTAAATTTGCTTGTCCATCTTTTGAGATTGTTCCTTTGCATTTTGGGCTTGCATAAGTAATATTACCATAAAGAATTTCAAAATTAGAATTAGATAAATTCAGAACAAAATAATCGTTAAGCTTCAAATCAATTCCTCTGATTGATTTTTCATCACTTTCATTATTTTCAAAATAATCAATCAATTGGTTGTATTTTACGATATCATCATATGAAAGTTCATCCATTGAATAAATATATTGGATTGTACCATTAATAGAAACAATGTTAAAAATACCGTTTGTAATTTTGATAATATAATATTTGTTTTGATCTTTGTACAAATAATAACAAAGATCATTGAATTGCACATGATCTTCATTGTGATACATATACAGAATTAAACCAGCATTATTAATCTTTTTAAAAATTGTAGGTGTTGGGAATTCCATGATTGTTGTTTTTATTATTAATTTTTATTAACAATGTAAAATTAATTTATTATCTTTATATTTTATTTTTTTATTATCTGGAATATAATTTTCTATATCTTTAAAAATACTATTAATAAATTTGCCGCCGATAATATATATTTTATCTAAATCAAAGTTAAAATGAATGTTAAATTTAGTTCTTCTTGATAAGAATAGATATATTGGGATTTTATCGAAATAAACAATTTTTTTATTTTTATCTAAAACTTGAGTAAATAATAATTTATCATCATAATAGAAATCAATCTTGCTATTATTGGGCAAGTTAATTGGTAATAAAATTCCCCATAGAATATGCATTCTGGAATCATAATTAAGATTTAAAATCCTTGAATCAACTAAATAATCAACAATAACTTCAACGTAAATGCGATTACATTTAAGCATATCACGCTCGGCAAATTGCCATAGTACAAATTCATAATGAGATTTAGAATATATATCATCTAATGTTTTTTGCCAATCAAAATTAATATTACATTGTATAGTTTTATAATCTCTAACAATTTTATCTAAATATTTATATTCATTTTCAAAAGTATGTTCATTGTTATATTGTATATAAAATTGGCCATTTTCTAATCTAAAACCAATAGGCATTTTTTGATTAAATTGATAAATACTTGTCATTAGGGATGGATAAATATTTTTAAGTTTATCAAAAAGATTTATATTATATATTTTATTATCATTATCTATCTGAATAATAGAGGAAATAATGGCGTCATTTGTATGACTAATTGCTTGATATTTACCTCTATTCCATATACAGGATTTTTGTTTAACAAGATAATATATGTTAAAGGCGATTGGTTTGTTAATTATTTGATCATTAACATCAATAAGATAATAATTATTTCCAAAAACTTTTTTAATTGTATGTTCTTTATGATTAAATAAAAATTTTTTATCTGGGGAATAATATTCTTTTGTTATTTTATTCTTTACGGGAAAAGAAATAATAATTAAACTACAATTTGAAAAATTCATTACTTTAGAAAATAAAAAAAATTTATTTCAAATTTTTTTATTTATTTATAAAAATTTAGAAAATCTTTTTTAATCAAATTTATTTCACCTAACAATTCTTTTTGGTTTAAATTTTCTTCAATTTTAGAAAATATGTGTTCAGCCAAACGTTTTCTTGCTTCAGTATCTGTTCGAATGATTTCGTCAATAAAGTTGAAAGAACCTGATTGTGGGGTATATTCCATTTCAGGTGCAGAAGGAACAATTTCCTTCTTTCCAATTGCTTCTTCGTAAGTAGGAAGATAAGACATTTTTTAGAATAAATTAAATCATATGTAAGAATTGTCGAATATTTTTGATTTCAGGTGAAATGAAAATATAATACTTTGTATATTCATTATAGATAAATTCTGTTTGTGTTTTTGGATCTTCAAAGAAATAGTCATTTTCCATTTTTAATTTTTTATCAAGGTATTCATCAAGTAATAATAGTTCTTCTTCTACATCGGCAAATCCGTTTAATAAATGAAGTTCAAAAAGTTTAATATGAAGATTATAATAATCAAAAAGATTAATACTAAAAAGTCCATAAAGATAATTATTTGGAATATGATCTGGGATTAAATAATATTTTTTTTCATCTATAAAATTAATAAAATCATCAATATATTCTTTATGAATAAAATAACAGAATTTAGTCATTTTGGAATAAAATAAAAAATAAAAAAAATCAATTTTTTAAGAAAAAATCACCCAAAAAGGTTCTTCCAGAAAGACGAAACATCTTTCTTTGAAACAAGAAATCGTAAGACTTCGTCGTTGTTGATCTTTGAGTGAAGATCATCGTTTCCAGGAGACACTTCCTCCAAAAGGCTTGTGCGAATTGCAAGAATGTCAGTTCCCATTGGGATAGGAATAGGGTCTTCCTCTTCAATTAGAGGAAACACCATTTGATTCTTGGCAGCAACTGCTTCATTGTAAGTAGGAGGGGAATCAACCACTTTTTTGTATGAAGGAGGAGGATCAGACATTTTTTCGAATGTTATAATACAGATTTTTTTTCAATTTTTTTGGAATTTAAGAGTAATAATACTTATTAATTGTGATATATTGGTCAATGCTCATGGGTTCATCAGAGTATAATTCATTGCCTAAATAATAATAATTTGTTCTATTCCAATAATTAATATTTAATTCTAATTCAGTATCAATGATTAAAGTATTGTCATCATTTTGTTCCTTAATTACCTCTATAATTTCATCAATATATTTCTTATCATCATTATAGAATAGTTCATTAATAACAGTTATATTATTTCCAATATAGTTTGTTATAGCAAATGCTAATACATTTTCCTCTTTATCGAGTTTAATAAAGAAAGAGGAATTTGAGCCGCTAATATATGCTCTATCTGTTAGATAATTGTTATCAAATTCATCTATTTTTTTTTTAATATTTGGATTAGAAATTAAATAATTATAATACATCCAAAGGTTATTTAAAACAACTGTTGCCATATTTATCTTATTTTATTTTACTTTATTTAAATTAAATATGACATCGATACATACAGAGTTTAATTTAGAATTGTACCCACGTGTATATATAGCAGATTTTATGAATATTCCATCTTATACAGATACGCCAATTATTCTTCATATAGATGAAAACATTGAGGATCCGGATGATTTACATAAATTACTCTATATAATACATAATAGTAGGGTTCCAATTATAGCTTATATAGATACAGATTTGATGGGTCATAATACATTTATTCCTCTATTATGTAAATACAAGGTGATGGGTAAAAATGGGGCATACGTTATAGGAAGCAATGGGCGTAATAATTTTGTGGGCAATTTACAGAGGAAATACGTTGAGCAATTTATGAAATATTCGCCATTGGGTAAAGAGGTAATGAATAAGATAATGGGACGACGTATTAATGGAATGGCGGCTTTGAACTTGGGATTGATAGATAGAATAATCTAAAAAAATTGAATATTTTTTTCTTAAATAGAGAAAAAAAATGGATTTTAACATTGGACAGATCCGTATGTGGCTTTCAGAGAAAGTGAATTCTACTCTGAAATTGACTGACGGAAGTAGTCGAGATCAAATCGCTTTCTCGAACTTGCAAAAGTTTGAGAGAGCACTTGAAGCAATTGGTGATCTGAATGAGTATTCAGACACTATTACTGCTTTGGTGGAAGGAGGAGATCCTGAACATAGGTTGGGCGATTTGATGTCCAATTTTGAGACCTTGACTGATTTCAGCAAGAAAATGAAGGAGGAACAGGACAACATTTCGATGTTGCTTGCGTTGCAGCTTTCAATGGAGGATTAATAAGACATTGAAGTCTTATTTTTTTGTTGTTAAAATCTTTAACAAGTGTGTTAAAGTCCCAAAAAATTGAAAAAAATTTGTTAAATAAAGAACAGAAAAAATGACGAGCGGTTTTGTTGTTAATTTCAACAGAGTTATCGCACGTGGCCAAGATTTCAATGGAACATATGTTCTTGAGGAATGTGGCAGTATTAACCTCAAGACTTATGCAGCAAAAAGTGCTACAGACGCTTTGATGAAGAAGATGTCTGGTCTTCGTGTGATGGACTGTTGTTCAGCACACAAGGTGCTCCACCACTACAACAGATTTCGTTATGATTTCAGTGATGTGTGCATTGACAACTGCTATGCACACAAGAAACATTGCAACAACAAGGTTGTTGTTTCAACGATGCCATTTGGCTATGCCTTTCTGGGCTAAATAAGACTTTATGTCTTATTTTTTTTAACAAGCGTGTTTAAAGTCTTTAACAAGTGTATTAAAGTCCCAAAAAATTGAAAAAACTTTTCTAAATAAGATATCAAATTTTTTGAGAACAATGTCTGGAAGACAAGTCGCTACTACACGAGGCCGAGGCCGTTCAAACAATGGTCGTTTTCCGCAACAGCTCCGTGTTTATATCGGAGCAGGACAATTTGGCTACACGCAACCAAGCAATGCGCTTGATTTGCTTCAGAGAGTTGCACTTGGAGGAGGACTTTGTTCTTCACCAACCCCTGCATATGATGCAGCGGTCGCAACTGGAGAAAGACTTCAGCGTGAATTGGCTGAGGCCAAGGTCGAATTGGCTAAGGCTGAAGCTGAGAAGGCTAAGGCTGAAGCTGAGAAGGCTAAGGCCGAAGCTGAGAAGGCTAAGGCCGAAGCTGAAGTCAAGGCTAAGGCCGAAGCTGAAGCCAAGACTAAGGCCGAAGCTGAAGCCAAGGCCGAAGCTGAAGCCAAGGCCGAAGCTGAAGCCAAGACTAAGGCAGAAGCTGAAGCCAAGGCCGAAGCTGAGAAGGCTAAGGCCGAAGCTGAGGTTCCTAACAACTCAACTGTTCAACAGTTGATGCTTGTTGTTGGAAGTCTTGCAAAGCAAGTTCAAGAACTTGTTCAGAAGACTTCTGAAGCTCCTGCTAAGACCGAGGCTCCTGCGAAGGTCAAGGCTCCTGGAAAGGGCAATGCAATTGAAGGAGACAGTGATGGACTTTCAAAGGATGAGAAAAGGGATTTTCTTAAACTTCTGGAAGGGATTAAGAAAAAGTTAGAGAATAACTGAAACACCAAAAAAAAAACAAAAACAAACGAATTTGAAGTAAAAAGAAAAAAAAAATAAAAACATCTTTTCTTTTTTTTTATTTTTTAAAAATTCTAAAAAAATGAAATTTTTATTTAATCTATAAAAATGAATTATCGTAAATATAGAGCAATGAATTATATATATCGTATTCAGGGTGAAACCAATATATATAAACTTCAAGAAATGAAGAAATATTGGGATGAAGATAATATTGAATCTTGGGCATTTTTCTTCTGTGATCCTGAATCAAGTTATGATTGTGATGATATGAATCAATTTTGGAGGAGACCACATGAATATAATGGAATTGATTATAAATTTCGCAAGACTGTGTTGGATTTAATTGATCAAAGAATTTTGTTTATTGAAAACAATCCAATTGATTCTGATTGTGAAGAAGAAGATGATTCTTGATTCAAAAAAATTATTTTTTTTTTTTTGAATTAAGAATTAAATTCAAAAGAAACACCACGAATAATCCAATCAGAACTACCAGAAGCATTACGACGAACAGCCATTGTAATATATGAGTTAGCAGCAGGCGGAGTAAAAGAGAATGTGAAAATATCAGAACCAGAACCATTTGGAATAGAAGTAGATTGTACGGGATTAATTTGATCATCTATTTCAATAAGTAAATCACCATCACCACTTGTATAATGTAAAACTAATGTAGCATTAGTGTAATCAGTATTACGAGTATTATCCCATGGGAAATATACTATTTCATCAAATGAAGGATTAAAACCAATATCAAGTTGATTATTAACAAGAGAATAGGCAATACGTTTAGCACCAGCACCAGAATTAGATGCTAATTCATTAAGGGCACCAACAATAGAGGTAGCAGTTGTGAATCCAACAAGACTTGGATCACTTAATTGATTGAAAGTAAGGGAACTATTACGAGCAGTAAAAGTAATATCTTTAGCATTAGCATCATTTGCGGTTGCAGGGGCGGTTAAAGTAAGAGCACCATTGTTGCCAGTTGAGCTTGTACCGGCACTAATAGATACATCACCAGCAACACCACTATCAGCACCACCAGCAGTAATTGTTAAATTACCACCAACAGCAGCACCAGCAGTTGCTGAACCGGCATTAATGGTCATAGCTCCACCATTATCTGTTGCGGTAAGACCATTGCCAGCCATTAAATTAACAGCACCACCAGCACTTCCAGATCCATTACCAGCAGTTAAGTTATTTACTTGACCGGGACCAGAAGTAGATGTAATGGCACCAGCAGTTGAAACAATAGAAACATTACCATCACCAGTTAAACTAACTTGTGCATCTGAAGATAATACAAGATTACCACCGTTAGCAGTAGCAGTAAGGGTGCCAGCAGTTGAATCAAGAAGTAATTCAGCAGCACCACTTACTTTCTGTCCAGTGGTAACAACAATATTATTAGCGCCAGTAGTATCTCCGGCAGCAAGAGTTTGAGCAAGAGTTTCAGCAACACCTCCTGAACCAATTAAGTTAAGAGCACCAACAATAGATGTAATACCTGCGTAAGGGGGTGTATCTAATGAAACTTCAGTGGCATCATTAAGAGTAAGAGTAGTTCCACGAGCAGTGAATGAAATATCACCAGCTATTCCACCAACAGGAGCAGGAGCATCAAGAACAACATTACCAGCATTTCCTGTAGCAGAAGAACCAGCAGTAATAGAAACATCAGCACCAGCACCGGCACCATCACCAGTACCAGCATTAATAGTTATAGCACCACCATCTGTTCCGGATGTACCATTTCCACCATTAATATCAACAACACCACCAGCAGCTCCATTACCAGAACCACCATTAAGTTCGAGATTACTTGTATCACCAGCAGTAATAGGAAGAACACCAGTACCAGTAATACTATCACCAGAAGTAATGTTAATGTTTGTTCCACTAGTACTATTGCCAGCAGCTAAAACTTGGTTAAGGGAAGGAGTAACAGCAGAACTGAAAAGATTCCAAGGTAAATCATTTGTATTAACAACATCACTAGGAAAAGTTGCAGTACAAATATATTGATCACCAGCTTGAGTGGCGCCACCAGAAACAAATGTTAAAGCACCCTGAGCATTATCACCATTATTTAAATCAGAAATACGTGTTAAAACAAAATTAGCAGTATTACCACCAGTATTACTACCATTATCTGTAACTGTATAAATACCATTTGATTCTAAATTAGTTTGATTTTTAAGTAAAATAATGTCATTTTGATTTGGTAAAACTCCATCAATATTTGGTAATTGACCAGTACCATTAATAACATCTGTTGCAGCACCTGGTGCTGGAACGGGACCAATATTACCATCAGTAGCTGTTGTAGCATAATTTGTTTCACCAACAGGATTTACGCCAGTAGCAACTGAATCAACATACCATTTAGTAACATAATCAGAATCATTAAATGAAACACCACTACCAAGTGATGGTCCATTTGTAATTTTACGTAAAGCATCAGTTCCATTTGTAAGATTAAGAATATTACCGAGATCAAGAGTATTATCAATAACAGAAGCAGCAGCAACATAAACACCACCAGAAATTTGAAGGGCACCAGTTCCAACACCAGTACTGGCAGTTGTGTTAGCAATTGAAAGAACACCAGCAGCTCCATTAAGAGATACATTTCCATCAACAACAGTAAGGTTGTTTCCGGAAGCAACGCTAATATCATTATTAGCGGTTAATATAGCACCTATGGAGTAAAGGTTATCAGTCTTTACACCATTATTAAAGCGATAGGTAGCCATTATAATTTATATAAATAAAATAATAATAAATTAATATGATAATTTTTATTTGTATATGTATAATTTATTACTTCTATCCTCAGAATGAAAAAACTTATATAGATATTGGATTAGTTTTATATGAGAATAAAAAATATAAATTACAATGTAAAAAGAAGAATAATATTATAAAACATAGAATTTATAGACAGTTTAAATCGCCAATTTATATTAAAGATACTCATATATTTTCTTGTAATGAATTAGTACAAACAAATAATAATAAGTTATGTAAAATTATAGATATAAATAAAAAAAAATATATTAAAGTTATTAAAAATTGAAAAAAAAATTAAATTAATTTAAAATGAAAACTAAAAGATTATTTTCGAATTATAAATTTATTCCTTGTGGATATAAAAAAAGAAAATATATTAATACAGAAACTTTTTGGGTAATTTAATTTTTCAAAATTGAATTTTTTATTTTTTATTTCTAAATATGATGTTTAAATCTTATCTTTATCTTTATTTTTATAAATCAGAATATCTTAATGATATTCAAAATAAAGATTTTAATCTGTCTATGATGAATGCCAGTAGAAATGGTAATATTGAAATTGTAAAACTTATGTTAGATCACGGTCATCAATTGGATGCTTCGCATCCAATCTCCTTTGATTTTAATTGGTCTATGAAAAATGCCAGTAAAAATGGTAATATTAAAATTGTAAAACTTATGTTAGATCATGGTGCGAATTCTTTTAATGAGTCTATGGAAAATGCCAGTTCAAATGGTCATATTGAGATTGTAAAACTTATGTTAAATCACGATGTATCTTCTTTTAATGAGTCAATGACAAATGCCAGTTCAAATGGTCATATTGAAATAGTAAAACTTATGTTAAATCACGGCGCAGTGAATTCGACAAAGTCGAATTCTCGTCAATTGGATGCTTCGCATCCAATCTCCTTTGATTTTAATCGGTCTATGAAATATGCCAGTTATAATGGTCATATTGAAATAGTAAAACTTATGTTAGATCATGGTGCGAATTCTTTTAATCGGTCTATGGAATATGCCAGTTTAAATGGTCATATTGAAATAGTAAAACTTATGTTAGATCATGGTGCCAATTCTTTTAATCGGTCTATGGAATATGCCAGTTTAAATGGTCATATTAAAATAGTAAAACTTATGTTAGATCGTGGTGCAGTGAATTCGACAAAGTCTAATTCTCGTCAATTGGATGCTTCGCATCCAATATCCTTTGATTTTAATACGTCTATGATAAATGCCAGTTCAAATGGTCATATTGAAATAGTAAAACTTATGTTAGATCGTGGTGCGAATGAATTTAATGAGTCTATGATAAATGCCAGTAGAAAAGGTCATATTGAGATTGTTGAACTTATGTTAGATCATGGTGCCAATGAATTTAATTGGTCTATGAGATATGCCAGTTCAAATGGTCATATTGAGATTGTTGAATTGTTAAAGAAATATATAAAAATAAAATAATTTAATTTGAAAATTTATTTTTTTAATTTTTCAAAATTGAATTTTTTTATTTTTTATTTCTAAATATGAGGTTTAAATCTTATCTTTATCTTTATTATTATAAATCAGAATATATTAATGATATTCAAAATAAAGATTTTAATCTGTCTATGAGAAATGCCAGTAGAAAAGGTCATATTCAAATTGTAAAACTTATGTTAGATCATGGTGCAGTGAATTCGACAAAGTCTAATTCTCGTCAATTGGATGCGAAGCATCCAATCTCCTTTGATTTTAATTGGTCTATGAAAAAGGCCAGTTTAAATGGTCATATTGAGATTGTAAAACTTATGTTAGATCACGGTGCCAATGAATTTAATTGGTCTATGGAAAATGCCAGTTCTAATGGTCATATTGATATTGTAAAACTTATGTTAAATCACGATGTATCTTCTTTTAATGAGTCTATGGAAAATGCCAGTTCAGGTGGTCATATTGAGATTGTTCGACTTTTGTTAGATCACGGTGCCAATTCTTTTAATCGGTCTATGAAATATGCCAGTTATTATGGTCATATTGAAATAGTAAAACTTATGTTAGATCATGGTGCAGTGAATTCGACAAAGTCGAATTCTCGTCAATTTAATGCTTCGTATCCAATCTCCTTTGATTTTAATTGGTCTATGAAATATGCCAGTTTAAATGGTAATATTGAGATTGTAAAACTTATGTTAGATCACGGTGCGAATTCTTTTAATGAGTCTATGAAAAATGCTAGTTGTAATGGTCATATTGAAATAGTAAAACTTATGTTAGATTACGGTGCAGTGAATTCGACAAAGTCTAATTCTCGTCAATTGGATGCTTCGCATCCAATATCCTTTGATTTTAATCTGTCTATGAGATATGCCAGTGAAAAAGGTCATATTGAAATAGTAAAACTTATGTTAGATCATGGTGCAGATTATTTTAATACTTCTGTGGAATTTGCCAGTGAAAATGGTCATATTGAAATTGTTAAATTGTTAAAGAAATATATAAAATAAAAAAATTAATTTTTTATTCTAAATAATTTTACTAAATTCATTTTTTTCACCAAATCTACGAATTTCAATCATAGAATCACAATATTTATGTACATTATCAATATGACTAATAAGCAATACACTATTATATTGTTCTTTTAATACTCTAAATAATTCTTCTACTTTTTCAAAATTATCTTTATCAATACAATCTAATCCTTCATCAATACAAATAAATCTACATTTTCCGCTATATGAATATCTCCAAATTGCCATTTTCAAACAGATAGATAATATAAATGTTTCATATCCACTTAAATCTATTAATCCTAATGTTTGATCTTTCTTTTTGATTTCAATGTTTAGTTTAACCCCTTGATTATCATTAAGAGCACAGAATTTAACACGCCAGTTTACAAATCTACTTAATATTTCATTAGTATATCCCTCTATATTATTTATACGTTCTTTAACTAACAATGCCGGAACACCTCTTTCATTAATCATTGTATTATATTGTTTCATCCATTCCATATTTTTATCTTTAACTTTATATTCTCTTTTTAATTTCATTTGTTCTTTTTTATTTTTTAAACATTCATTTATTTTATATTCCATTGATTTAATTTCATTATTTATTTCTAAAGTTCTATTCATAATTTCCTCGATATTCATTTCATTTATTTCTTTATTTATTTCCTCTATTTCTTTTTTGATTAAAGTATTACAATAATTCCTAGCTTTTTCTAATTCTTTAACTTTTCTTTTATTTTTATTATTTTCTTTTAATAATTCTAATTCTTTAACTTTATCATTTAACATATTATTTATTTCATACCATTCTCTTATTTTGCCCATTTTATTTAACTCAGTTTGTTTATCAAATATTTTAATTTCTTCTATCATTTTCTTTAATTCCTTCTTTCTCTTTTGATTTTTATAAACTCTTAATTTATTCCAATACTCCCCATATTCCTCTTCTTCATCAATATAATCCAGACAATCTTCAACAGTTTTTAATCCGGATATTTTGCTTACTCTTTTCTTTAATTTTGTTCTTGCGTTTTTATAATCATCTTCGCTTACTTCTAATTCCATAATATTTAAATCATTTAATTCATTTTCTAATTCCAATATATTTTTATCTGGTTTTTTCTTAATAATTTTTTTATTTTTCAATTCATTAGATAAAATAATAACACTTTCAACAGCTTCTTCATATTCAATATTAGGTTTATGTAATTTTTTTAATTTATTCTTTAATTTTGTTATATCATTTGAAACATTCTTTTGACTCAAATCCGTAGCAAATATTGAGGATTTAATTTCATAATATTCTTTTTCATTATATTCAATACTTGGTTTATCTGTTTCAACTGTATAATTTGGGTTATATTTTTCATTTAATCTATCTTTCTTTTTATTCAAATCTTTATATTTATTAATTTTTTTTTCATTATCATTTTTAATTTTATTTAATTCTTTTTCTTTTTTATTTTTTAAATTATTTAATTCATCAACATTAATATTTTCAGAATTATCTAATGTTTTTAATGCCCCAGACAGATAAATTAATTCTTTATCTAATTTATTTAATTCTTCTTTTGTTTCTTTCCGCATATCATTATAAAAATCCATACGGAAATATCGACCTAATGCTTTAATCTTATCGGCGGGGCTTAAATGTAAGAAATTTTTATTAATTGTATTGGAAAATACATTAGTCATTAAGAAATCATTAGGGCTACCTAAATTAATATCATCCCAATTTGCGGGTTTAAATTCATCACCTTCAAATTTAAATATTTCAATATTTTTTGTTTTAAATTCTGCTTTCTTTCCTAAATTCCCTTTTTTACTAATTTTATAAACAGAAGATCCATATTTAATATCTATTTCTAATTTACATGTTTTTGCATATCTATTAATAATATTTTCCGCCTTAAAACCCTCATAAAATTTGCCATATAATCCAAACAATATCATTTTTAGAATACAAGACTTTCCAATAGCATTTTCGCCCGTAATAGATATAATACCTTGTTTATCATCAAAATCAATTATATTTGTTTGATTTCCGCCATAGATTAATATATTTTCAAATTTAACTTTTTTAATGCTCCAATAAGGAACTTCATTATTCGTTGATAAATATTTACTTCTTAATTCTTTATGATATTTAAGTAATAATTGGGATGTTTTTTCATCCATTTCAGATGGAATTAAAGAAGTAATTATTGAAATATCATCAAATGAAATATCTAAATCTTCTTTAAACTCAACATTATTTCCGTATAATCGAATATCAGAAGAAATAATATCATGATATAATTCGAAATCTTCTATAATATCTTTTGTATAATCCCCATAAATATGATATCTTACTCTAATTTTTTTATTTTTAATCTGTTTTGGATTATAATTATCTAAAATTTTATTATCTTTAACTGTTAAATTCAAATAGATATAATTATTATGAATAGGTACAAATGTGTTATCCCATTTATTATCCATAAATCGCCATTCAAGTAATCCATGTCCATCTATTTCTTCACCAAAATTCTGTTGGATTAAACTCCCCGAATAAGCATAAATAGTTTTTCTTTTTTTGATAACCTGTGTTAAGTGGATATCGCCCATTAATACTAAATCATAATAATCAAAATGTTTAAATTCTACTTTATTCCCAATTAATCCTTGAGTAATAACTGTTCCATTATGTAGTTTAAATCCATTAATCATTCCGTGGTATAGAGCAATGATTTGTTTATTTTGTTTATCAATATTATTAATTGAATGATATCGAACAATTTTGTCATTAAATGCTGAAACAGCAAAGATATATTGACCAATTTCATATGCTCCCGAGTTAGATAAAATAATAATATTAGATAATCCATCAATACAAGGATTAATATTATCTAAACGCCCCGCATATGGGGGGACATCATGATTTCCCAAAATAATAACCAATCGCCAACATACTTTACTTAATTTATCAAAGAAATCCCTTAATGATTTAATAAGTTCAGATGTTAATCTATCTTTATATTCGACAATATCTCCACAAATAACAACTAATTTGTTTTCTGTCGGAATTGATTTATCGTCTTTAATATGGGCGATTGTATTCTCAAAAACTTCATTAAATTCTTGATGCCGGGCTAATGGGCGAATTTGAATATCGGCGAAATGATATATCTTTTTAATCTGATTTGTTTTAGTGGGTAATAGAGGAATAATATCATAAACTGGTTCAGATTTAATAATCTGATCTATTATTTGTTCATTAGTTAATTTAGAATAATTAGTTATGTGCTTATAAGCAAGCAATTCTTCTCTTTTAAGGGATTTAAGATGATTGTATAACATTTTGATTAAAATAAAAAAATAAATAATTTTAATTTACAAAATTTAAAATAATTTTAAAATTATATCATAATAAATATCATAATTAAAATCATATTTTTTTTTTTCTATATTTTCTTTTTTTTTAATATTAAAAAGATTAAAAACATCTATTTTATAATTTTTATCTATTTTATTTTCTTTAATTAATATATTTAAAAACTTTTTAAAATATTTATTATCCGGATCTTTAAATCTAAATTCAAATAATTCATATGCAAATTCATTAATATTATTTTTTGTTAAATTTTTATATAATTGTAAATTAATTATTCTTTCAATTATAACATTATATTTTTCATTATAAATTATAATACGTATTATACTTGATTTACCTAATTTAGAATTTATCATATTTGATAAATCATTAATATCTTTTATTTTTATAATTTTATTTATAAAATAAATATCTCCACAAATTAAACAAGTGAAAAATAAATTACTTATTTGATTTTTTATTGTTATTGGTTGTGTAAAATTACAATGAGTAAATATTATATTAAATACTTTATATAATTTTTTATTTGTATTTGTAATTTTAAATTTAACTAAATTTAAATCTAACGATTCATTCTTTATAAGTTTATCTATTTCTCCTTCTGGCAACAAAAGATATTCACTATATTTATCTATAGCATATAATATTGATTGTGTTATGTTATCTCTTTCAATTTCAATACCTTGGTTTATTAATTTTTCACAAAAATATGGTTTAATTTGAAATGTAGCGTGTGATAAAGCATTATGTTCTTCAAATTTTTCATTAATATCAATTTTTTCAATTATAAAATCTATTATTTCTTTTTTAAAATTATATATTCCTGTTATCATCCAAAATAAAATATTAAATTCATTTTCTCCTTCTGTTATTTTAACATTTATCACATCAGTATCTAATTTATAAATATATTTTACTAATCTTAAACAATTACATCTAACTGTCAATAAAAATGGAGTATGACCATTTGTTCCAGTTTTTAATATATTAGGGTTTTGTTTGTGCATTCCAATAATAATTCCTTCTAATTCATTTAAATTAGTATCTTCTTTGAATTTAAATTTTGTATTTTCTGTTTGTTCTATTAAAATTTCATATAAATCATTTGAATTTTTCATTGTATCTGAATCTTTATCATTTGTTTCATTATCAGATACTTCAATATCGAATGATGATTTAGAGCTTGTTTTATCTTGATCATCATACCATTCGCTATCTTGTATTTCTCCATCTTGTTCATTATTAGTTAGTTTCGGTGGGAGTGATTTTATTTTTTCTCTTAATTCATTCATCAATCTATTATTTGATATATTAGGTGCACTATTTCTTACTTTTTCAGTTTTACTATCTCTTACTTTTTTAGATGATTTTAATTTTGCCTGCTTAAAATTAGCAATATCTGGTAAAAAAGGAAGGGGTTTAGGAGTATCACTACTTTTAGAAGTTGATAATCTTTTTTTAGGTGGTGGTGGTAAATCAACAACACCTGGTGGGGATTTTTCATTTGAATCTGGCGATCCATCTACAGCAGGTCTTATACGTTGTTTAAGTCCTGCTGCAAGTTCTTTTGTTAATTCTTTTTTTTGTGCTTCTTGATCATCCATATTTATATTTTGCGTTTATAAAAAATTTATTAAATTATTCTTAAATAATAAAAAATGTTTGAAAAACTACAATTACAGGTATATACTTCATCGCCTAAGAAGGTTTTATTTAACTGTTTAGGTGAATTTAATAAATTATATTCTTTAATTAATTTCTTTGATAAGGATTGTGCATTAGAGCTTAAAGGAAATAAAGATAATGTATCTTATCATTTATCATCAGGGAATGGAAATAATAAATATTATGCTGTTTTACTTAATGAATTAGATGAAAGTACGGCAATTGATATTGAAAAGGCATTATCAGTTGCTGAAACGGCAAAACATGTACTTGAGAATATAGAGCAATATAAAGAAAATTTAGTTAAAGTTAAAGAGCAATTAGGATTCAATACAGTTGAAAAAGACACACCAAAGATAGAGGAAATAAAAGAAGAATCAATGAAAAAGAAATCTAAAAAAAAAGATGAAACTAAACCAAAAAGAAAATATAATAAAAAACAAAATTAATCATCATCTCCAATTGGAGGTAAAGGAATAAAGTTAGGATTTATTTTTTCAGTATTATTTTCAGTATTATTTTTTTTAATAATTTTTTTAATGCTATTATTCTTTTTGATAATTTTATTAGGATTAAAATTTATATCAGAATTATATTTACTTAATATAGATCTAAAAAAATCTAATTCTTCTTGTGTATGTGAAAAAATACAATCATCTTTATATTGTTTAGAATTAAAAAATTTACAAACACTACCATATGAACAAATTTGTGTTTTAAATTCACAATTTTGATTTTTCCAATCAATATATTTTAAATAAGGGAATTTTTTAATAATATCAAAAATAAATATTCCATTAAATTTCCCAGGAATAAAGATATCAACAAATGAATTGCACATATCTTCATTATATTTAATTCTTTCTTCTAATTTTTTATTCAATTCAATTTGTTTATTTAAATTATCTTCTAAATATTTGATATAATTATAATTATATTGAACACTATTTTTAACATCATAAATTTCTTGAGGATTATAAACTTGATTTTGTGAATATTCCATTCTTTAAAAAATAAAGAATATTTTTTCAATTTTGGATAGTTTTAAAATATTCTTTAATAAAATCTTTTGTTTTATTTTTTTTGAATTTAAATTTAGTAATATCCCATTTTTCATCTTTAATTATTTTTCTAACAATTTCTAATTTATTTTTTAAAATAGAATTAATAATAATATTTTCTTTTTCTTCATAATTCATTTTAACATATTTATCTGCGATTAAGTCAATTGAATCTAAATTAATGGCTAATTTAATTAATTCTTTTTCAGAGATATTAAATTTATTAGAGATTAAATATCTGTACATTTCTTGGGATTTAATATCAGAGGAAAATATAGTATTTCCGAAATAATATTTTTCCAAGATATATTTAATTTTAGGAATATCATTTATTCTAACAATTGTTCTAAATATTTTAATTTTATAATCTTCATTTTTTAACAAATAATTTAAGATTTCATAATTATTATATTTATAACAATCATAAATATTTTTGGAGGTTATTTTAAATCTATTAATATCTATAACAGATTTAATAATTTCATTATTATTGATTTTAATAAATTCATCTAATATTGGTTGAAATACAAGTTTAAATGTATTATCAGTGAATCTATTAACATAATATTGAGAATCAAAATTATTTTCAATGATATTAAATTTATCATATAACAAATAATCTTCAATATTAGGTAATTTTTCTTTAAACATTTTATGAATTTTATAATCTATTCGTTTTATTTTTGATAGATTAGGAATATAGATTTTATTAATTAAATAAAATACATCGAATTGTTTAATATATTGTTCAATTATTCTATATATTTTTTTATTATATGAATCAATAAATCTATTAACAGTGAAAGAAATATTATAATTATAATATTTTAATATATGAATATCATTATTTTTGATAGCAAATGATTTATTTTTTTCATGATCATTAGAATATTCAATAGTTTTAAAATTATTTTTTAATCCTAAATAAAAATAAAAATAATTTTTCATTTTAATTTATAATATATTTTTATTTTTATTTAAAAAAATGAGTGATATTGAATCTATGTCATCAATATCAATTGATTCAGACGAGAGTATATCCTCATATATAGAGGAAGACATAAATATAAAACTATATCATATTCTTTTATTATTTATATTTCTTTTTTCTCCAATAATTATTTCTATTATTTTATTTTTAATATTTGATGATATTTCATATTTATTTGTGGGTATATTATTTAATATATTTTGTTTATTAAATATTATTTCAGACATGATAAGAGAGAATTAAACACATTTTCTTCCACCTAAAATTCCTTTACAATTAGCGGATTTGCATTGGAAATCAAAAGCACATTTGGCGCCTTTCTTTCTATTAATATTTAATTTATCTAATCTTTTATTTAATTCTTTAATAACTGCATCTTTTGCTTCTTTTTTAGCTTGTTCTTTAATTTCTTTAACTTCTTTATCAATTCTTTTTTCAATTTGGCTTTTAATTTTAGCGATTTCTCTATTAACTTGATCTTTAATTTGTGATTCAGCGGCAACAATGCGTCTATTAACTTCTTCTTCAATTTGAGGAATAAAATCATCAATTTTAACTTTTAATTTATCGGCTTCTTTTCTAAATTCATTATTAACTTGATTTTTAATATCATTACGAATAATTTCGAATTTAGAATTTGCTTGTCGTATAACTTCCTGTATGGCGACTTGTTCAGCATTTTTAGCAATTTCTTTAACGGCATCATCGATAGTTTCTTCAATAGATCTTTGTTCAAATAAACTATATATAAATCCAAAAACAAGAATAGATAGACTAATAAAAATAAGAACACTACCGGCTCCAATAGCTATTCCACCAGATATTTGTTTCCAGTTCAAACAATTTTCGTTTGACATTATTATTATATCTTAATAGATAAAATATTAAAAAACAAAATCAACAAAATTTCCAAATTTCTTTCTGAATAATTTTTCAACATCTTTGGGTATTTCTTTTTCTAATTCTTTTGTAATTTCTTTTTCAGTTTTTTTTTGTTTTTTGGAGATATATTTTCCGACATCTTTTTCTTCTTCTTGTGCTCTTTGAAGTGCTAAAGTTTGTATTTCATCTTTCTTTTGAGTGATCATTGATCGATAAGTACCAATTTTAGAGGAATATTTAGATTCAATATTTTTAATTTCTTTATTTGTTAAATTTTTGATTTGTGATTCAATATCATTTCTAATTTGTTTTTCTTTTCCTTGTGATTGTTTTTTGAATTCATTTAATGCACTATTTTTAATTCTAGATATAACATTATCTTTTTGATTTATTACTCTATCATATTGATATTGAATAAATAAATAGAATGTTAAGCATAATCCAAAAATACATAAATACATTCCAAATAATATCCAATATTTATTCTTCTGTTCAGAGGATAATAATGATATAGTAGTACCAACAACAAAGAATAAAAATGGCCCCAGAAATGTTAAGGCTAATGTAAATCTATTCATTTCCAATTTATTTTAATATAATATTAAAATATTTATTCCGAATAAAAATTAAGTTTAACTTCATTGAATTTATTTTTATTTTTATTTAGAATATATGTCAGCTAAATTAGAGGGATATCCAATAACTTATATAAGAAGAAAATCATATCCAAATGAATTATTAAAGAAATTAGATAAAATGACAACGAGTTGGAAGAACCAGGAACAACGTTGTCCGGCGATAACAAGTGATATTATCCTCTTTCACCGTTATAAAGGAAAGTTATGTATTTTAATGGGATATTGGAAGAAAGAGGTATTAATAAACAATAAGAAACAGGTGCATGAAGGAATAACAGTAGTTCCGGGGGGTCATTATGAGAGAATGGGGAGAAGAAATCCAAAGATAACAAAAGAAAAAGGAGATCGAGATCAATTAAATTCGGCATTAAAAGAGTTAGAGGAAGAAACAGGAATAAAAAAAATAAAAGATTTGAAGCCAATATGTATAATAGATAGAAGTGATAACGATCCAAGAACCCATGTATTAAGAACAGTATTTACGGCATATACAAAAGAGATGCCAAAATCAACAGAGGAGATCCAGGATTTTTTCCACATTCCAGTATCAGAATTAGGAAAGATAATAAGAGAAAAAAGAGTTAAATACAATGGAAAAACAATGAGATTTGCATTAAATCACGATATAATGTTAGAGATAGTATCAAAATTGCCAGCATTTAAAGAATGTTTAAGAAAATATTAGATATGATTAATTTTGTTATTAATATTATCAATAATAATATCAATTTTCGAGATAGTTTCAACATGACCTTGATAAGTGGATTTAAGATTATCTAATCCGATAATAGAGTTTTTGAGTTCAGTTTTAAATTTTTCAATACAAAAATTGGATTTATCAGTATCATTGCTTTGTAAAAGAATATCAATATAATCAAATATTTTATTCATAAGATTATTGATAAGTTCGATAGATTTTTCTCTTGAGTCTCCATTATATTGTCTTCTAATACCTTGAAAATTAAATCTATTATCAATTTTAAGTTTCCCATTTTCGCTTGTTAATTTGCCACCTTTAGATATATTAGAAATAATTTTAAGTTCTAAAATTAAGTCATTCATTTACAATATAATTAAATATTATTTCTAAAAAATTGAAAAAAAAAAATAATAAAATAAAAATGTCAGACCAAGAGTTTAAAGAATTATTTATAACAACAAAAATATTAATGATAAAATATTTAAAATTAATTTATAAGGATTTTAAAAAAGAAGATTATCATAAAGAATTTGAGAAACACCATGAAAGATTAGACGATATTGAATCAGAAGGAAGAGAAGCATATGATAAATTATTGAAGTTAAAAAAAAATTATGAGATATCAATTGCAACATTTAATTAAATAGAAAAATATTTTTTTGTTTTATTTTTATCTAAATAAAGATTATTTAGAATAAATTCTAATTTATCAGAACCTCCAATATATCTTTTTTTAATAAAACAAATAGGGAAAGTGGTTTGATTAACATTAAGATTAGAAATTAATTTTTGTTTAGCGATATTATAGTTATCACCATATAAATTTTGCATTAAAGAACTAACTTCATAAGCGGCAAATACGATAGGAGATTTAGTATTATTATTGTATCCATTTTTTAAAAGTCTAACAGCTTTTTCAGAATACGGACATCCAGATTTATAATAGATAGTAAAATCAATATCATTAGATGGTAAAGGCAACTGTATAGACATTAATTTAATAAAATAAAATTTTTTTATTTATTTTTTATATTTCTTTAACAATTCAACAATTTCAATATGACCATTAGAACTGGCATTTTCCATAGACCAATTAAAATCAAAGGAGATTGGATGCTTCGCATCCAATAGACGAGAATTAGACTTTGTCGAATTCGCTGCACCATGATTTAACATAAGTTGAACAATTTCAATATGACCATTTCTACTGGCATATATCATAGACTCATTAAATTCATTGGCACCGTGATTTAACATAAGTTTAACAATATAAATATGACCATATTCACTTGCATTTACTATAGACGTATTAAAAAAATTGGCACCGTGATCCAACATAAGTTTTACAATTTGAATATGACCAGCTCTACTGGCATTAATCATAGACAGATTAAATTTTTTATTTTGAATATCATAAAGATATTGTGAATTATAATAATAGATATAAAGATAAGATTTGAAATTCATATTTAGAAAATAAAAAAATAAAAAATCAATTTTGAAATTTAAAAATATCGAATTAAAAAATATTAATTTCTCTTTTTTGCAATTGTAAAAGAGTAGAAATATCGCACATCGGATGAACTACGTTCATCATCAAAGGGGCGGCGATTTTGTTTTTAAAATAAATATATCTTTTGTAATTGTAAAATAAATTTATTTTATTTTTTATATTTCTTTAACAATTCAACAATTTCAATATGACCATTAGAACTGGCATTTTCCATAGACCAATTAAAATCATTCGCATCATGATCTAACATAAGTTTTACTATTTCAATATGACCATAATAACTGGCACTTCTCATAGACGTATTAAATTCATTGGCACCGTGATCTAATATAAGTTTAACTATTTCTATATGACCATTTCTACTGGCACATTCCATAGACGTATTAAAAGAATTGGCACCATGATCTAACATAAGTTTTACAATTTCAATATGACCATAATAACTGGCACTTCTCATAGACGTATTAAAATCAAAGGATATTGGATGCGAAGCATCCAATAGACGAGAATTAGACTTTGTCGAATTCACTGCACCGTGATCTAATATAAGTTTAACTATTTCTATATGACCATTTCTACTGGCACATTCCATAGACGTATTAAAAGAATTGGCACCATGATCTAACATAAGTTTTACAATTTCAATATGACCATATAAACTGGCACTATTCATAGACCAATTAAATTCATTGGCACCATGATTTAACATAATTTTTACTATTTCAATATGACCATTAGAACTTGCATTACTCATAGACACATTAAAATCATTGGCACCGTGATCTAACATAAGTTGAACAATTTCAATATGACCATTTGAACTGGCATTTTTCATAGACCAATTAAATTCATTGACATCATGATTTAACATAAGTTGAACAATTTGAATATGACCATATAAACTGGCATTTTCCATAGACCAATTAAAATCATCTGCACCGTGATCTAACAAAAGTTTAACAATTTGAATATGACCATTTTCACTGGCATTTATCATGGACATATTAAATTTTTTATTTTGAATATCATAAAGATATTGTGAATTAAAATAATAGAGATAAAGATAAGATTTAAAATTCATATTTAGAAATAAATAAAATCAAAATCAATTTTGAAAAAAAAAAATTTTTGAAATTTAAAAATGTCGAATTAAAAAATATTATTTTCTCTCTTTTGTAATTGTAAAAGAATAGAAATATCGCACATCGGATGAACTACGTTCATCCTCAAAGGGGGGCGATTTTTTTCATAGTTATTTCGATATAGTCGGTCGAAAAGAATGATTGATAAAAAATAAATTATAAAAAAAAAATTTTAAAAATAAAAAAAAAAATTTAAAAAAAAAAATTTAAAAAAAAAAAAATTTTAAAAAATAAAAAAAAATTTTTGAAATTTAAAAAAAAAAATTTAAAAAAAAAATTTTTGAAATTTAAAAATATTAAATTCTCTTTTTTGCAATTGTAAAAGAATAGAAATATCGCACATCGGATGAACTACGTTCATCCTCAAAGGGGCGGCGATTTTTTTATAATAAATATCTCTTTTGTAATTGTAAAAGAATAGAAATATCGCACATCGGATGA